ACGCATCGGGGGCTTCAGCTCACCGGGCCTTGCCGTAGAGGGTCTGGAGGCTCTTGCACCGGCTGCTCCACTTCTCGACGAGGTCCTTGAGAGAGTCGACCGTGTACTTCGACTTCTTCCGCCGTATCTGCTGGGTGCGCCACTCGTCCTCGAAGAGGTAGGCGCAGCGGGCCTCGATGTCGGCGTCGGTGATCTGCTTCGACCGCGTACCCTCGTCCTTCTCGCGCTGGAGCGATCGGGTGGCGTCGTCGCGCATCTTCCCGAAAATGGGACCGTTCTCCAGCTCCCACTCATCGAAGAGGATCTGGGCGGTGATGTAGAGGCGGTGGGCGACCCTGGCGTTCGTCTCGGCCTCGTCGAGCGCCTCGAGGAGCACGCCGGACTCGCTCCGGCGCTCGCCGATCTGGAGGGACTGCTCGAGCCTCTTCCAGACGACGTCGATCTCCTCCTCGAGCGTGATGGTCTCGACGATTCGCTGCATGTCCGGGCGGAGGGGCCGCTCGCCTTGCCGACGGTTGGCGCTGTCGAAGGCGATGGGTTTGGGAGGCGGCGCGGCGGGAGCGGTCTGGGCGCGGCGGCGGTCCTCCTCGAGCTTGGCGCGCTGCTCGTCCTCCTTGGACTTGTCCAGCTCGGTCTGGAGGAGCGCCGACGTTCGGGCGAGGGTGAGGGCAGCCAACTCCTTCTCGACCGCTACCAGTTCGGCTTCTTCCTTGGGGGGAAGAGGAGCGGGCCCACGGCCAACGTGAGACGGGCTCTCGATGCCGGCGCGAGCCATTGCGGTGTCGACGGCGTCGACGGGTTTGGGGGGAGGAGCGAAGAGGGGTTCTTTTTTGACGCGCGGCACGAGGCCTCCTTCAGTCGAGGAGGAGATGGCGCGACGCGGTCTCCAAGAGGAGGGCGTCGACCTCGGCGAGCATGGCCGGCGCGCCGCTCACCCGCATCTTCGCGTCGAGGGTGACGAGCGCGCCGGTCTCGAGTCGGAGGGTGAAGACGAGCGGGCGGGGGCCCGGGTAGCGCGACACCACTTCCTTGATCGCCTCGATGGTCTTGGGCTCGAGGATGTCGGCGTCCATGCTGAGGTTGAGGGGAGTGATGGGACCGCTGTTCGCTACCATGAGGAACCCGAGCTGGTTGGGGTGGGCGGGCTTGCCGGTCTTCCGGCGAGGAGGTCTGACAGATTCGAGACCGGCCTTCCAGTCTTGGTTAGGGAAGGCGGCCTCGAGGAGGCGCATGGTCGGGGGGTAGATGCGGTTCTCCCAGAGGTAGAACCGGTCCAGCTCCCCCGCGTAGTCCTCGGCCGGGATGGCGATCATGCCGTCCTCGCTCTCACTGTCGGCCACCACGTACTTGATGCGGGTGCCGGCCGTGACCTGGTAGCCGCGCTGCTTGAGGACGAGCCCGACGCGGACGTGGGGCGGGATCGCGCCGCCCTCCTTCTTGACCCCCGCGTACTCCTCCAGTTCCTTGGTGATGGCCTGGCTGATCGCGACCTCGTCGACGTCGAGCTGGTCCTTGAGGATGTGGTCGAGGAGCTTGCGGACCTCGGCCCGGTAGGCCTCGGCGCTGGTCTCGGTGCGGATCATTCGGATCACGCGCTCCTGGAGCCGGCGGGCGTGCTGGGCTGCGTCGCCGCGCTTGTACTCGAGCCCCTTGATCTCACAGGCCTTCGGGTCCGCGGGGTCAGCGGCGGTGCCCTTGTAGTAGCTGTAGAAGCCGCAATTCTTCGAGGCATAACCCCAAGCGATATAGTTGCCGGTCTCCGTCGTCAGCCCAATCACCTCTCCGACGCCGTCCTCCTCGATGACGACGATCTCGTCGACCTCGGCGAACCGAGATTGAAAGATCATCGGGGCGTTGCGCGGCGACTTGGCTGGTTTGCACCACGTCATGAAGTTCAATCGGGATTGTTTGCCACCTCGAATGGCGTACTTCCGACATCCATCCTCACCCTCTGCCCAATTCGAGAACGGAAGTCCCAGCACGTCGAGGACGGACTCGATGTGGGCGCAGACCTCCGGGTTCACCCTAAGAGACTGCGAGATGACGATCTGTCCGCATGGGTGGCTGGCTAGCGAGCCTTCTCCGTCGAAGATCCCCCCCAACCAAGAAGCCTCGACGCGTTCCTCCTCGTTCAGGACGCGTGGTGAGTCGATGACGTGGCAGATCTTTCGACCTACCTTGGGCTGCATGAATTGACTCGTCGACCCCAACGACCTGTAGGCGGCGAGCCACTTGTGATCCGCAGTGCACCGAATTTGGCGACCTGACCGCATCGTGAGCTTCACGATGGGGGCGATGTGCTTGTGGACCGCAACCACCTTGGTCTTCGAGAGCAAACGCCTCTGCACATTCGATCCGCGCTTCCCTTCAATCCACCCCACGATCTCGTCACCTACCCGGACGTCGCCGAGTGGTTTGAACGACAGGTCTCCCATCCAGATCGGAGCCTCGGGAGGATTGCAGTACCGCTTCGCGGTCACGAACACGATCGCGCTGAAGCCCTTCTCGTTCTCGAGTTTGATTCGGTTCTCGGTGCAGCCGTGCTCGGCGATCAGCTTCGGGTAAAGCTCCTTGTTGCACCAGTCCACGAAAGCGACGAAGGCGATGCGGTCGACGTTGCCGACGAAGCCGGAGTCGGTGTCGCCGTAGATCGGGTTCCACCCCCGCGCGCGGGCGGCCTCGAGGGTTTGCTCGAGGAGGAAGCGGCCGGCCTGGGTGCAGGACTCGGCGATCTCGCGGTCGAAGAAGCGCGAGAACGGCGAGCCGCAGACGCCGTAGAGCGCGTTGGCCGCGACCTTGTAGGCGTTGTCCTTGCGGTTGGCGTCGTGCCATTCCGGCGAGCCGGGGGGCAGGGAGGCTTTGAGCTTCTTCCAGGGGGCACGAAGCCGGAGGAGGACGTCGAGGGCCTCGGCGAGGAGGCCCTTGGTGCCAGTCGCGAAGCAGATGCCGGTGTAGGGCGCCCGGCAGATCCCCGGTGGGAGGGGTTGGTCCGCGGGGACCGTCGCGACCTTCGTCTCCGGGCTCATGTTGTAGGTGAGCAGGATCGACGGGTACAGGCTCGCGAAGTCGAAGACGTGGACGTCGTGGTGGATGCCGGCCTTCTCCTTCGGCGGCACCACCCAGGCCCCCTTGTACTTCTCGGTCACGACCGTGAACTTCTTCGTGGGGAAATGGACGTTCTTCTCCAGGCCGAAGCGGAGCATGAAGCCGTCCATCTGGTGCGTGTTGTTGAGGGCGCGGCTGTCGGGGAAGATGTGGCAGACCTCGCAGATGGCGAGGAGGACGTCGGCGTAGCCGGTCTCGCGCTCGATCTCGGGGAGGAGGGCGGCGTCCTCGAGGTTGTAGTCGGACATGCACTTGCGGCACTTCCCGCAACGCCTCGAATCGTCGTTCTCGCGCGCGCCCTCGCACGGGGTCGCGTTGAGCCAGGCCTCCCAGGTGAAGCGGGCGTCGAAGTCCTTCTTGCCCCGGCCGAGGAGGGACTTCGCGACGGCGTTGAGGGCCAGGCTGGTCTTCTCCTCGCCGCTCTCGGCCGCGTGCATGTTCATGGTGCGGAAGAGGTCGAGCTGGTCGAGGTAGAGGAGCCGCCGGATGTCGGCCCGAACGCCGCATCGGCGCGTGCGTGCCTTGAGGACGGGGAAGTCGTAGTTGTCGCCGTTCCAGGCGAGCACCTGGTCGTAGGGCCGGAGGACCTCCCAGAGCTGCTCGAGGAGCGAGCGCTCGGAGTCGTCGGAGTCGCGCTCGAGGACTCCTTGGAATCGGTGCCCGTCGTCGTCGGTGACGGCCCAGGCGAGCACGCGCGCGTCCTCCTTTCGAGGGAACGGGACGCGGGAGTCGCCCTCGAAGTCGAGGTAGCAGCGCTTGGGCTTCTGGATGCCGGCGTTGGTGTCCGTGAGGTGGCGGCGCACGGGGTGGACGTCGGCCTCAAAGTGCTCGACCCCGGCGTTGCGGAGCGGGCTCAGGCGCTCGGGACCGACCCCCAGGCACATGTCGTCGCGCACCTGGCGGTCGCGCCAGCCGACCCGGTACCACTCACCCTCCACACGGGCCGACTTGACGAAGCGGGACCCCTCAATGTCCCGCTGCAACTCGTTCGGGATCTGGGGGAGTTTGTGGTAGGAGACGTACTCGGCCGGGATGGTCTTGCGCTCGAGGGTGCCGTCGATCGCGCGCCAGAGGAGCACGACTCGGTCCCCGAACTCACCGTCGACGTAGGCGTTGACGAAGCTCTCAGCCACGGCGGAGCTTTCCGAGCGCATTGCCGAGGAACCGGCCCATTCGGGCTCGTGCCTCCAAGCGATAACGCCAGTAGTCGGGATCGTTCTGAAAACCACACTGGACCGAGTGGGTGCAGTCGCACGTGCCCTTCTCGGAGCCACCAAGGTAGGTCATCTTGATCATGGCAGTGTCGCCGGTTCCCGTCGGCGGAGTACCGCGCGTGGACGGTGTCGGGGGCGGCTCCAAAGAGCCAACCCTTCAGATGACGCCGAGTTTGGGGTCGGAGGCTGGATTTGAACCAGCGACCTCCGGGTTATGAGCCCGGCAAGCTACCACTGCTCCACTCCGACAGGGTGCGACGAGATGCTGCCCGGTCGTCGCTCCGGTGCGCGGTGGCTGCAACCACCCGGGGTTTCGGCCCGGGGCCGTTTCGGGCGCTAACGCTCGCGCGTCGATGCGCCCCTCGAGTCAGTCGTCCTTGCGACGGGCCTCGACGGCGAGGATCAGCTCGCCCTTCGCGTCGGCCTGGACGGCGAAGTGGAGCGCGACGCCGTTCGAGCACTCGATGACGCCCTTGGCGCCATCGGCGAGCTTCTTCGTGCGCTTGCGCTTCTCCTCGTCGACGAAGTGGGCCGTGTCCTTGGTGTAGAGCTTGACGCTCTGCTTGCCCTCGTAGACCATGCACGTGACGGTCGGGCGCTTGGCGCGGACCGCGGCGGAGGCCTGAGCCGCCTTCGTGGTGTCGCGCGAGCCCTTCCCCTTGCTGCGCGACTTCGTGCCAGCGCGGTCCTTGATCTTCTTGACCTCGTCCTCGACCTCGCGCGTGGTCATCCGGTTGCCGTCCTTGCCGCCGGTCGCGATGCGCTTGAGGAGGTCGGACTGCTGGTCCTTCGGGACTGCGATGACGGTGGCGAGGTTGCGCTGGCCGAACTTAAGGACGTCGGCCTCGGTGAAGGTGCGCGCGATCTCGACCCAGTTGTAGCCCTGGGTCTTGGAGAGTCCGCACTCCAGCTCGACGAACTGGTGCCAACCCTTGTACTTCGGCTTGCCCTCGTCGTTGTTGCGCAGGCGCCAAAGCTCTTTCTCGAGGACGCTTTGAAGCTCCTTGCCGAGGCGCCAGAGCGAGAGGGCGCCCTCGCCCTTGAGCCGCGAGATCTCGACGACGGCGTTGTCGAGGTCCTTCTCGGAGTAGAGCAATGCGACGGCCGACGGCGCCGTCTTCGCGAGTGTGGTGCTCGCCGAGGCGGGCGCGGCCTTGGCCGGACCGTGCACGCCGTTCTTGGGGGCCTCCTTCTCGGGCTCCTTCTTCGGGGTCGCGCTCGCCTTCTTCAGCGGGGACTTCTTGGCAGCCGGAGGCTCCGCGGCGACCTGGGTCTCGGCCGGAGCGTCGGCGGCGCCGCAGAAGGGGCAGCCCTCGAGGTTCGCGTCGCTGAAGCCTTGGCAGTCGTTACACTGCACGAGCTGCTCCTCGGGGAGCTTCGCGTAGTAGGCCGATAGCATCGTGACGATGACGTCGTTCTCCGGCGCGTCGTCCTCGTACTTGGTCTGGGTCTGCGCCTCCAGGGAACGGACGAGGACCTCCCTGTTGAGCACCTTCGGGTCGAGCTTCTGCTTGCCCACCACCTGGTCCTTGTTCTCCTGTTGCGTCGTCATGCCGTAGCCTCCTCTTCGATTCCGAACTTCCTTTGCAGGCCAGCGATGCTGGTCTGGAGGGCCAGCCGCGCCTCCTCGAGGGTGCTCACCCTGAAGGCGATGCGGGAGTCCAAGTCTGCGTTGATGACGCGGGCCGCCTCCTCGACGCTCCCGTTCTCGTCGATGAGCCGGAGGGCGGCGAGCTGGCGTGGGGTCTCGGCCAGGGCCTTCATGATCGCGAACTTCCGGGCCCGCTCCCGGGGCTCGTCGATCGCGCGCTCCTGGTCGGGCTCCTCGGCGGCGTTGAGGAGGGTCGGGGACTCGCTGTCGACGACCTGTTCGACCCTGAACCACGCGATGGCCTGGGCGGGCCGGTGGAGGGTGAGACCCTGGAACTTCGCCATCGCGCGCGAGAGAGCCTTGCGGGATCGCCACTCGACGAACCGGGCGATGGCCGCGGCCTTCTGGGCGGCGATGATCTCCTGGGGCAGGAGCCAGGCGAAGTAGGCGGGACCGCTCCGGGAGGGGTCGTAGTCGTTGATGGCCGTCCAGACCGCGAGCAGAAGCTCCTGGAGGACGTCATCGAAGGCCACCCAGGCCGGCAGGATCCACGACCGGTAGAACTCTTTGGCGATGGCATGCCACTTGCTTTTCGTGCGGCGGACGAAGGTGTCGAAGTTGATCTCCCCGGAGTGGGCTGCGCAGAGGGCGGCCTCGATGTCAGCGTTCATGGTTTCCTCTTGTGGTTTGGGACGACCCAGGCGCCGACGCGCGGCGTGCTGAGCGAGAGGACCATAAACCCTCGGCGATTCTTTGACAAGTCTTTTTTCAGCGCCGGTGCTTCGACCCAAAAACCCAGCGGTCCCAGGGCGTCACGCGCTCGCCGCTCGAGGTCCGCACGCCCGTTCGGACGAAGGAGAACGGCTTGGTATTGGCTCGGAGCATCATCCCCTTTAGGGGGATGGGGAGCCGCCCGCGTTTCAAAGTTGGAACCGGACTGTACGGGTTCTTGGGGCACGACGTCCCCGCGCGGGGACGTCGTATCGTGAAGGAGGGGGGCGAGCGGCCGGTCCTCAAGCGACCCGCCTGGAACCCCCGCGCGTCTTCTTCGCGGCCGCGACCGGCTTCTTCTTGGGGCGTCCCGGCGAGAGTCGGTCGCGGCCGTGGTGCCAGCCTTCTTTTTTGGCCCGCTCCTCGATCTCCTTGAAGGCCTCGCGAAGGTTGAGCCGATCGATCCAAGAGATGAGGGTCCCAAGAGTGCACCCGAGGGCCTCGGCCGCGCGTGTGCGGTGGCAACGAGCCTGCACGAACGCGTCCGTGATCTCCTGCCTGGCCTCGTCGGGGAGGAGTCGGATCTTGAGGGTGAGGTCTTTTTGGTGGAAGCCCATTGGATCTATCCCACTGGATTGGATGGCGCGCGCGTCATGGTCGCGCGGAAGACCGCCCTCTCGACCGCGAAGGCGTTCAGGGCGCCCTCCGTCACGTATACCACGTTCTGAGAGATGCCTGGGTAGGGGACGTAGCCCATCGCGTCCTCGAGCCGCTGGGCGAGGCTGTAGTCGGCCGGCTTGTCCTTGGCGGCGGGTCGGTCGTAGTCGTTGGCGTCGGTCTTCTCGGGAAGCCGCACCCGCACGACCTTGCAGTGGCGCGCGAACTTCTCCTCCATCTCGGCGGCGAGGCGGTCGCCAGCCGCGTCGGGATCGCTGAGGACGACGACGGTCTCGAAGGTCGAGAGTTTGACGGCGTGGGCGTTGCGGAAGTAAGAGCCCGAGACGGCGGCGACGTTGTGCCAGCCGGGCTCCCGCCAGTGCTCCTCGCCGAGCATGGCGTTGAAGTCGGGCTGCTCGTGCGGGGCGGGTTCCTTGTAGCGCTTCGCCACCTTGCCCACCTGGACGAAGGTCCTGGCCGTGTAGCCCCGCGGCTCCTTTTGGGGCGTGCGGTAGGGGATGAGGAGCCGGCCGGCGAGCGGCCCGTCGACGATGTAGCCGAGGCCCCATCGCTCGACCTGCCAGGGCTCGATCCCGCGGCCGAGGGCGAAGGCTCGAGCCGGTGTGACCCAGAACTCGAGGGGCTCGAAGATCGCCTCGCTCGGGAGTCGGAACCGACGAACCGCCCCCGAGATCTGGACCTCGACGTTGGGGATCTTCTGCTCGACCGCGCTGCCTGCGAGCCACTTCTTGGCCGCGAGGAACCGGTCCCAGTCCCCACCCTGGAAGCCGAGGACGTGGGCGACGAGATCCTCGAGGCTGCCGCCGAACTTGCAGGACAGGCAGTTGAAGCAGCCGTGCTTGGGGCTGCCGGGCTCGTCGCGGACCCGGAAGGACGGGTTCTTGTCTTCGTGATCGGGATTGAGACACCGCAGCCACCACTCCTTGCCCTTGTGCTTGGCGTCGACGCCGAGCCGACCGAGGACCTGTTCGACGTTGTAGACCGTCTTCATCGGAGGAGGTCGCGGGCGCGCTGTTTGTAGACGCACACAAGCCCGAATCCGTCAACAGTCTCCGACGTAGCCGCTATCTCCATTCCCATGAAGCCGAGATGGCGCTCAGAGCTTCGGCTCACGCCTCGAGCTGCGCGATGCCAGGAAGTCGCTCTCGAACTCGCTCGACTCGCCGGGGCGATCGTACTCGGCGGAGCGGCCGCCCCAGATCTTCGCGCTCTCGGCCTCCCAGTTGAACTCGACGAGGAGCGGCCAGGCGCCCTCGCGCTGCTTGAGGACGATGACGTCGAGGCGGTTGGGGTTGACCTTCTTGAACTTGAAGCCCCAATGGATGCCGAAGATGTTGTCCGAGATGCCGACCCACTGCCCGCTGCCCAGGATGCCCTCTCGTGTCGGGCGCTTGTCGGCCCGGGTCTCGATGTCCTTGAAGCGCTGCTGGGCGAGCAGGATGCCGTGCACGCGTGTCTCGATCATCATCGACTGCTGGCGCTCGAGCGCCTTGCTCATCTGGCCCGGGGTGACCTCACCCCGGTGCTCGTCGGGGACGAGGCATCGCTCCCAAAGATCGGCGACGAAGACTTCGCAGCCTGAGTCGGCGATGTAGCCCTGGAGGATGTCGAGGTTGCGCTCGTTGCTCTTCTCGCCGCTCTGGCGCGTGAAGGGGTTCTGGAGAAGGACGACGTCCTCGCAGATCTCCTCGCAACGGCGTCGGAAGAGCTGCATGCCCTCCTCGGTTCGGAGCGGGCTGTCGAGCAGGCTCGGTTGGAGGACGTGCGTGCGGCTCCACCCGAGCGAGATGCCGGCGATCTGCTCGAGCACTTTGATGTCCCGGGGCTCCCAGGCACCGTACATGACCTTCCGGCGCTTCGCCGTGCGCGCGTAGGTCCCATCGGGCTGCCGCCGCCATCCGGCGCTCCCGAGCGAGAGGTGGAGCGCGAAGGTGGACTTGCCCGAGCCGCTGACCGCCGTCACGCAGGTGATGAGTCCGGGGGCAGAGCCGACGCTGAGGCGCCGCTTGCCGTCCTCGAAGAAGTCGAGGCCTTCGATCCCGAAGGGGAAGTAGGTGCTCTCGCTCTTTCGCGCCTCGAGGTCAAGCATCAGCTCGCGGATCAGTTCCTCGGGGCGCCGGAGGTAGCGGCGATCTTCCTGACCGTCGAACCCTTGGGGGATCTGGCGGGCGAGCGCCTTGACGCGCTCGGGGTCGGCACGAGGGTCGCGCAGCGCCTCGATGAAGGCGGGGAGGGGCCCGCTCGCGACCGCGATGCGGGCCGCGTCCCAGAACATGTTCGCGACGTGCCAGTCGACGTTCTGGGAGACGCCGCGGACCTGGGCGATGTCGAAGAGGTAACGGGCGTTTGGTTCTCCGCCGACGGCCGCGACGGTGCCGTAGTCGAAGGTGAGCTTGCGGCGCTCCACCTCCGCCATCGCGGCGAACCCCTCGCGGTGCTCGCGGACTTGGAAGCGGTCGGCGGGGATCATGAGGACGAGACGGGCGCGCGTCTGCGGATCGAGCACCATGGTGGCCAGGACGGCGGCCTCGTTGACGACGTCGTGCGCGATCGTGACGACACGCTCGGGAGTGTCGGGCGACGCGCTCTCGATGGGAGTGTGGCCGAGCTTCTTGATCTGTCGGGTCACTTCTTGGACCTCCGACGCTTCGAGAGCGCGACTGTTTCGCGATCGTGGCATCCAACGCAGAGCGTCCGGACGTTGTCGAGGTCGTGGCCGCCTTTCTCGATCAGGGCCTTGGCGTGGTCGGCCTCCCAGGGCGACTTGCCGTCGACCACGGAGCGGACCCGGCGAAGCGAGAACCCGAGCCGGGCTGCCTCCTCGAGGATGGGGACGGCCTCGGGCGGAGGGGTGTTCAGCCAGCCTTGGCCTTCCCTCCAGAACCACCGTTGGAGGTCTGGGGTACTGACCACGACCCGGCGCCAGCGAGCCTGGAGGGTCAGGGTGTCGAGGTGGCAAGACGCGCAGACGCCCTTGTCGCGCTTGAAGACGAGCCCGCGCACGTAGCCGGGGTTGGAGCGCAGCTTCCACTCGTGCACGCAGTCGCCGGAGCAGAAGGTGAGGCGCGGTTTCTTGACCGGCCTCTCACACCAGCGGCAGAGCGCGGTACCGTCCGGGGCTTTCTTGGGCGGTCCCCAGGCGCCCGTCTTGTCGGCCAGCTCGCCGAGCCGATGTCGCTTGGTCACGACTTGTCCCAGGTCTGGCGGGCCAGCTCGGGGGCGAACTTGGTCGCGTCCGGGTGGTCGGCCGCGTGCTCGGAGCACCAGGCGGCGCCGTCCCATCCCCCGTCCCGGACCGGTGTACCGTTCGGCTTCCAGAAGCTAGGGGGCACGTGCGTGACGCGGCGCGGGCGCCCGCGCTTGCCCGGCTTGCAGTCCGTACACCGGATCGTCACCGCGCGGTCCTCCGATAGTTGACCTTGTAGTCGAGGAGCAGCTTGCTCGAGAATTGCAGCATCCAGGAGATGCGGCGACCCTCCCGCCCGTTCTCGCGCCGCCACCTCTCCGCGCCCGCCTCGCGCTTCCAGACCCAGTGCACGAAGTCGACCATGCGCTCCGGTTCGCCGCCGAACTCGCGCTCCAGCATCTTGCCCGCGATCCCGGCCGCCTGGAGCCGCTCCTCGGGACCGCAGTCGGCCGCCTCGACCCCGTAGATCTCGAGGTGCATCTTGAGGTAGAGGGCGACGAAGTGGATGGCCCGGGCGGTGCTCCAGTCGTTGTTCTTGATGAAGGTGCCCACCTCGTAGGCGGCCTCCCGCATCCTCGAGGGCGGGAGCGTGCGGCGGCGCTTCCGCTCGACGCCCTGGGGGGTGCTCTCGGCGATGAGCGTGAGCTGTCCCGGAGGCAGGATGGGTCGGCGGACGCGAGTCACCGCGGCTACCTCGAGGTAGCCATCTGGTCGATGTCGGCGACGGCGGCGAGGTACTCCTGGCGCTTGCGCACGCGCTCGGCGCGCGCAATCTCGGCCAGCTCGTCGGAGAGGCGCTTGACGGCCTGGGTGACGGTCTCGTCCTTCAGGAGCGGAGCCGAGATCGTGAAGGGTCCGACGCGGTAAGCGTGCCACTGCCGGGGTGAGAAAAGCTCCTCGCCCCACGTGACCGTCACGGTGCCCGACTCGGGTGCGACGTGGACCGACGGCGGGGCGTGGTGCGTGGATCCGTGGCCGGCTCCTACGCTCGGCGGAGGTGGCCGTTGTGCCGCCGCTGGTGGTGTCGAAATAGTCAATCCCGATCCACCGACTCCTACGGGTTGGGGTGGGTGAAACATGGGAATGGTTCGAGCCTCGGCGCTTGACGGCGGAGGTTGGGGCGGTGCGGCTGGTTTTGAGATCGGGGTTCGAGCCATCGGTCAGTGTCTCCTCTTCTTCGCGGGGATCCAGTCGTTTCCGTGCTTGACGAGCGCGCCCGGGCACCAGCGGGCCAGGTTCGGGAGATGGCGCGGATAGACGTGCTGGTCCCAGAGATAGTACATCCTCGCGGAGGCCTTCCCGCGGCGGCACGCGCGCCCGCGCACCTGGTTGACCTCCTGCTCGTTCGCCGCGATCGGCGTGAGGCAGGCGACGACGTCAACGCGCGGGATGTCGATGCCGGTGCCGGTCGCCTTGTAGGTGCCGACGGCCACCTGGATGTCTCCGGAGGCGAGGAGCTTCTTCGTGCGGTCGAACTCGTCGCCGTTCTCCTTGCCGCCGAGGAGCAGCCCGGTCTTCAGGCCGGCGGCCGTGAGGCGCTGGGCGAAGCGCTGGACGTGCTCGACGTGGTGGGCGAGCGCGATGCAGATCGAGCCCGCCCCCGCCTCCCTCACCAGCTCGGTGAGGAGTAGGAGATCGCGGTCCGGGTCGCCGGCCATCTCCTTGTAGAGGCGGGTAGGGTCGAGGTCTTTCTCGGGCGGCGGGGCGACGGACGGGTCGATCTTCGACTGCTTGAGCTGCTTCTCCTCGTCCCGGGTGAGGAGGCCGTACCAGGCGGCTCGGAAGTCGGTCGGGATCACCCGCATCTCGACCTCGATGATGATCCCGTCCCCGACGGCCTGCTCGCGGGTGTACTCGTAGGCGACCGGCCCGAAGAGGTCGTTGGCGAGGAACTCCTTGCGATCCTTGCGCCTCTCGCTCGCGCTCATGCCGATCCGGTACTTGGCCGGGAAGCTGTCGAAGGTCTCGAAGAAGGTGCGCGCGGGAGCGTACTGGACCTCGTCGGCGAGCAAGACGCCGAAGTAGTCGAGGATCTCGGCGCGCACGCGCTCGTTCTTCATCGCGGCGACGAGGCTGGCCTGGAGCGCGATCGTCACGGGGGCGAGGTCGACGCCTCCCTCGTAGATGTAGCCGACTCCGTCTCGGCCGAGGCCAGGAAGCTCGAGCTGGGCGCGCTCGCGCCACTGCTTGAAGAGGCCGGAGGTGGGGACGACGACGATCGTGGGGAGGTTGATGAAGGCGGCGGTTGCGAGGAGCGTGGTCGTCTTGCCGGTGCCGGTCGCGCTCCGGAGGATGCAGTTCTGCCCCTCGACCCCGGCCCGGAGGAGGTCGGCCTGGGGCATCCAGAGCGCGCCTCCTCCGGGGGGCTGGTGCTTGGGGATCTCACCCTTGGGGCCGCTGCCCTCGGTGCGCTCGTCGACGACCTCCCAGTCGAGGCCGGCCTCCCAGAGCACGTTCCGCACGCGTTGGAGGCCCCCCCGGGGGATCTCGAGGACCCCGTCCAGCGTCTCGCGCCAAGTGGTGATGATCGACTCCTCGGCCCACCACCCCTTGTCGATGCGCTTCTTGAGGACGTACTGGGGGTTCGCGTGCTCGAAGGCGGCCTTGAGTTTGCCGAGGACGACCCTGTCGACCGCGTCGGTCCGCAACCGGATGCGGTCCCGGAGGACGAGCGGGATTGCCACGAAGAGGAGATGGCGCCCCCGCCTGGCATCGAGCCAGGGACCTCCTCCCTTTCGGGAGGCGCTCTCGCTGAGCTGCGGAGGCATGGTGGGCCCGGGAGGAATTGCACCTCCGATCTTTCGTCGACGCGGGCCCGGCGGGTCGTGCGGGATTTGAACCCGCAGCCGCCCAGTTCTACGGACTGGGTGCTCTACCGATTGAGCTAACAACCCTTGGCGCGGGTGGACCGAGCGGCCATTGTGACAGCCGCGCGAGTCGAGCCCGCATAGGTCAGTCTCGAAGGAGCGGAAGCGAGGACAGGTGCTTCCGGAGCTTCTCCTTCCTGTCGGGCTCGCACCCAACCGTCATGGGGTCGCCGTTGTCGGCTCGCTGGAGGAGGTGCTGGACCCCCGCCTGCGAGAGCTTGTCGCTCAACTCGAGGAGGGTGGCCGCCGTCGGGACCACGAGGATGACGACGTGGAGGCCGCGGAGGTTTGCCGGGTTGGACTCGCCGGCGGTCATTCGGCGTTCCTCGATCTGCGTGACGTTGGCGGACGAGTGCCGAATCTCGAATGTCGTCGACCTCGATCCAGCAGTGGTGATAGATCTCCTCTTCGGTGGTCTCCATCTTGGAGAGGAGGACGACGCTTCTCGCCGGGATGACGGCTAGGCGCCCCGAGAATCGCTCGGCGATGAGCTGGTTGAAGGAGGCGATGACGGCGTCGGGGGACTGGCCCTGCTTGACGCTCACCACCTCATTGGGCTTGATCGGTTGAACCATGACCGAGGAGATGACGCTCGGGATCTTCTTCTTGATCACAACCCGGGGGATCCCCCAACCGGGCGGGATGCACGGATTATTCCCGACTTTTCCCGAAAAGTAAAGAGAAAAGTTTGATGATGGTTTTACGGCTGATAAGTGGGCGTGGCATCCACTGGACCATGCCGACGACGACCAAGCCGCAGCCCGTCGGACTCCTCTGGCTCGACCTCGAGACCACGGGTCTCGACCCCGAATTCGACGCCGTCCTCGAGGTGGCTGCTACGATCGCGCCGTTCGACGACCCGTTCGCCGCCGCGCGCATCATCGTCGACCGGCCCGTCAAGATCTTCTGGGAGGTGGAGGAGTGGTCGACCATCGTGACGTCCGGGCGCACCATCACCCTCTCCGACTCCGTCCGCAACATGCACGAGAAGAACAAGCTCCTCCGGGACTGCGTCGGGGGCGCGGCCTCGACCCTGGAGGAGATCGAGGGGCTCCTGCTCGAGCAGGTTCCCGACCTCCCGCGAGACGAGCGCTTCGTCCTCGCCGGCTCGACGGTCCACTTCGACCGGAGCTTCCTCAAGGCCTGGATGCCTCGCCTGGAGAGGCACCTCTCACACCGCCACTACGACGTCTCGTCGATCAAGCTCTTCTGCCAGTCGCTCGGGATGGAGCCGTTCCCGAAGGCCGAGGCCCACCGCGCGATGGCGGACGTGCGCGAGAGCATCGCGCACGCCGAGCTTTGCCGCAAGTGGCTCGCTGACGATTGGGAGTGACGTCCCCGCGCGGGGACGTCACTCAGGGACCTTGAGACAAAACGAAAAAAACCCCGAAGGCCCAAAAGGCTTTCGGGGTCGGTTACCTCGGCTCTCGCCGGGTCCGGGGGTGGTTCTACTGCTTAGTGATGTCGATCGCCTCCTCGACCTCGGCGCTCCAGACGCCGCTCTCGGCGATCCCGAGCTTCTTCTGGGCCGCGAGGAGTCCGGCCTTGCAGCGGGCTCCCCAGACGCCGTCGAGCTTGCCGACGTCGAAGCCGAGGCGGCGGAGCGCGCGCTGGCGGTCGCGGATGCCCGAGTAGTCGAGCGGCGTGCACGGCTGCGTGCCGGTCTCGAGGTCGGCGATGGAGGCGTTGCCGAGGAGGTTGGCGTCGACCTCGCCCTCCACGCCGTCGACGATGCCGGGGTTCGCGATCTTGACGGCGTCGGGGTGCGGCTTGACGGGTCCGAACATCTGGTCGCCGGCCTTGTGGTGCCTGCCCCGCGCGTCCGTGAACTCCGGGACCGTCCAGATCGTGTTCGCCCACTTCTGCCAGAGCGCGAACTCGTCCCACGGGAACGGGACGTCGGGTTGGAGGTCACTGGTGTAGTGGGCGACCCAGAGCATGCGGGTCCGGAAGGCCTTGCCGAGGTCGCCGGGGAAGCGAGCGCTCCAGTAGCCAGGGCCGGTGTAGATCGCGCACCGCTGACCGGCCCCGATGCCGGCGTCGACGCGGAGGAGGACGCGCATCAGGTTGGTGGCGACCTCCTCGTTGGAGATCTGAGTCGGCTCCTCGACGTCGCACACGGGAGCGAGGGTGGCCCCGCTCCGACGGTGCGCTTCGACGAGGAGGTCCGCCTGCTTCTCGGGGTCGTAGGACGGAAACCAGAACCAGTAAACGCCCACCTGGACGCCGGCCGCCTGGGCCTCGCGAACGTGGCGGTCGCAGTTGGAGTCGGGGGTGAAGCCGTGCCCGGCCTTCACGTAGGCGAGGATGACTCCCGCGGCCTTGGCCTTGACCCAGTTGACGACCTGGCCGCCGCTCACGTCAATCATGTCGCACGGTGTGTTCATGAGTCCTCGCGGCTCGGGTCGGGGTCGGTGGGTGGGATCGGGGTCTCGAGGTTGATCTGCGACGTGCGCTTGAGGCCGACCAGCTCGTGGTGCTTGGCGAGCGTGACTTTCCGGGTCCCCGAGCACGCCTCGCAGATGCCGTCGTTGGTCTCACCCGTACCGAGGCAGCGCAGGCAGTCGGCCTCGAGCTTGGCGGTACCCGACTTGGTCCGCTGAGGACCGCTCACGGGATCCCGGTCTTGAGTTTGCGGAGGGCGTCGGCGTAGAGGTCGCCGATTGCCTGCATGACGGCGACGTCGTCGAGCCCATCGTGGTGGGCGGTGACGGCCAGCATAGCAAGGTCCTGGGCGAAGTCGACGATGGTGCCGGCGCGGTCGGCCGCTCCCGGGTTTCCGGACGTCGCCATCTCGACGATCTTGCGCACGCCCTCGAAGGCGCTGGGGATGAGGGGAATGAGAGTGTCAGCGAGACCCATCGAGTCCTCCGTCCTTGCCGGTCACGTACGCGGCGACGCCCGCCTCGTTGGTGCACGAGATGGTGCGCTTGCAGTCCTCCTGGCAGGCCTTGATCCTGGAGTCCTCGGCGAACTTCTTGACGCACTCGGCCTGGCAGATGAGCCGGTCGCTCAGGCAGTTCGCCTCGTCGGGCTTCGGGGCCACGATCGGCGGCTGCTCGCCGGCCGGCGAGCAGCTGCACAACAGCAGAGCGAGGATTAGATCACGGCTTCGCATCGATATCTCCTTCTTTCATCGAGGGTGGACGCACGCTCTTGACGACGGGGGGTCCCTCCTTGATGGCCTCTCCGGTTCCGAGCAGGCCGTTGAAAAGCGACGAGCCCGCCGGACCGATGATGCCGATCCCGAAGATCTCCTCCCAGTCGAGGGGGAGGTTCGGCCACTTGGACTTCGCGAACGAGGCGATCCCGGTGCCGATCATCCCGAGCACGGTCGCGAAGAGGGGGCGCCACTTCGGCGGTACCGTCCATGGGACCGGGGTCCCGGACTTGAAGGCCTTGATGATGCCGGCGATCACGAGCACGGCGGACACGGCGAGGAAGGTCTTGAACGCTGCGGTGGGCATTGGGTCCTGGATTAGTGGTGGAGTAGGTAGCCGATGAAGAATGTGAGGGCCAGAGAGACGACGAAGCCGGTGATCTTGAGGACGGTGCCGACTGCGGTGCGCTTCCACCAGATCCCGGAGTCGGTGCGGCCCTTCTTCAACTCGTCGCGCTCCTTCTTGATCTCGTTGAGGAGGTGGATCTGGGAGTCGGACAGCTCGCCGTCGAAGGTGTCGAGGCGCTGCCGAACGTCCTTCTCCAGGCGCTCGACGTCCTTGTCGGTGCGCCGAATGTTACCGGCGATGTGGTCGAGGCGCTCCTCCAGCACCTTGTGGCCGCCGCTGAGGCGCTCGAAGCCGACGCGCATCTCCGCCGACAGCGCACCGATCTGCCTGGACAGTTCGTCGATGGGGGTCATGGGCCTCTGGGGAAGTTGGCTTCGGCCATCATGGTCACTAGCGCCTCGAGCTGCCGCCCCCGCGGTCCGATGAACGGCTTCTCGACCCACAAACAACCGTGCTCCTCGAAGAACGGCACGAGCGGGTCGGCGAAGCTGGTGATGAAGAGGATGCGCCGGCACCGGTTCGGGGCCAGCCGCTTCAGCTCGACGAACAGGTCGATGCCGCGGATGTGCGGCATGACGACGTCGAGGAGGACGGCGTCGAACAGCTCGGGCGACAGGAGCCGCTCGCGCGCGATGACGGGGTCGGTCGCCGTCTCCACGTCCCAGCCGTTGCCGTACAGCCGGTCGAAGGCGACGTTGATGGCGTGCTCGTCGTCGACGATGAGGACGCGCGGTTTCTGGGTCGACGATGCGGACATGGGGCACCTACGCCGTCGGTGCGGTTGGTGACGTGTACGGAGCGATGAGGCCCTGAGTCTCGACGTCGACGGCGCGCCCGCCGAAGCCGCCACTCGCCACGGAGGCGAAGAGGTTGGCCTTGGTGGTGTCACGGAAGGTCGTGAGCGCGCCGGTTGTCGGATCGACGGACTGGGCGGTCTCGCCGCGCGTCCACGACTTCCCGATCCCGAACCACTTCGAGCGCCCGTCGATCGTCATCATGTTCTGGATGTTGGCGACAGCCTCGTTGTAGAAGAACCGCCCGCCGTCGAAGGCGGCGACCGCGTACGCGCGTCCTGACACGAACGGCGGTCCCTGACCGGTCTGGTCGACGCCCCAGAGTCGGTTCGTGCCGTAGAAGGACACGTTCCCGAAGAAGTAGACGGTACCGTAGTCGAAGCAGAGCACACCGGCCTTGCGGGCGTGCCCGGGTATGTCCCAGATCTGGCAGGACGAGACCCACACCTGACCCTGGCGCTGCGCGTAGATGGCCCCGGTCGTGATCATCGCGTCGCCGTCGATGATCATCGTGGCGGCGTTGGAGGCCCCGAGCGCGAGGTGGTACTGGCCGGCGTCGACGTAGCAGACGCCGCCTCCCGCGACGAAGATGCCGTCGATACCGGAGCAGTTCACGAAGTACGAGAAGGCCGCGAACGTGGCCGAGCCGTTGTAGACGTTGACGCTGAAGTCGAAGTTGCAGTTCACGAAAACGAGCGAGCCGCCGTCGACGACGATCGGGGGCTGGTTACTGGGGTTCTGAGAGTCGCCGCCGTTGGCGAGGCGGAAGTTGAACCCGTTGAAGGCGAGGCCCGAGCCCGTGAAGTCACCGTTTCCCTTGGCGACGAGTCGGTCGATGTAGAGGAGCTGGAGGTCCTCGAGCACGTAGGGGTCGCCGACCTGCGGGACGACCGGGGTGATCCCGACGGCCGCGAACCCGGCCGTGTACCCGAACGGCACCGAGATGCTCCAGTTGCTCGTCCGAATGGATCCGTTCTGCCCTCCGCCGAAGATCCCGTAGCCGGCGAGGTTGGCGGCGGCCGTCCAAGAGACCGCGCCGGCCCGCGGGCCGCCGATGACGCGGATGCGCTGCTGGTCATGGTTGCCGCCGCGGACCCGATCGAACCAGTCCGTTTGCGCGTTGTACCAGAAGGTTTGGTCGTCGGGCGGCGCGACCGGCGGCGTCTCGTTCGCGCCCTTGTTGTTCGGGTCGGTGACGACGTACGGGGTGTTGGTCGTCCAATCCATGGCCTGCACGGCCGTGAGGGTTCCGGAGTAGTAGATCCGCGACGTCATCGCGTGGATGCGGGCCTGTCGGAGCGGGTAGACGGGCAGTGCGGGTGGGATGAACAGAACCGGCGAGCGAACGACGTTGCAGTTCCACTCGGCGTCCCAGGGGTCCTCCGGGGTGTTGTCGCCGTAGAGAAAGACGTCGACGTCTTGGGGTGGGCGGAAGTCTCGCCCGACGCGCCGGAACAGCTCGCCGAGCGTCTTGAGCGCCGTCGTGTACGTCTTGCCGTCGGCAAGGTCGTCGCCGTCGTCGAACCGGATGTGCCAGGCAGACTGGGCGAGCCACACGGGCCTCTTGATGCAGTGGTCCGCCAAGTACTGCTGCTGGGCGGCGGTGAGGCCGCCGAATCCTCGAATGGCGGCTGGTGGTACCTTCCGGTGCGTCATCCCACCTAGCCCGAGCAGAGGGGCGAGTCGTCAATCGGCGCAGCCCAGGGCATCCCCGTACTCGGGTCTACAGTCTTGAGGACCTGCTTCTTGCAGCACAAGGTCGTGACCTGCGGCCGGCGAATGCCTCTGGTGAGAGGAGTTGGGGCGGGGTCGGGCGGCGCGGGAGCCGACTCGTCGACCTCGTGCCACTGATCCGCGTACTTGACGAATCCCATGTGGTCCTCTCAGAAGTGCTGCGCCGTCGACTTGTAGACGCGAGCGTTGTGGGTGACGTCGTGGAGGTTGTCCTTGCTGGTGGCGCTGGCGGCGAGGTTCGCCCACGTGCACGCGACGGCGGCCAGGTAGGTGCGGGTCGCGAGGTCGAACGGCTCGACGCTGGTGCGGGCGCCCACACGGAAGTCGCCGGACGCACCCGTGACCGATAGCAGCGCGGCATTGCGGTAGCGCATGGTCCCGTCGTCGGAGACCTCCATGCCATAGACGGCCGACGCCGACGTCCCCCACCCGTACCCGCCGAGGCCGTAGAAGCTAGGCGTGAAGATGAGGCGGCCCCCGTCTCGGACGATCATTCCGGAGAAGGAGGTAACGCGGTGGTCCATGATGCCCACGGCGTCGACGAGGAGGGTGCCTCCGTCGATCGCTCCGATGGCAGCGGCGAGGGTCCCGCCAGAGATTGGGTCCTGGAATAGAACATCGTTGAGGATCGAGAGATAGTTGGACCCGCCAGCGAACACCTGAGTGTACAGGCCGGCGTCAACGCTGTCGGCGATGGCGCGGTACCCCGAGAACACCACGGCCTTGTTGAGCGCGCAGCAATTGAGCAGCGACGTCCAGGTCTGAGCGTTCGCGGCCGACGATTCCGAGCGGAAGTCGAAGCCGCCCGTCCCGCCGCCGACGAGGCCTGGGAAGACATTCGTGAACCGGCAATTGTGCATGTCGATCGCGCAGGCACGGTTGAAGAACGGGACCGCGGAGGCCGCGGTCCAGGGTGCGAGGTCGAGGTCCAGGAAGTAGACGAGCGGTTGCGAGCCTCCGTAGAACCCTCCCGAAGAGATGACGTTCACGTAATCGACCATCATGGTCCCAGTCGACTGAAGGACCTCGAACGGGTCGCCGTTCTGGAGGACTGTCGGGGTGAGGAACTGCCCGGTCGACGGTGTGAGATCGGCGATGGCGGGCTCCGAGATCCGGAGCGCACCGCCACCGAGGTCCTTGGCGAACCAGAAGCGGGAGTTCACGCGTGATCCGCCTGTAACGCGACCCCGGAGGCTGACGTGCGCGGCCGCGAGGCTGGCCTGGGTGATCTGGTTCGGGGTGTTGGTGGCCCGATTGCGGGGCGTCGTCGCCGCCACAGTGCCGGAGAGGAGCTGGGTGAGGGCCGGTCCCTGGAAGGTGACGAGCGGGGACGACGACGAACCCTTGACGACGTTGAGGTCGAGGCGGAGGGGGTCGGTCGAGATCGCCGGGTAGCTGGTCCACGTGACCGTGACGTTGTGGTCGATCGAGTAGCCGGCGAGGCGCTTGTTGGCCTCCGCGTTCGTCTTGATCGCCGACGCCGCCGTGAACCCAGACTGGTTGTCCTTCCCGTTGACGGGGTCGATGACGAGCGCGGTCGACGACTGCGTCGCGGCGGGCGGTGCGCGCTTGGCCAGCCACGCCAGGTAGTCGGCGTTGAGGCCCGAGTATCCGCGGATCGAGGACGGGCTGTCCGGAGGCGGTGAGAATCCTTGCGTCATCGGGTCGGCATCCTCCTGATCCGGACCGGGCCCTCGACCTCGGTGGCGGTCTTGTTTCCCGGGTCGGTCATGACGGCGCTGAAGACTCCCCGCGGCCGCTGGTCCCATCCGGACGCGATGGCGGTGGCGATCGTGGCTCTCGAAATCGTGACCGTCACGCTGCCGTCAGCCCCGAGCGCGATTCCGTTCGGGGGGGTCGAGGTAAGGCTGACGGCCGGTGGCTCGTCAGAGCCGGAGTCGTTCCGGATCATGAGGGCGAAGCTGTAACCTCCCACCGAGAAGTCGATGGGCTCGCCGTCGTCGTCGTTGATGATCCAGACCTTGTTGTAGTCCTCACCCTCGCGGAGGAGTAGGTTGTCCCAGAGCGGCTCTCTCAAGGTCTCCTCCTCACCACGCCACGATGATGACGAGGCCGTCGCCCCCGTTGCCGCCTGCGCCGCCGGTCACGCCTCCGCCACCACCCCCACCCCCGCACCCGTAGGAGCCGTCTCCGCCGCGCCCAGCCGTGCCGGCGGTGCCGGCGGTGCCGCCGCCCGTGCCTCCCGTGAAGAAGACGTGCCCGAAGTTGTTGAGCATGGCGAGGACGGACAGGTCGGCGAGCGCGATGGCCGGACCGAGCCCGACCATAATGCCGTGGTTCCCGGCTCCGGCCGCGGCGACTCCGCCCGGGACGTCGGCGTTCGACAGCCCGGCGAGCTGGATGGCTCCCCCCTCATTGTCGCCGTTGCCGGCACCCGTACCCCCACCTCCACTACCTCCCGTGAAGTTGATGCCGATGGAGCCGAGCCCGACCGTCTGGCCCGGGGTCCCGTTCTGGGACCCGCCGCTCGAGCCGGCGGCGCCGTTGTTGGACTGGAAGATCCCGGCACCGAAGTAGGTGGCCGTCGTCGCGGTGGCGGCCCCACCTCCCGTCCCGCCCGCCCCCGCCGCGCCACCAGTCCCGGCACCGCCACCCGCGGGCGACCCGAGGCCGGCGCGGGCGATGAGGTTGACGGACGAGCCCGCCCCGTCGGGCTGGATGGCCACGTAGCTCTCGCTCGCGTTGGACCCACCCACTCCGGCAGCCCCACCCGCGCCTCCTCGGCCGGGGTGTGCCCAGATGATGTCGGGGAGCATGAACGCGGGGATGATGAGGCGGGAGACCGAGCCGCTCGCTCCTCCACCGCCTCCTCCGCGCGTGTTGCCAGCGGCGGCTGAGAAGCCTCCCCCTCCACCTCCTCCCCCGCTGACGCAGAAGATGAATACCATCTTGGCGTTGCGGGGCTTCTGCCAATGCTGCCAGTCCCCGGTGTCCGATGTGAGGCCGCGCGCTGTGAAGACGACGGCGTCCTCGACGTTGCCGAGGCGGGGGATGTTGATGGAGTCGCCCTGCCCGCTCATCAGAAGTCTCCGCCAATGACGGTCGCCTTCCAGAACGTGTTGGCCGCGGGAGCGACGTGGTTGGTGACGTGGATGAACCACCCGGCCGGGACGTTGATGCCGAGCGGGAGTGGAAAAGGATTGACGGCCTGGGTGGAGTGGTCGGCGGTCTGGGCCGGGAGCGAGATCTCGGCGACGAGGTGGGTGTTGGCGTCCGTGGTCGCGCCCGTACCGACTGACGAGAGGAAGACGCGCGCCGTCGTCGCCGTCGTGGCCGTGGCGGCCGCGGTCGAACACGGCATCCACATGATCTTCTCGACGAAGGAGCCGTTGGTGGCATCCGCCGTGAAGGCCTTGAAGATGTCGGTGCCGACGGTGCCGCCTCCGGCGCTCGAGGTGTTGGCGGCCGTGACCTTGACGGCGCTGACGTTGGCTTGCTTGGTGAATCGGGGCTGGGCGTTGGCGGCCATGATCTTTCCTTACGGGATGTAGAGGCCCATCTTGAGGGCGATTGCGTTCGAGGTGGCGCCGCCGAGGGCGGACTCGAGCCGGCGCATGGAGTCCTGCCAGGGCTTGGTCCAGGCGCGGAAGGCGTCGCGCTGCGTGCCCTCCTGGGAGAAGTACTCGGTCAGGCCCAGGGCCGGGCTCGGGATCTCCCACCCCCAGGTCTCATCCCGCATGTCGATGTGCCCGGCCTGGCCGTTCTTCTGTCCGTTGTTGACGATGAGGCGCCCGCCCCAAGCCCCGAAGACCCCGACCGAGCTGGTCGGGAGTGTGATGAGGGACGGAGTGAAGTCGGTGGAGGTGATGCTCCCCGATGCCTGGAGGGTCCAGCCGGACGGGGTCGCCCAACCCGGTGGGTAGCCGAAGATCTCCCAGTAGGCCTGCTGCCACCCGGAGAGACTCTCGCCCGTGAGCTGGACGGTGTCGGCGAACGCGCGGGGCGTCTGAAAGCCCGTGACCGGGCCTCCGCCGTTGAAGCTCATCAGGACCTTGGCGTAGGGGGCTGTCGGCATGCTTGGCTACCTCAAGGTAACGAGGAGAAGAGCTGGCGCGTGATCTTCACGATCCAGTTCAGGTTGGTACCGGCCGCTCCCGTGACCTGTACCTTCACGACGCCGCCGCTCGCGGTCACCATCGTGCACGACCAGGCGGTGTCGCCGTGCTGGATGACGATGCCGGCGGCGCCGTCGGAGCCGTCGAGGAAGACCGCCGACCCGCCGGAGAAGCGGACGACCGTGACCCGGAGCTGGTACCAGACCAGGGGGTTCGCGGCGTTCTCCTGGATCGCCTTGGCCTCGATGACGTAGGTCTCGTTGGTCTTGTCGGCCGGCACCCAGGAGAGGGTGGGGACGTCGGTCGCGACCGCGTCGGTGGTTCGGACCTGGCTGATCTGCGGGGTCTCACTGTAGCTGATGGTCGCCATGGGTCAGGCTACTCGCAGGTCCGGGACGGTGAAGGTTGCCTCGTAGCCGTAGTAGAGGTTGCCGGCGACGCTGTTGGAGCCGGTCTCGTCCGTGATGGCCAGGAGGAAGTGGTAGAGGGTCCGGTCGACGACGTTGTTCTGGTTGCACGTGTACGTCCAGGACTGGATCGCCCCCGCCGCGTACCAGGCCGCCTCGGAGCCCGGGGTCGGGAACGCGATCGGGTCCGCGGCGTTCAGGAAGTCGGTCAGGACCCCGGTCGCGGCGTTGAGCCTCTGGATCGACATGTTGGGGAGGTTGACAGGGACTCCGGGCCCGGGGTTATGACCGGAGCCGACCTTGATGTAGGCCTTGACCTGCGTGAGAGTCGCGTTGTGGGGGAGCTGGAGCAAGGTCGTGCAGACCGTTCCAGCGGCCTGCCCTTGCACGATGCTGCCGGAGGTGAGGAGCCCCCCGACGAAGAGGCGGGCGACCGGTGTGAGGGCGGACGTGCGCACCTCGGTCCTCTTCGCGCCCACGTCGGCTAAGAAGTTCGGCCATTGACTCGCCGTCAGGGTCGGCTGAATCCCCTGCCCGGTGATGACGATGGCTGCGGAGGGCGACCACGCGCCGCCGTCGTCGCCGTTGATGGCCTTGCTCTGGTTGGTGTCGATGGCCTCCAGCTCGCCGTGCGGGATCTTGCTGACCCCGTCGGTGAGTCCGGCCGGCCATACCTTCGTGTTGTGCGCCAAGTGGGTCCTCTCTCAGGCAATTCGGAGTTCGGGAGCCAGGAAGGTCAGCTCGAAGCCGAGGTAGGTGTTGCCCGCGATGGCGGTGCCTCCCGACTCGTCGTGGATCCGGATCGTGTAGAAGTAGGTCGTCCGGTCGACCGCGTTGATCTGGTCGGCCGTGTACGTCCACTTTTGGACGGCCCCGGGGCCCCCGGTCGTCGGGTAAACGTTGGGGCTGGCTGGTGGGGAGACGTAGGCGTCCGGGATCCCGGTCCCGCCGACCACGAATGTGGAGGCCCCTGCCGCCCTCAGCTCCAACTCGGACCCAGTCGTGATCGCGGTCCGAAGGACGCTCATCTTTGGGAGGTTGGTCGGAAGAGGGGATCGCAGGATGGTGGCGATCTTGACGTAGGCGGTAACGCTCGCCAGGTAGGAGCCCTCGGGCAGGTCGAGGAGCAGGAGGGGTCGGTCGCCCATGAGCCCGAGGCCCTGGCCCTCGATGAAGTCGCCGGAGGTCGGGAGAGCCTGGCCGGGGAGGAGCGAAGCCGGGAGGGCGCCGAGTCGGCGGACGAAGACGCGCTGGCCGCCCGCCTCGCCGAAGGTCGGCCACTTGGTGGGGGCGACGGTGGGTTGGAGGCCGAGCCCGCCGACGACGATCGGGCGCGCCTTGACGGTGCCGGAGTCGAAGTCGGCGAGCGCCTTGTAGAGCAGGATCCCCTGGAAGCCGGTCCCGGCGTAGGCGAAGGTCCCGTTGCCGGTGCTCATTCCGACGTGGGTCCGGGCCGCGGTCCAGTTCGGGATGGTCGCCGAGCAGTAGTACCAACCGCCCCCCGCGGACGTGATGGTCCCGGTCGCTCCGCCGCCCGTGGCACCGACGGTCCCCGTCTGGAGGTCGAAGAAGACGTACTGGGTCGTCCCCGGGTCGTTGGCCATCCAGAGGTACCGGACGGCGGTGTTCTTCTTCGCGAAGGTCGAGATCGTGTACCTGTGCCCGGAGACGAAGGTGGGGAGGTCCCGGTAGAACTTGTGGTGGTCGTTGGAGGTCGAGTCGACGAGGTAGACGGCGTTCTGGCCGCCGTCGGCGTCGGTGTAGGGCGTGACCTGGGAGACGACCGAGACCTTGTAGAGGCGCCACGCGGTAGTGTCAGCCTCGAGCTTGGCCGGGACCCAGAGGCCGCCGTCGTCCCCGTTGACGGCCTTCGCGAGGGCGTCGTCGATCTTCTTGAGCTGGTGGGCCTGGGCGGTGGTGATCCCGTCCTTGAATCCGTTCGGCCAGACCTTGGGGAAGTGGGGCATGTCAGAACACGAACGGGACGGTCCCGATGGCAGTGGAGCCCACGTAGGCGATGTTGACGATCCAGGGACCGGTGTTGACCCCGTCGGCGCTCTCGATGATCTCCCACTCGGTAGTGGTCTTACAATGCCTGGCCATGGCCTCGTGGACCTTGCGCCGGGTCTCCACGTTCGCGGCGGCCGCGGGCTTGACGATGATCTGGAGGACGCGCTGCGAGGACTGCCAGAGCGGCATCGCGCTCGCGAACCAAGAGTTGGCGTCCTTGGCCTTCGTGAAGGTGGCGGTGAGGAGGTCGGGATTCTCGAGCCCGGCGACCGACCGCGCGAGGGCGGTGACGGTGGCGGCCTCGGTGAGGACGTTGACCTCGGGCTCGAAACAGAGCTTCTGCCCCACGGTCGGGTAGAGGTCGCCGACCGCCTCGAACCGGACCTGGACCGAGCCGGGGGCCGCGACGGGGTCGAGGATGCGGCCGAAGACGAGCTGGGCGTCCATGGCCGGAAAGGTCCCGATCCCGGTCGGATCCGGCGACGGCCAGAGGACGCGCTCGGATGGCTGCGTTGCCCGGATCTTGTAGAGGTCGGTGCCGAGTATGGCGCTCAGCTCGGTGAAGAGGGCCTCCTCGCGCGAGCCGTGCATGAGCAGGACCCGGGCCGAGAGGACCTCGCGGCGCGTGTCCGGGGTCCAAGAAGGGTCGACGACGATGCCGTAGTCCTTCTCCCAGGTGGGGAGCTTGTCATGGACGCGGCTCGGGATGCGCTGGTTGTTGGCCGCTTGGTTCTGGGCTCGCGCGCACCCGAGGAGGATCGCGCGCGCGAACGTCTTGGCCTCGATGTAGGTGCCCTCGGACATGTCGAAGGCCGGCGAGAGCTGGGCCACCATGGAGTCGTAGTACAGCTCGGCGGGCGAGGGGTCGTCCGAGAAGTCGAAGAGTCCGAACGGTGTGAAGGCGGAGAACTGCCCCACTACTGACCCATGATGAAGAGCACGAAACTCTTGTCAGACGCACCGCCGCCCGCGTCCTCGGTGTAGACCTCGGCCTGGTTGACCCCCGTCGTGGTCGCGATCTGGCCCGTTGTGTCCGAGATGTCGGCGGTGTGACGAGCGATACGGGCCGGGAACGTATTGGCCGGCCAAGAGATCCGAGTGTGACCGACGCCGAGGTCCGTGAGCGTGTAGGTCGACGGGTTCTTGGCCGCGCTTCCCATGCCGGTCACGGACTCGATGGTCGGCGTCCCGGTGTTGACGACCACCAAGATGGCGACCGGCGATACCCCGGCGATCTCGACGATCTGCTTCGAGAGCTGGTTGATGTCCTCGGCGGTAAGGGCCCGTTGGGGGTCCGGGGGTCGGCGCGCGTTCACCTTCGCGGCTCCGCCGACGTCGTCGGTCCCGGGGCGGTGTGGGGGGTTTTGGTCGTACGTGATCGTGTTCGAGGAGGGCATCTATTGTCCGTAGATGAAGAGGACGAAGTCACCGTACGGCGAGGTGGGGGAGCCGCCGGTGTCGTCGAGTTGTCGGACCGTCACGCCGTTGTTGAAGGCCTCGGTCGTGATGCTGCCCGTCATGGTCCCAGAGACCAAGCTGGCGAGGCGGGCGACATGTCGGCAGACACGGCCTGGGAAGGTTCGGGCCGGCCACGAGACATTGACGTCGGCACTGAAGGGCGCAGTGGAGGTCACCGTGTAGGTGGCGGGATTCTTGGCGGCGGCTCCCATGCCGGCCGCCTGCTCGATGACTGGGGTGAAGCCGGTCCACCGGACGGTCAGGATCGCGATCGGGGCGACGCGGGCGAGGGCTTCGACCTGCTGGACCGCCTGGTTCCAGTCCTCGGCCGTGACAGAGCGGACCGGGTTGGGAGGCGTTCGAGGCGGCTCGACGTTCTTCTTCTTGGCCCCACCCATGTCGTCGACGGTGGGGCGGAACGGCGGCACCTCGTCGTAGGTGACGGGGACGTCGCCGCGCAGTGTGTTCCCGCGGGTGGAGGGCTCGGCCGGCATTAGAGCGCGTAAGCCACGAAGGTGACGAGGACGAGGAGGTTGCTGCTCACCCCGACCGTGCCGATGGCGGTGACGAGCGGGAGGGTTGGCGCGGCGACGAGGAGACTCTCGACGGCGCTCAGCTCTTCGGCGCCGAGGGTCATCTTGCTGCTCGCCGTGTACGGCCAGCTCTGAGGCGACGGCGGACTGCGCTTCTGCCGGTAACCCTCATCGAAGAAGGTGGCGAGCTGCTCGCCGGGCCCGAGGCTGTCGAAGTAGTCGAGGACGGTGTCGCTCACGAGCCCGAGGCTGTCGCTCCAGGGGGCCGGGAGCGCTCCGTCGGTCGGCGTGTAGGACGTGTCGCTGGACCCGTTGGTCTGGTCGACCGTGATGGTCCAGGGGTTCGCGCCCGAGACCGCCCCGACGCGCTTGCGAAACCACTTGTTGTTCGTCCGGTCGTAGAAGCCGATGGTCTGGCCGACCTGCGGGGCCACCGTGGCATCTGAAGTCGTCGTCTTGACGGCGAAGACGGTGGGGGTGGCGGTCCCACCCGGGCTGCTGGCATAGTCGACGTAGTAGGCGAGGAGGTCGCTGGGGAGGGGCGGCCAGGGGACCCCGTCGAGCCAGCGGGCTACGCCCTGGGCCCAGCGGATCTTGACCGCGACCACGACGTTGGAGACCACGATCGTGCACCAGGCAATCGAGTCGTCCTTGGGCATCTGACCCGTCACCCACGCGCGGGCGAGGGAGATCTGGGCGGCGTTGGGGATCCGGGTTCCTCCCGGCCCCGATGGTCGAATGAGGAAGGCGACCGAGCTGGTGCCAGGTCCTTGCGCGCAAGGGTACGTGAAGACGGCCTCGACGCCCAAGCCCGGCGTCTGCATCGTGACCTGCTGGTAAGAGGCGTCGTTGCCGCTCGCGGCCGGGAACGCGTTCGCGTTCCGAATGCGCTCGATCAGCTCCTCGCGAGTCTCGTCCTCCTTGCCGCCACTGAGCCCGGTGCCGTCGCTGTTCTCGAAGACGACGGCGTTGGGGTTCAGGCCCGACGGTGGGTTGACCCAGACCAGGATGGTGCCAGCGTCCTGGTCGGTGCTCGGACCCGTCGTGATGCCGCTGACAGGGACGGGGGCTCCCGGGAGGTAGAGGCCGGAGAGGGTGCACTGGTACTGGGCGTTCGTCTGAGGGTGCTTGCAGATGTCGCCCTGCGTGATGAAGGCGCCGCCGGCTGACGCATCCGCGATGACGAACCCGATCGCCCCCACCGCCTTGAGGAGCCGGGGAAGACCCTTGCTCTCGGCGGTATCCTGGAGCTGCTCGAACGTCTGCTGCTCGAGCCCGACTCCCTCGCCCTGGCGAACACTCTCGCCGTAGAGCGGGAGCACCATGTCGGCGTCGAGGTTGGCGTCGAGGTTGGCGAGCTGGCCCTGCGCGACCGCGACGTTGGGCGCGCGGAAGTTCATGTCCGCGAGGTACTGCGCGACGAGATCGTCCCTCGAGGGGACGGTCAGGGCGTCGGGGAGGACTTCGACGGGCATGCTCTATGCTGCCTTCCGGGCCCAGGGCGGGATCGTGACGGTCCGGGCCTGCTTCTGGGGGGACGGGATGAGGAGGTTCTTGTAATGGACTTGGTAGGCGAGCGTGCCGGGGCGTCGCAGGACGTCGACGGCGTCGATGGAGATCGCCTTGAGGTTGAGGAGCCTGGAGAGGGCGCGTTGGACCACGTCCTCGACCACGGTCTGGACGTTGTCGGAGGTGGCGGTCTTGAGCTTGGCCACGTCCGTCCCGACGTCCGGGATGCAAGCCACCGACCCCAGCGGGACGGTGAGGACGAACGCGACCTCCTGATCAACCCAGTGCACGGTCTGGGCGCGCCCGTCCTCGTCGAACGGGATCCCCCGGATGGTGGGATCGTAGGCCGGAGCCTGCTCGATCGGGACGAAGACTTCGGCGTCCGCGGGCAGCTCGTGGCCGGCCCAGAGGTCGCCCGCCTTCTTCAGGCCGGCTCCCACCTAGGGATCCCCGACGTCCCCGCGCGGGGACGTCGCAAACGTTTGACAATGGTTCAAAGGGGGTTATTCCTCAGACTCATGAGGTTCATCTCGCTCGCTCTCTTGCTCTTGTGCTCCTGCACGACCGTCGTCATCAACACCGCACCCGATGGGACCACAGTGGTGGACTATCCGGAGGCTTCCGCGACCGACGCTGGTCCACTCGACGCTCCTGCGGCTGATTCCAGCCCTGACGCGGTGGGCGACTCGGAGGCCTCCTCGGCCGACACTAGTCCGGCCGACTCCGGAGGGGATGCCGGGTCGACCCTCTGCTGGAGGAACCCGAACTTGGACGGGGTCTGCCTGAACCAGACCAACCACTACAATGCCTGGGAGTGCCCGACCTCCGCTACCGACCTCCCCAAGAACTGCGGACCCGACGGGGGCTGGTGCTCGTGCGTCTCGATGGGGATCGTCAACGGCTTCTACCGCAAGTGCTGCAACATCTGACCTAGGTGCCGAGCTGCTTGACGGTGGGAAGGCTGACGAGGGGCGGTGCCGGTCCGCTCACCGGAGTCGTGAAGCCGGTGACGGCGGCGGTGATGTAGGGGAGGAGGGCGGCCTTGAGCTGCGCGACCGTCGTGACTGTGGAGTCGTTACAAACCGTCTGGAACCCGAGGATGAGGGTGTTGAGGATCGTGAAGAGCGCGACCGTTTCGGCCGAGTGAGCCAGGGCGCGTGCGTCGTTCCCACCCCCCTTGATAGTCTTCCCCATCGGGACATTGACGAGGAGGTTCCCATCGGCGTAGTACCGCGCGTGGGCGGTGTCGGGGGCCCCCGGAGAGTAGAAGGCGGCCTCGCCCTTGGCGAGCTGGGGGAGCTTCTGGGTCGCCCGGGGGTCGTCGAGGACGAGGGTGTGGAGGGTCGAGCCCTCGTAGACGTAGAGGACGCGCGCCCCGTTCGTGACCGCGCCGCTCTGCTGGTCGACCTCGGGGTCGTTGGGCCGGGCGACGAGGCCGAGGGGGTGGTAAGCCTCCCCCGGCGCGGCGGTGGCGTCGTCGCCGAAGAGGACCGGCTGCGCGGTGAGGGTGTTGTCCTCGTACGTTGTGGCGGCAACGATCCCGATCTCCATCAGAGCTTTCTGGTCACGATCGTGGGCTCGAACGTGATGTGGGTCGTGGCCTTGCGCGTCTTCGCGAACTCGTCCTGGACCAGGAAGCCGCGCTCGAAGGTCGGCCGCGTGAGCGGGATGGGCTTGCCCGGCGGGAACATGAGCTGGGGGTGCGAGGTGCGGATGAAGGCGACGACCTCGAAGATGCGGGCCTGCGGGAACTGCTTGAAGTAGTCGAGCACGTCGGCTGGGACGCCGGGTTCCGACGCAGTGCCGTAGACGACGGAGCGGCCGGGTCCCTGCGCGTACGCGGTGAAGAGCCCGTGCTGGTTGACCGAGGCGAGCTTGGCGCCGACCCCCACCTTGACGCGCGAGCCGGTGGCCGCCGCGTTGGGATCCGGCACCGAGATTGGCGCGTCCGTCCCGAAGAGGAGGCTGTTCGGGTCGAGGAGCCGGAGGGCAGTGGTGGTGCCCCCGGCGTTGCGGCGGTAGCGGCAGCTCTCGATCCAGTACAAGCCGTCGAGTCCGAGCTGCTCGTCCCGGACCTGGACCATCGTGTCCGGCGTCCAGAGGATGAGGTCGTTCGTGCTCGCTCCGAGGAGCTGGGTCATGTGGCCGGCAACCACGTACTCGAGGAAGAAGGCGCGGCGGCGGCCCTCGGCGAGGTGGCGCTTCGCGATCAGCTCGGCGTGGGCGGTGCTGGTGACATCGACGTCGTGCAGGACGAGGGTCTTGTGCACCCCGGCGTTGACCATCTCGTCGTCGGTGTAGGCGCCGCGCGCCTGCGTCCGAGCGTACTTGCGGCCCGAGGCGCGGCCGTAGATGACGACCTCGCTGTAGCGGGGCTGGATGTCATCCTTGAACTGGAAGCTGACGACGTTGTTGACCGCCCCCGACCCGACCTCGCGCACGATCTGGTAGAGGGGCGGCTGCTGCGTGTTGGGGCGACCGACCACGATGTCGCCGTTCTCGGCGTCCCACATGAAGAGGCCCTGCTGGTTCAGGACCCTCTGAAGGAGGTCGCTCCAGCGCTCCCCCAGCTTGGCGCGCAGGACGATTTTGGCGTTGCCGACGGTGCCGACCTGCTCGGTCAGCTCCGTCGAGAACTCGTCGCCCGAGGCGCTGACGGTCGTGCCCGCGCGGAGCTGGCGGACCTCGGCGTTGGAGGTGCGGATCCTGGGGCGCTCGCCGTTCGTGAACGGCTTCGTCATCCCCACCGCGTCCATGGCCTTCTCGATCAGCTCGGCGAAGGTGGACGTGATGTAGCTCTGCTCGCGCTCGTGGAAGGAGTCGTAGAAGAACTTGAGGGTCCCGCGGCCGTCGATCGTGATCTCGGTCCCGCTCGCGTCGCCCGAGGCGCTGTTGCCGTCCGTGAAGCCGGCGAAGATGGGCTTGTCGGCAACGAGCACGCCGAAGGGGCTGTTCTTCGGGTACTTGTGGAGGATGCTGGCGGCGCTCTCGCCGCTCCCGAGCTGGAGCGAGAAGGCTCCGGGCTGGTCGAAGACCCCGACGCGTAGGTCGTACTGGGTCGCGATCAGCACCACGGTACCGCCAACCTGGAGGGTGACGCCCTGGTTGGCGATGCTCACCGCTTCGCCGCCCTGGCCATCTGGGGCGCGAGGTCGCGCACCTCGCGCCCGTCGCCGTCAAGTCCATCCGGCTCCACAAGCCCGACGTCACCCCCCGCGTCGACGGCGACGTCCTCGAAGGACAGTCCGTTCCTGTCGGTCCAAACGGCGAGCGTCACGCCGCGGTCCCCCGGATGAGGCCGATGTCGACCAGGTATTTCAGCTCGGTCCCGAGCGGGATCGCGAGCGCGTCGTTGACGGCGTTGAGCTGTAGGATGTCGAAGGCCTTGTCGGTGCGGCCGAAGATCGCCCTCGCGACGTCCATGATGGTCATGAGTCGGGGCACCACGTAGGTGCGCACGGCGAGTTGGTTCTGGGTGACGTCGTTGGCGAGCTTGACGTGCGCGTTGTAGAGCGCGATGCAGGCGTTGACGAGCGGGTACGCGATCGGGGTCGTGATCGCGTTGTCGATCTGGGTGATGAGCTGCTCGACCGTGAGGATCTTGGCCTCGAGGAGGGAGAGCTGAAGCTCGATCTGGTCGCGGACGGCCAGGACGGAGTTGACGGCGGTCCGGAGCTTGGCGAAGAGGTTCTGGTCGACGCTGGGGTCGAGGTACTGGAAGTTCACGACCACGTTGTGCAACTCCTCGATCGTCGCGAAGGTCGGCTGCGAGGAGAAGACGTCGAGATCGACGATGTCCTGGTCCTCGATGAAGGTGAGGTCCATGGACTCGCCGGAGCGTCGGTCCGCGCTCCATTTCCGGGGCCAGTCCGTGCAGTAGGCCTTGATGGTGCCGGCCTGGGGGGTCACGAGGTTGGCTGTGAGCCCCTGCTCGGCGTAGCTCATGATGGCCTCGATGTTCTTCGGGTAATTGTTCCGGTACGGCGCCTTCGTGAATCCCTCGTCAAAGAGGGCGTGCATCCGGACGAGGTACAGCTCGCGCCCGAGCTTCTCGAGGTCGCCGCCGTTCTGGTGCGGGTACTTGTGGACGTGGTGGCGGCTGCTGCCGATGATCTCCATCGAGTCGATGACGAACGGCACCTCGTTCCAAGAGGCGACCTGGGCTGAGTCGAGGAAGAGCTTGGCCACGCGCTACTCCGTCGGCATGTTACTCTCCCCAGGGTCGGCCTGGGGGCCTCCGCTGCCGGGGGTGGGGTTGGTGATGTGGACCTTCAGGGTCCCGTTCTTGATGCTCTCGAGGGTTTGGTTGAGCTTGTTGAGTCGCTCGTGCGCGGCCTCGCCGGGGAGGACCTGGCCCTGCTCGAGCTTGTCGAGCTTCTCGCCCTGCTGGTAGGCGCTGAAGGCGGCGAAGAGCGGGAAGGCCTGGAGGCCGGCGCGCTCCTCGGACCCGCCGAGGGCGGTGGGGAGTGCCTCGCGCATGACGGACAGCTCGCCGCGCACGAACCGGCTGATGGTCCCGTGTTGGCCGGCCCCCTTGGCGGCCTCCTCGGCGGAGGCGAGGTCCTGGCCCTGCTTGGCGGCGAGCGCCTTGGCCTGGTCGATCTGAGCCTGGGACAACTCCCCCTTCTGGATCCCCTCGTCGAACTGGGAGAGGGTAAGCGCGACCGCCTTGGACCCTTGCGCGGCGGAGCCGGCGGCGCGGTTCTCCTTCTTGATGATGCCCGCCTCCTGGAGGAAGTCGACGACGGCCTTCACGCCGCCGAGGAGCCCCGTGAAGGCGTCGACGAGGGCGGGCATGAGGGGGATGAGCTTGTCTTGCAGCTCGAGGGTCGCCTCCTGGAGGGCGTTGTTCCACTGCTCGGACTTCGACTTGCTGGTCTCCATCGCGCGCGAGAAGGACTCGCGCAGCTCGGCCTCACGGATGGCGGCCTTGCGAAGGTTCTCGAACTCTTGGTTGACGGCGGCGATGCCGGCCGCGATCTTCTCTTCCTTCGTCCCCGACGTCGCTGCGTAGGCGGATTGGAAGGCCGTTTGGAACCCGCGAGACGCCCGCTGCGCCTGCTGGTCGGCGATCATGGTGTTCATCGCCTGCTGGAAGTTGGAGCCGACGCCGCCAGTCCTGCGAGCGGCGGCCGCGAAGGCCTCTGGGAGGATCTTCGCGATGTCTCGGAACTTCCCGGTCGTCTCGTCCTGCGTGGACACCCCCATGTCCTTGAAGCCCTTGATGCGGGCCCCCTTGGTGAGCTGGGCCATGAGGGCCATGACGCTCTGGGCGGCCTGGGTCGCCGAGGACGCGCCACCGTGCGCGCGGGCCTCTTGGGCGATGATGCCGAAGGTCTGGATGTTGCGGGCGGTGCCGCCCTCCATCATGGGAGCGTAGGCGGCCACCTTCGCCATCTGGACCGCGAGGTCCTTGATCTCGACGGCGCCGAGCTTGCCCTGGCCGGCGATCTGGCGCATCACCTCGTCGACCATCATGGCCTTGTTGGGGACGTCGCCAAGTGCGTTGGAGACGTTGCCGGCCGCGGCCGCCATGTCGTCGAGGTTGGAGCCCGTCGCCTTGGAGAGCATGGCGAGCCTCTCCATGACACTGCGCGCGGTCTCGAGGTCGCCGGTCAACCGGACGAACTGCTCCATACCGCCCATGACCTCTCCGGCTCTGAACCCGGTCCTGGTCCCGATCCCGAACGACTCCTGCATGAGGAGCCTCGGGTCTTGGCGGATGCCGGCCGCCCCAGCCTTGCCGGGCATGTAGGCGGCGTTGGCGAGCGACGTCGCCGCGTCCTCGAGCGCGACGTTTCGGGAGACGAGGGACTGGAAGCTGGTGTCGACCCCCATCCCACCGAGGACGTCCCGGCCGACGCCGGCCGCGAACCGCATGCCGCGCGCGGCGAGGCCGAATCCGGTCCGCAGCCCCCCAACTACGCCACGGCGATGCTCGCCCGCCTGGCGGGCCTCCTCACGCTCGCGCCTCTTCGAGTCGCGGATGCGCTCCTCGTTCAGGCGCTTGGCCTCCCGCGCCTCCTCGCGGAGGGCCTGGACGACGCGGTGGGAGGCCTCCTTCTCGGCCTTCTCGCGCTCTCGGGCGGCCCGGCGGGCGTCAAGCTCGATCTCCTTGATGGCCGCTTTTTCGGCCGCGGCTCGGGCCTTAGCGGCGCGCTGCACCTCGCGGGTCTTCTCGCGCTCGTAGCCCTCTACGGCCTTGGCGGCTGCCCTGTAGGCCTTGTCGCCGTCGTCGGCCGCCTTCTTCTCTGCGGTCGCCATCTGGGCGGCCGCGCGCTTGGCGGCGTCGGCCATCTGGGAGAAGACGGCGAGGGTGGAGCGGTCGAGGCTGGCGCCGACGGTGATCTTCAGCATGGGTCAGACGTCGGCCCGGCGATCCCACATCTCGTCGGCCCACTCCTCCATGTCGACCACCTGCCCGGCGAGCGCGTGCTCGCAATCGCCGCAGAAGTGCCAGCGGCCGTCCGTGATGAACGAGTGGCAGCGCGGGTTGATGACGCTCCCGTCCTCGCGCTTGTGACCGTAGACGAGCAGCGACGGCGAGAAGGTGGGCCGCTCGAGGTCGCCGTTGAAGGACCAGGCGCAGTGGTGTACCTGCTTGTCGCCGACGTGCGTGGTGACGTATACGGGGTGGATGCTCCGGCAGCCTGGACACCAGGTGTGATAGCCGACCACGGTGTCAGCCGGATCTCCGTACATGGTGAAGGGAGCGAGCTTGGACACGTCAGCCGTCCGTCACCTCGCCGAGGGCGGCGAGGGTCTGGTTGAGGCAGAAGTGCAGAAGGCGCCGGACCCTCGCAGCGCGCCAGTGCGGCATCGCGGCGAGGGCGCCCGGCGCCTTCTTGAGCAGTTCTTGGATGTCTTCGTCTGTTGCCTGGGGTTCCACCGGGGACGTCTCGATCGTGACGCGCTCGAGGTGGTCCCAGAGGAACTTGACACCCTCGGTCGTGAGGACCTCGCGCACCAGCTCGTCGCCGCCGTGCCTGCCCCAGACCTCCCAGGGTTGAGTGACGTCGTTGGGGTCGCAGGTGGCCCTGCTGACGGCGAGGCGCATCTGGAGGTCGTGGTAGGCGGCGTCGCGCGCGGTCGCCACGCCCTCGTCGAGCGAGGTGGGGTAGAACCGGAAGGCGTGCTTGACGGCCTCCCCGTTGCAGAAGACGAGGTCCTGCTCGCTGAGGGGTCGGAGGCCTACCAGGACGGGGTCGAGCGGGGCGTCCTTCCAGCTCGGCGCCCACGCGGACGCCGGGACCTGGACCATGGCCGGCGGCTTGCGCGTCTCCTTCTCGATCTTTGAGAACGCCGGCATCCTCTACCCTACGTCTCCGCCGACCCGTTGCTTTCGGGCTTCGGCGACGGCTCGATCGTACCAGGTGCGGAGCCAGACCCAGACGACGTACTGGGACTGAGTAATTTGTGAAGCAGGACAGCCATAGAATGCACGAAGCTCCACTGCATTCCCGGCCGCAGCTTGCAAAAAGGGAGCATGTCGCCCTTTGCGCTGCTCTCGATGAGCCGACGCAATCCCGCCTCGTCCATCTCGGAGGGCGAAAGGGAGACCTCGTCCATGTGGTGCTCGTACAGCGCGAAGAGGTGCGCGATCGAGTCCGGGGCGAGTATCTCGGAGTTGAGGATCTGCTCGTGGCCGCCGTCGAAGAACTTGGCGTCCTCGTTCGGGCGCTCCGTGTCGAGGCAGGCGATGGCGAGCGTGTGGACGTAGATGCCGAGGTCGTAGATCGGGTTGCCGTCGGTCAGCTCGGCGGCTCCCCTCTCCCGGGCGAACTCGGTAGCCCTAGAGACGACGGCGGCGCTCTCCATGGGAGTGAGCATCCGGACGTCGACCGGGACCTGAGTGCCGTCGGCGAGGGTGAGGTGGGCGCGCTTGCGCTCCCTCGCGCCTCCGAGGACCTTGGAGAACGTGGACATGTCTTACGCTCGCACCTCGTGTTGCAGGGTCAGCCCCAGTGGATCAGGACGGTCTCGCCCGGGGCCGCGCAGTTGATGATGAAGGAAGCCGTCCCGTTCGGGAACGAGTACAGGAACGGCTTGGAGGAGTGCATGGGGACCTGGTCGCCGGTCACCTTCTTGAGGATCTTGGCGAGGGTCGAGGAGTCCGAGGAGACGATGAGGGCCTCGGTGCAGCCGGCTGGCACCGGGACGGTCGTGTCGGTGCCGGAGGCGAGGACGACGGGCTGGGGTCCCGGCCCGGGCGCGTTCTCGTTCACGATCGGGGGCGACATGTAGACGTCGGAGCCCTGGATACCGCTCCCCGTTGTCGTCATCACGACCCGAGTGACGGTCTTGAATGCCATCTCCTAGCCTCCCAAGACCGACCGCAGCTTCCAGTGGAAGGCGTGAGCCCGCAGGTAGAGGATGAAGGTGCTGGAGGTCGACATGTCAGGTGATCTTCGGCACGCCGCCCTCGAGCGTGCACTTGCCGTTGACGACGCCGGTCTCGGTGTTCGACGTGACGTTGCCGCCCGTGAACCCCATGTCGATCACGTACTGCTTGCCGCCGATCGGCATCTGGACGCCGACGTCCTTCTGGAGGATCCAGTTCGCGATGAAGTCGACGTCGTCGCCCGTGACCGGCTCGATGAAGTCGACCTCGACGCCGCACGTGACGGCACCTCGGGACAGCGTGAGGAAGCCCTCGGCGCCGTAGAGCTTCTGGCGGTTGGGCATGACCGAGAAGTTCGTGCCGTTGACCTGGCCGACCTTCTTGGCATTGATGAAGAGCGGGAACGCTCGTACTTGCGGCATCGCCATGAGACTTGTCTCCTATCTCTCGGTGAGGGGGGTTGGCGACGCTCTCTCAGGCAGCCGGCGCCGTCTGGCGCGCGATCACCGAGAGCTGGTGAATGACGCGGTTGACCACGAAGGGGACGTTGGACTGGATTCGGCGGGCGGCCTTGTTCCAGGACGCCTGCACCGGGTAGGCGGGGTTGTCGCCCGAGAACGTGTCCTCGATCCAACCGTTGGCCCTCCAGTCGTACATGAGGCCGATGACGGTCTTGACCCAGAGCTGCGGGTACGCGACCCCGGCGACCGGGAAGGTATCGCCGGCCGCGATGTCGGGGTCGGGCTCGGCGTACTTGTTGGCCTCGCGGAAGGTGCCGTAGAGGTTTTGGAGGTCGAAGTAGGCGTAGTCGGGGAAGACTGCGTCGCCGATGTCGAGCGTGCGCGTGTCCTGGACGGCTCCGTTGAGGCAGTAGGTCGTGATGCTGCGCACGACCTTGGGGGCTGCGTTCTCGGTCTTGATCGGAGTCACACCCGCGTTGAGCAGGGCGTTCTCCTCCGTCGGCAGCCACGTGTCCGAGTCGAACTGCGTGGGGAAGATCCACGCCGAGCAGTCGTAGTTGTCGTAGTCGGGGACGGGGTCGTCGCCCTCGGTCGCGGCGCGGACCGCCGCCCAACCACCCGCGATGACCCACGGCGGGGTCTCGGAGTTGCGGTAGGCGTAGACCTGCGCGCGGGGAGCGTTGAGGGTGGTCTGCGCGAGCGTGGTAGCCTGACCCTGTGTGCCGTTGTGGCCGAACATGAACTGGTCGTAGATTTGGACCGTTACGGCGGCGAGGTTGTTGACCGTGGTCTCGACCAGGGCGGCGTTCGTGGCGTCGTTGGTGCCGACCGCGATGCGCGCGTAGCGCTTGGTCTGGATCTTGGTGAGGGCGGTCGTGTAGTCCTCGGTGCCGGTACCGCCGGCCGCGCCCATCCGGACGCCCTTGATCTGGCCGAAGACGTTGACGTCGGCGGAGCCCGTCATCGTCGAGGTCACTCCGCCCGAGAGCGAGAGGTCCTGGTAGACGATGATGTCCTTGGTACCGATGCCGACGTTCTTGGACGTGAGCGTGAGGGTGTCGGAGCCGGCGCTGTAGGAGGCCGTGACCGGACAGTCGACCTGCGCGTTGATGCGCGAGGCGAGGTTGGCGCCGATGGTGTCGATCGCGGTGCCGGCCGCGTAGCTCACGTTCATCGAAGCCCCGGCGACGCGCACCGTGATGGTGCCGTCCGAGGTCGGGATGGTAGCGAGCAGCATCGTGACGGTCGCGGCGGTGCCGCCGCCGGCCTCGGTCACGGCGATGAGGAAGAGGTTGCAGTTTGGGTTGGCCTTGAGGGCCGCGATGCCCATGAGGGCGAGCTGGGAGCCGTCACCGGCTGCCGTCACCACGTCCTCGCGCGAGAAGCACTGCCGGATCTCGGAGTCGACGACGAGGTTGCCCGCCGACGTCTTGAGGCCCATGCAGAGCACGTTCATCGGGCCCTGGCCGACGGCCGGCCCGGCTGCGTACACGATCTTGGCCGCAAAGATGGGGCGGAGGTACGTAGAGTCGAATCCTGCGATGTCCCAAGTCATCGAATGGTCCTTTCATTTGCATGCGTCGAAGGCGATCAACGCTGTCCAGACGGTCACCGGGAGCAGCGCGATGAGCAGCGCCCAGGTAACCACGTTCGCTCGTTTTGTCGTCACTCGGTCGGAGAGCGACGCGAGCGCGAGGGCTGCTCGGGCGCCGGGGCCCGGGGCTGGTCCACCGACTTGACCGGGAAGGGCACGCCCGCGAGCTTCGCCGTCTCGGCGTCGGCCGGGAGCAGCTCCCCGTCAAGGAGCTTGCGCACGTAGTAGCCGGTGGGCGGCACCTCGACCGGAGTCTCCTCGTCGAACACGAAGAAGGTCTTGCGCGCGGCGAGGGTCCGCTCTTGGTCGACGCTGGCCCCCACCCAGTAGTCGCCGCGGGCGTTCTCGAATTGGACCGCACACTGCGGGCGCCCCTCGTGGTCGAGCGCGTGGGAGGGGTTGGGGAGGACTCGGAGCTTCTTGAGAGCCATGGTGTCTCCGTCAGGGTTGCTCGGCAAGGAGGTAGCTGATCACGCAACCCTTCGTGATGTCGCCGAGGTAGGTCCCCTGGTTGTTGGCCGTGTCGAGGCCGAACGATGCGACCCAGGAGAATGGGCTGGAGAGTAGGTCGAACGTGGCGGTGACCTCCCAGAGGCCGGCGCCGAGGTTGGTGATCCCCACGGCGCTGACGCCCGGGCTGATGTAGCCGAAGACCCCGTTGGTGAGGTCGAAGTAGGCGTACTCGTCGGGGTTGCCGAGGGGGGTGATGTTGAGCCAGAACCACTGCCGCCCGACCATCTGGACTCGGGCGGTGACTCGGACGCTGGTGGCGCCCGAGATCGGAGTGCTCGGTGAGAACGCCCCGTGGAAGTTGCTAACCGCGGTCTCGAGGAACGTGTAGGTCGGGTAGGTCCCGGTCCTCGTCGTGTTGTTGAGGGTCCAGGTCCCGAGGTCGATCGACGGCGGGGTGACGTACGTGAAGGCGTCGACCGCGGTGGCGGCGTCGCCGTCCGGGTTGGTCACGACAACGTCGAGGGCGCCGAGGAGAGGACTGCCGGGGGGAGTGCGACAGGTGAGGGCGCCGGGGGCCGAGACGGAGACGTCGGTGCAGGCGACGCCGCTCACGGTCACGGCGGCGTCGGCGTCGAAGCCGGTGCCCAGGACGACCAGGGTGGTTCCTCCGGCGGAGGATCCGGTCGCCGGACTGACCGACGCGATTCCGAGCGTGAAGTCGAAGTCGAGGTAGTCGAGGACCCCTTCGTCGGAGGTGACGGCCGTCTGGATGGTCCCGTCGAGCGTGAAAGTGTCGAAGTCCTCGGGGACGGTGCCCTCGTTGCGCTCGCCGACCAGGATGGTGGTCCGGACGGCCGGGAACTTCGGCGGGGTGGTCCCCGGCGGCATCCCGGTCATGTCGGTCGGGATCACGATCTCGGTCCACTCCGAGCGACCGATGTCCAGCTTCCAGAGGTTCGCGTACCGCCAGAGCAGAGACCCGTACAGGGAGGTGAGCGGGTCGGTGTCGCTCGCAACCTGCCAGGCCGGGTGGCGGGCCGCGGGCTCAAGCGTGTTGTCGAGCACGCTCTGGATCGCGTTGGCAAAGGCGGTCATCCGCCCTCGCTTCTCTTGCTGGGCCACGACGGGCGGGACCCAGTAGAGGACGAGTTGGGAGTGGCGGATGTAGTAGTCGTGGGCGATCCACTCGCTGGGGTTGTTGAACTCCCGGAAAAGATAGAGGGCGGGCGTCTTCGACTTGTCGAAGGCCTGCTTGACCGGATCCCAGGCGAACTTGTGCACCACCGGGCCGCTGGTCTCGGGGCCCACGCCGACGCTCTTCCAGGCTCCCCCGGCGTCCGCGTTGAGGACGGCCTCGAAGAAGGATAGCAGCACGTCGAGGAGCGGGTCCCCCGGGGCCTCCTTGTCGGAGGCGGGCTGGACCGGGATGAGCAGGTTGCCGTAGTGGTCGGGCACGTGCCTACTTCCTCGAGACCGCGGTCGCCATGCGCTCGACGGCCTTCTTGATCTTCTCCTCCAGGACCTCTCGAGCCTTGGCCAGCGCGATCGGTACGAAGGGGTAGGGGCGCGAGCGGCTGGTTCCGTCGTTGACGAAGCCGGCATAGAACATCGGCCAGACCATGTGGGACTCCCCGACCTTGCCCTTCTCGGGGTGGGCGGTGTTGGTGAGCTGCTGGGTCCGGTCCGTGTAGGGGTGGTCCTGCTGGGCCTCCCAGACGCCCGAGCGCGCCGCGTCCATGGTGGCCTGGTCGATGTCCCGGAGGAGGTCGCGCATGGGGCCCGCCTCGACCTGGGCGAGCCACTCGTCGGCGTTGGTCTTGACCGCCATCGGGCGCTAAAAGTCCCCCTGACTTTCGTTGTCGATGGGGTCGGCGATCACGAACGCCTTGGGACCGTCCTGGCCGAGCAGGCCTCCCTGGTTCGGCTCTGGGGACTGGACGGGCTTCTCGAGGCGCTGAATGCCGGACTGGATGCGCTCGAACATCGCGATCATCTGCTCGTACATGGCGCCGCCGGGGAAGCACCCGTAGGTGCGGCCGACCTCGTGGCGGCGCTGGTAGGCGAAGCACTTGGCGACCATGAGGGCCGCGCACCGGACGAGGTCGTCCATGGCGTCGGGGTCGGTGTTGTCGGCCGGGACGCCGCCGAGGTTCGGGAACCAGCTCCTCGCGAAGGCGTGGGCGTTCCGGATCACGAGCGCGACCGGGCTGCTCTTCTTCACGGACTCGACGGAACCGGTGGACTGGTCGTCGTAGACGCCGAGGAACATGTCCTCGCCGAGGTCGTCGACGTGTTCCTGGAGGGTGAAGTACGCGACGGGGTCGGCCAAGGGTTACTCCTTTGTAAGGTGCCCCGGTGCGTGCCACCCTCGCCCGGAGCGAGGGCTCCTATCCGGGAACCCTCGAGGGTGGCGGCTCCCGGTAGCCTACTTGACGATCTCGGCGGTGCCGACCTCGGCGAGCCGGGCGGCCTCCTCCGGGGAGACGTCGACGAGGTCGCCCTTCTTGAGGTAGACGCCGTTGCCGACGAAGTACTGGCCGTGCTTGATCCGGCACTTGACGCGGCTCGACGAGGGCGGCGGGGCGACCTCGGCGGGCTTGAGGGTCTCGGTGAGGACCTCGGCCGCGGCCTCCGGCGAGACGGGCTCGGGGGAGTCTGCGGATTCGGTCGTGGTAGCGGTTCGCGTTCGTGCCATGGTCTTCCTCCTGGGGAGTCGGGGACGCGGCCCCGGGGTAGGTTGATCCTACCCCGGGATGCCGCAACCCGTCGGCCTCACTGGTAGGCGTTCAGGATGAGGCCGCCCGTGATCTTGGAAGCCATGACCTCGGCGTCGTTGTGGGCGACCACGACCTTGCGGCCGCCGCGCTCGCCGCGATCCGGCATGAAGAACGTGCGGACGATCCAGCCGCCCTGCTGGGTCCCGTCCGGGGAGTCGCCGCCGAGGAACCGGAACGTGGCCGAGGTGGACACGTCGTCCTGGGAGGTCGGGGGCATCTCGGGCGGCTGCCGGAAGAGGACCACGTGCCCGCCGAGGGGCCACGAGAACGTGGTGCCGCTCGCGTAGTACTTCATCTCCTGCACGTAGATGGGCGGGAGGTCGAGCAGCGCCGCGATGTTGGCCGGGTTCGGAATCGGCGCCACCTGCGTCTTGTAGGCGATGTACTTCTGCACCGCCTGGTTCTCGGTGAAGATGTCGTAGAGCTGGCGGCTCATGCCGATGCCGGTGACCTTCTGGGCCGAAAGCTCCATCAGGTTCTTGATGTTGCGGACCGGGTCCGAGCTGGCTCCGCCGTTCCACTTCGCGCCGGCCGCGACCGTGGTGACGTGACCGGCGTCCCAGTTCGCCGACGTGGTCAGGAGGGCGGAGACGCGAATCTCGCGCTCGAGGTAGAGGGCCTCCATGATGCGGCGCACGAGCTTTTGGAAGGGACGGAGCGGGGTGTCCGCGTTCGTCTCCACCTCGGTCGGCATGAATCCGGCGAGCGCGTACGGCACGGTGACGTACCGGGCGTCCGTCTTCGAGATGCTGACCTCGGGCACGCCCGCGCCGGGGGCGGAGGCGTTCGGCTTGACGCGGCGGAACGAGTTGATGTCGTCCCAGGTCATGTAGAAGTTCGTGGCTTTGGCGGTCACGATCGGCGAGGAGAGCACGTCGGCGATACCCTCCGCGAGCGAGTAGCCGGCCGCGTAGTTCGGCAGGTTCGCGTCGCGGTGGACGTCAGCGACGCCGATGTCGAGCAGGCGCTTGCCCGTGGGTCGGCAGCCGATGCGGTCGTCCGTGAAGCCCTCCTTCATGGAGAGGACGCGGAAGCCGGTCGGCGCGCTCATCTTCTTGACCTTGTGCATCGTCCCGTACGCCTGGAGCTGCTCGTGGAAGGCGTAGTGGGCGAGCATCTTGTCGCGCTGGCGGTCGACGACCTTGTCGGACGGGCGGAGCTGCTCGTCGGCGGGGGCCATGGAGCCGTCGGTGAAGCGGACCGCGCCGGTCTCCAGCTCGATGAATCGGAGCCGGAGGGAGCCGGACTCGTCTCGCTCCGTCGACAGGACGTGACCTGCCGGGACTTCGAGCTTGGTGGGGGCGTTGGGAGCGTTCATTTCTCTTCTTCCTTTCTTGAGCAAACCGAGACGAACGCTCGGGTTAGGCGTTCTTGCCGATGTGGAGCAGGACGAGGACGGGGTCGGTGTCCGCGCCCGCGGCGGTGAGGGCGATGCCGACCGACGGCTTGGCGGCGGCGCTGGTCACGACCTTGCCGACGGTGGAGGCCTGGACCCAGGCTCCGACCGCGATGGCGGCGGAGGCGACGCACTGCACGATGCCGTGCTGGGCGACGCGCCCGTAGCCGCCGACCGCCTTCATGGTCTCGACGGTGACGCCGTAGATCGTGTCGTCGGTCGTGGCGAGTGCGACCCCGACGGCCGCGGCCGTCGGGAGTGTGTTGGCCGCGGTGGTATCGACCTTGACGCAGAGGTTGGGGCCGATGTCGTCGGTCGCGTGGTTGTTGACGCCGGTCAGGTCGGAGGGAAGGTGGGTGCGTGCCCACACGAAGTCGGTGACAGCCATGGTGAGTCTCCTACAGTATCAGGGGTTGGAGTTGTGACCCGCGTCCCGAGAGAGGGGGGGGGGGGCGGCGGCGCGGGGTTGGTTCTTTTTTTTTCTGGGCGATCCGTCAGCGCGCGTGCGACTGCCGGGTGTATTGGGAGAGGCGGTTGTGGGCGTCCCAGGCCTCCTGGCTGGCGTCCTCGAACGAGAGCTTCTTCTCGGACATGAGGCGATCCGTGGTCTGCTCGCGCGTCTCGGCGAGGAGCTTGCTCTCGATCTCGCAGCCGTCGCCCATGACGAGGATGTCGGGGAGCTTGCCGTCCGCCTCGTCCTTAGAGCCGCCCGGGCGCGACGCCGGGAGGCGCTGTGAGAGGTGGTGGAACTTCGGGGGGAGGGCACCGCCGGCCGCGGGGACCGCGGCCGCCTTGTAGAGGGAGCGGGTGCCTTCCGGATCCGCCTTGAGGAGGCGCAGGACCGTCGGCTTGGACTCCGCCTTGAGATGGTTGTCGGGGTTGGCGATCATGGCGTCGGCCTCGGCGTCGAGGTCCTTGGCGAGCCGGTCCTGCTCCCGCTGCTCGGCCTCGGTGAGCTTGGCGGCCAGCTCGGTGATCTTGCCGTCCTTGGACGAGAGCTGGAGCTTAAGGCCCTCAATCTCGGTGTCCTTGGACTGGATCACGCCGTCCTTGGCCGCGATTGCCTTTTCGTGGTCTGCGAGCTTGATGTCCATCGTCGTGTCTCCTTGTGGATTCGTTTCGCCTTGCGCCGGGGTTTGGGGTTTCTGCTCACCGAAGGCCGCCGCAAGGGTCGAGTCCTTCGCAAGATCCTGCATGAGGCGCTCCTCTGCGGCCTCCATCGCGTCCTCCTCGGCGAGCTGGTCGATGTGCATCTCCAGCTCGTGCTTCTCCATGGCCACGCAGATCATGTGGTGGACGATCTCGAGGACCTCGTGGAGGGTGGCGCTGAGTCGGTCTTTCGCGGCGATGTCGGCCAGGGCGCCGACGTAGCCGCCGAGGTCGACGCCATCGGCACTCTTGTACTCGGCAGTCGTCGAGTACTCGGCCGAGACGGCCATGAAGCGGTCCCGGAGCCGGCAGAACTGCGCCATCGTCTCCGCGCAGGTCGCGAGGTCGGCGAGCCGGAGCGCCGCCTTGATCCGGGGCATGTACTCCGAGGGCTTGGTGGGCGGCGGGGGCTTGGCGGCGAAGGCGGCCATGCGCGCGGCCCGGAAAGCCGCGAAGGCGGCCATGTCGGCCTCGTCGACAAAGGCACCGAATGCTCCGAACGCGCCGAGGGGGGCGTCGGAGTCGGCCATGGTCTGCATCGGGACGCTGCTGTCGGCGTCGGACTCGGTGGTCGTCTGCATCGTGTGCGACGCGCCGCGATCCTTGGCGGCGAGGACCTGCATGCCCTTCAGGAAGGGCTGGTTGGTGAGGCCGGCGGAGGTGAGCTTGGCGCCGATCTCGTGACCGCTCTGGCGGTCCTTGGCCCCAAACCGGATGGCGGGCGAGATGTACCGGTACTGACCGGTACGGATCTGGTCGGCGGCCTGCGGGCCCCACTCGACGAGGCCCCAGAGGCCGTCGTCGCCGCGGTTCTCGAGCTTGTGGATCCAGCCCTGGGCCGGGGCCCCGTGGCGGGGGATGTTGCCGGCGGTGGGCTCCTGCTCGCTCGCGTGCTCGTAATCGATCGGGACCGGGATGCCGTCGGCGTCGAAGTTGCGGACGATCTCGGAGAAGACGGTCGGGGTGAGCGCGAAGGCCCCCGCGGGGTGGCCGCGGAACGCGCCGCACTCGGCGAGCTGGATCCAGACCAGCTTCTTCGGGCGGTCCGCGTCGGCGAGCTGGAGGTGGAACCCGGCGGCGTCCTCGGTGCCGAGGGCGCGGATTCGGTAGGCGTTCCACTCACGTCCGTCCTTGTCGCTCATGTGGTGGACGACGTGGACGCGCCCGCCAGGGGCGATGTCGGCGTGGACGCTGATGCGCTGATTGCTCGGCACCGTCGGCTTCTCGGCGGTCTTCTTGGGGGCGTTGTAGGCGCTCTTGATCCCGAAGCGCTTGGCGGCGCGCGCAATGCGCGAGCGGATTTGCCGGTACTTGGCGGGGCTCATGGAGCCCTTCTGCTGCTCGAGTCGGGCGGCCGCGTTGCGGACGTGGGCGGCGTCGTGGATCGGGTACTTGCGGTCGCCCGGAGAGGCGAAAGCCGTGTCCGGGAGGCCCTTGCGCGCGCCGGTCCCGAGGTCACCGAAGCGGGTCTCCAGCTCCGCCATCGTGATGGGCTTGCCGTCCAGCATCGGCTGGACGTGGACGGACACGGTGACGGGCTTCTTGGGGTCAGTCATTGGAACCTTCTGGAGGTGCCCGAAGAGGGCGTCGAAGTGCTGGCGGGTCCAGTCCCGGAACGTGCACGTGTCGCAGAGCAGCTCGCTCGGGAGGGCCCAACGGACGTGCTCGCCGGGTTCGGGCGTGAAGCTCGGGATGCTGAGAGCGTCGTGCGAGACGGCGCGGTAGACGTAGTCTTCGCCGTGGGCGTCCGGTCGTCCGGCGCTGAAAAGCTCCTCGACCATGTTGGAGCCCGATACCCACGTCGAGACGCCGGTCTCCTCGTACAACTCGCGGGAGGCCGCAACGGCGGGGTGCTCGTCGGCCTCGACGTGACCGCCCGGGATCGCGATGTTGGCCGGGTTGCCGTCGCGCGAGACCGTGAGGACGCGCCCGTTGCCGTCGTCGACGACGATGAGGGCGACGTCGCCGGGGCTCGGGACCGAGTCCTTGGACTGGACGCGCCAGGGGAGGTGGGCACCCTTTGGTGTGTGCTTCTCCCACCGCTTGGCGATCTCGGGGTGGTTGATGTGCATCCACTGCCGCTGCGCCTGCGAGACGAACGGCATCGTGACCGCTCTGTCGTCGAGCGAGCGTGTAAGCTGCTCGAGTGTGGGCCCGTCGATCGGGGTGTAGTGTCCGCCTGCTCCGTCTCGGTGCACGTCGACGACGCCGATGTCGAGGAGCCGGACGGGGCCGGCGCTGATCGAAAGCGCGGAGGTTGGAGTGTAGCTCCCACCGTCGTCGCCGATGAGGGCCCTCATCGGTAGCCGGTCAGCGTCGTCGCGGTGGTGGCGGCCCGCACTTGCCGGATCAGGAAGCCGCTGACGACTTGGTTGTTGGCGACCGCGACGGTGTCGCGATTGGCGGCCACGGACTCGTCGTCGGCGGCGTAGACGAGGACGAGGTTGCCGGCCCCCGCGACGCCCACGCGGATCTTCTTGAGCGGCGGGTCGTAGACGGTGACGTCGCTGGGCGTGATCGCGCCTACGTACTGCTGGTCGACGCCGACTTGGCTGGGGCCGACCCTGCGGCCGTCGACCTGGACGGAGCCGCGCTCGCCGCTCACCGGTACCCCACGAGGCCCGTGGCCGTGGTGCCGGTCGCGAAGACCATGCGGATCAGCTTGTCGCGCAGGAGGGCGCCGTTGGCGGCCTCGGTGGCCGGGATGGTGTCCTTGTTGGCGCTGACGGTGGCGGTCTCGTCCCCGGTGCCCGTCTCGGTGACGAGACCGGCGAGGTTGGTGACCGTGTATCTCCGGCCGTCGGCGGAGACCGCCGCGATGGTCTTGGTGGTGTTGTTCCCGCCACTCGGGAAGGCGGTGGTGACGACGCTCTGCCCGGCGGCGAAGCCGTCCGCCAGGAACGATCCGGAGTCGTGCCGCGTAAACTCGCCGAGGCCGGCGTCCACGCTCATGAGGATCGGACCGGTCGCGGCCCCGTCCCCGGCGTACAGGACCGCCAGGGTACCGGCACCCGCCGCCCCGACGCGGATGCCGCGGAGGGGTGGGTCGAAGACGGCCGTGTCGCTCGGCGTGATGGCGCCCACGAAAGACTGGAGCGGACCGGTAGGTCCGGGGTACTGGCCGTCGAGCTGTTTGCTTCCGCGCTCTCCACTCATGTCGGGACGTTGACCTCGATCTCGGGTGGGGGATCGGTGTGAGTAGCCGCGACGACCTCGGCGATGAGGCGATTGGCGAGGACGCGGAGGCAGTCCTCGCCCGAGGCCGCGTGCTGCTCGTAGAGGACCCCGTTGTCGGTCCACACTTCGAGCAGCCAGCTCTTGTCGGAGACGTTGGCGACGTCGGCGGCGCCGACGTCCCAAGAGAGGCGGACCGCCGGATCCTTCTCGGTCCCGAGGTCGATCCCGAGGGCTGTCAGCGCCCAGTTGAGGCGGAGCCGGTCGCGCTTCCAGTGCGCTTGCCCGCTCATCAGAGGATCGGGACGAACGAGCAGAGGAGGTGGACGGCCCCGACTCCCGTCGTGAAGACGGAGGTGATGCGGTCGAAGCGGATCACCTTGCCGGAGGCGATGGTGACGGCGCCGTTCGAGCCGAACTTCGCGCCGACGGTGCCGCCGATGAGGTAGCGGCCGGTGGAGACGAGCGTGGCCGCGACGTCTCCGGCGGCGCCGCCGAGGATGTCGCCCTTGGTGTTGTAGTCGGCGTCGTCGGAGCTGATGCCGATCGCGCTCGCCATGCCGCCCGTGAACGACGTGTCCACGTGCCAGCAGGCGCGCTCGACGTTCATCTTGACGCCCGCGGCCGCGACTCCCGGCAAGGACGCCGGGACGGTGTAGAGGACGGCGGCGTCCGCGAGGTTGAAGTCGATCGGGAGTCGGAGCCAGAAGGGCGTGCGCAGGAGGAGGTCAGCCAGCGCCGCGCCGGCAGCCGGCGGGTAGTTGGCGTTGAGGGCTGCGAACTGCGGTTCGGTTGCGGGCATGGGTCGTTCCTTCTCTTGGTGGGTCGAGTGACAGGGCCTACGCGGCCCGCTTGACGTGGCGCGTCTCGCGCCGATCTCGTGTCTCGCGCTCGTCCTCGGCCTCGCCGTATCCCGGCGGGGGCTCGAGGAGCAGGACTGCGGCGGGTGGGTCGGAGAGGGACGCGGTTGTCGGACTCCTCGGGATGGCAAGCGCGACTGCGGGCTCGACGTCGACGAAGAGGGAGCTGGGCGCGGGGGCCGCTCCCGGGTCCGGCGTCAGATGGGAGACGAGGGAGGGGAGTCGCCCGGTGCTCGCGCCTTGGGCGGCAGATGGAGTGATCGTCGACACCACCCGCGGCTCCCGAAGAACAGCCAGGATGACGGGCGGCTCGGGGGCCTGGGCGACGGAGGTGGCTGAGGGTCCGGGGCACTCCGACAGCGCGACGGCGAGGAGGTCGCGCGTGCGGGTCGCGGTCGTCGGGAGCGTCGGGAGCGCGGTCGCGGCCGCGACCGGGGGCTCCACGAACGTGGCGAGCCGGCGGGGTAGTGCCGGTAGGGTCGCGCGCCTGGACGGTGGGAGGTACCAGGGCTCGTACTCGTATTGGTTGGCCCGGCGCCGCTCCTCCTCGAGGAGGTCCCAGAGGTCGAGGATCGGCTTGGCGACAGCCTGGTTGTAGGCCCAGCCGGCGGACCCGCCGGAGGTGTCGCGCGCGGCCGGCGTCGGGGGAGCGATGCCCTGGAGGTCGCCGGACTGCCCGAACGCGATCGAGGCGGTGCCGGAGATGTCGCCCGCGGCGATGCCCTGGAGGTCGCCGCTCTGGTCGAAGACGACAGCGGCGGTGCCGGACAGTGCGCCCGCGCCCTCGAGCGCCCCGGACTGGCCGAAGGTGACCTGGGTGGTGGCCGCGAGGGCCCCGGAGCCGGCGAGGCTGCCGGACTGTCCGAAGACCGCGGGGGCGGTGCCGGCGAGGGCCCCGTCCCCGAGGAGCGAGCCCTGCTGACCGAACTGAGTGGGGGCGGTGCCGGCGAGGGCCCCGTCCCCGAGGAGCGAGCCCTGCTGACCGAACTGAGTGGGGGCGGTGCCGGCGAGGGCACCGTCGCCCTGGAGGCTGCCGGACTGCCCGAAAGTCGCGGCGGCGGCCCCGGACGCCTCTGCGACGAGCGTGCCGGTCCCCTGCTGCCCGAACGTGGCGGGAGCGCCGCCGGATAGGGCACCGGAGCCCGTGAGGTTGCCGGACTCGTCGAAGACGACCGGGGCAGTTCCCGCGAGGGCCCCGGAGCCGGCGAGACTACCCGACTGCCCGAACGTGATCGAGGCAGTGCCGCTGATCGCCCCGGCCGCGGCCTCGTCGGCTAGGTCCCAGTCGAAGCGGGACGGCTCGTTGAGGTCCGGGTCGACCCACGCGCCCGGGATCAGCTCGGGGTCGAATACACCCTTCGGCATCTCAGGTGGTCCTCATCCACTGCACGCACGAGCCGCGCAGGATCGTGATGGCCGACGAGAGGACCTCGCTGGCGAACCGGAGGTACACCTTACCGCTCTGGGTGGGGGTGTCGACGAAGCCCGCGACGAAAGCGGTGTTCTGCCCGGTGGCCGCGCTCGTCGCGTTCGCGGCGGCGGGGATGTCGTAGGCGCTGGAACCCTCGATGGAGGTCTTGGACGTCGTCGTGAGGCTATACTCGGAGACGTATCGCAGGGCGGTGGGCGACCCAGGCCCGTAGATCGACCACCGCGACCCCGTCGTCGTGGCCGCCGCGGAGTACATGACGACGAAGCGGAACCAGTAGCGCTGACCCTCCACGACGTAGAAGCCGAGGGCGGGTACGTCGAGCAGGCGGTTAGCGGTCGCGTTCGCGTTGCTGACGTCCTCGCCGAGAAAGTGGGTGTAGAGCTGGCCTATCGCCGGCGACGTGGAGGCGAAGTCGCTCTTGCGCGAGCGGTAGCCGAAGGGCCCGGCGAGCCGACGCCAGCGCTGGTGCTCCTCGTAAGAGAGCGTGGTCCCGGGCGCGAGCATGGCGGTCTGGATCTCGGCGTCGGTCGGGCCGCTCTGGCGGTGCACGACCGTGACCCAGCAAGCCCGGGTCACGTGCTTGTTGCGGATCGTGACCTTCTTGATCGTCCGCTGGGTGCTGGCGGCCGGGGAAGCCGCGATGACGGTGGTGGTCGCCGTCGTGATCGCGGTGTTCTTCCGCCCCGGCGTGACCACGCCCGAGCTTAGGTCGGCGTAGGTGGCGTGGACGTCAATGGACGACGCGTCGCGGGTGACGAGCCGCAGCTCATCGCTGGTGGTCGTGAGCAGGATCACTCAGGCAACCTGCTGCCAGAACAGGACCGACCCCGCCTTTGCCGTGATGGCGGCCGAGGATACCTCGCTGGCGAAGCGGGCGATGAGGGTGCCGTTGGCGGACGGTTGGACGAAGCCCTCGACCCAGGCGATGTTGCTGTTGGTGGCCGCGCTGGAGGCGCTGGCGCCCGCCGGGGTATCGTAGGCGGACAACCCCTCGTTGATGGTGCGCGTCGTCGTCGTCAGCGAGTACTCGCTCTTGAAGCGCAGGAACGTCGGGGAGGCGGGCCCGTTGACCGACCAGCGCGAGCCCGTGGTCGTCGCGTTGGCGGTGTACATGATGTAGAACTGGAACCAGTAGATGTTCCCGGACGTGACCGAGAACGACAGACCGGTCACGTCCGCGATCGTGTTCGCGGTGCCGTTGTTGTTGACGACGTCGGAGCCCAGGACGACCGTGGTGAAGTCCGGGGAGGCGGTGGCAAGGAGGTTGTCGTCCCGCTCCTTGATCCGCCCGAAGAGGTCGCGGACCGTGAACCCGCCGTGCTCGTCGTAGTGGAGCGCGTCACCGGCGTTGAGGGTGGCCTTGATCAGCTCGACGGCGGTGGTCCCGTCCGTGTGGATGACGGTGACGTCCTGGGCCGTGCTAGCGTGGCGGTTGCGGACCGTGAGGGTCTTGACGGTCCGGACCGTGCTGGCACCCGGGGAGGCGACCACGTCCGTGGTCGCCGCCGACGAGATGAGGGTGTTCTGGCGGCCTGGGGTCGTGCTCCCGCTGGCGAAGTCGACGAAGGAGGCGTGGACGTCGGTGTTGGCGGTGCTGCTCGTCGTGAGCTGGATCTTGTCGGAGGTGGTGGCGAGTAGCAGCACGTCTCAGTCGCAGGTGCCCTTGAGGGCGCTGATGGCGAAGCTGGGCGTGATGCCGCTGTTGATGATCAGCGACGCGTCGAGCGGGCCGTAGAGGATGTTTTCTCCGGCCCCGGAGCTGTCACGGCCGATCTCGAAGTGCGTGACCGTCGAACCCGTGACCCCGCAGGTCGGGAACGTGACGGCGGCGTCGTTGGCGGCCTGGGTGGGGGCGGTCCCCGAGACCGTCCAGCCGGTGGTGGAGCGCGCGACAGAGACGCGGGCGTAGTTGGTGTACGCGCTCTCGCTCGTCGTCTGCGTGCCGGTCTCGCCGGGGTCGGCGGTGTGGAGGCTGATGTAGAAGCTGCCCGCGGTCGTGGAACCGCGCAGGCCCGTGGCGTCCCCGACGTTGGCCCAGTTGGTGTTCTCGAAGAGCAGCTGGAGGATGTTGCTCTCGGACGTGTTCGACATGCTCATGTGGCACGGCCCTTGGCGGTGATGCCCGCGGTCGCGACCAGCTCGTCGGCCTGGACCCACATGGCCTTGAAGTGCTTCTTCTGGACGTGGTGGGCCTCGTCGCGGTCCTCGACGTCGAGCCCGGGCGGGTCGCCGGCCTCGGCCTGGAGCTGCTCGTGGACGCGGGTGCGCAGACCGCGGAACGCCTGGAGGGCGCGGGGCGGGGGGCTTTCAGCGGCACGGAGCCGACGGAGAGCGCCGTCCCGGCGGTTCTGGAGGGCGGCCAGGACGGACGGTGGGGCCCCCCCGCGCTCGTGCTCGACGACGGCGACCTCGCAGTCGCGGAGGAGCTTGCGGGCCGCGGCCAGCTCGGCGACCTCGCTGGACTCCAGCATGGCCATCTCGGCCTCGTAGAGCTTGATGACGTCGGCCTTCTTCATCGTCCCCTCGGGTTCTGGTTCTTGCCCAGCTCGGCCAGCACGGCGTGGGCGACGTCGCGCATGTCGACGCGGCCGTCCTTGGTCTTGCAGGTCTCGAGCTTCTCGGTGAGCAGCCGGGCCAGCGCGTCGACGGCGACCTCGTGGTCGACGGCCTGCTCGACCGTCATGCCGGGGCGCAGGAAGGTGCGGAGCCCGATGCCGGGCCTCGCGGTGCCGGAGATCCAGCGCACGCCGTCGTCACTCTTGGGCACCGTCACACCCGAGCCGCGCTGAGGGCGAAGACGACCCCGCGGTCGCGCGAGCCGCCCCAGCGGAGGCCGTGCTCGCTGAGGTTGGCGAGGCTGACGCACTCCTCGCCGAGGTCCATGCAGGAGACCAGGACGCTCTCGGAGTCCTTGCCAGACCCGTCCTGGCGCGCGACGACGACGTAGCGGTAGCGCTCGCGGGAGGCGAGGTCGTCCCAGACGACCGGGTTGGCGGTGAAGAGGACGCGGGCGGCGTCGTCGCTGAGCTGGACGGCGCGGCCGGTGAGGGGGAGGCGCTTGTAGCCGGCACCGCGCAGCTCGTCGACGATGTCGGCGAGGGTGGCGTGGCGGGGGGTGGGTCGGTACTCGGGGCCGACCAGGACGGCGACGAAGCTCTCGCTCGCCGCCTCCCAGTTGGCCCGCCCCGTACCGAAGGCGGCGAGGCCGGACGCGTAGGTCATGGTGTTGCCGGTCAAGTGCTCTTCCTCCTGGAGGGGGCGGGGACCCCGTGCTCGGCGGCGAGCCTGGTGACCTCGGCGTCGGTGATCTCGAAGCCGAGGTCGCGCATGGTGCGCAGGTCGCTCAAGAACTGGTAGTGGCGCTGGGCGAAGGTGAGGGCGGGGGCCTCGGACGCCGCGACCTTGGGGGCCGGCTTGGGTGCGGCCTTCTGGGCGGCGGGCTGTCCTTCGGCGGCGGCCTTCTGCTGGGGGGTTCGGGTCTGGGCGACCTCGAGGACGTGGGAGTGGGTGGCCGCGTTCGCCTCCTGCTCGGCCTCGGCGGCGGTGTCCTCGGGGGTGTTGCCGGGAACGCGCGGAGCCTGCGGGGGCGCGGTGGGTAGGGCCGGCTTGATCGGCCGCATGGGTCGACCGTCGGGGTCGTCGACGGCGACGACCGGGACCCCGACCTCCTCGGCGACCTTGTCGCCGTCGACGGCGACACCACCCTGGGCGAGCTTGAGGGCTCGCGAAACGATCTGCATCGGGTCGGGGTCGTCCTCGAGGTTGACCTGGATGTGGGGCCAGAGGTCCTCGTCGCCCGGGTAGTTTAGCTCGCACCAGGTACGGACGTAGGAGTCGTCGAGGGTGTTGGCGAGGGTCTCGGCGGAGGCCTGGAAGATGGCGAGGGTGTCCTTGCGCTGGACGTCGCCGAGGGCGCGTGATCCCGAGGTGGCGGCGTCGGTGCCGAGCGTGGAGCCCAGGACCGCCTTGGTCATCTGATCGTCGCAGTACTTCATCCACTCCGTGAACGTCACCTTCGCTCGGCCGCCGATGCCGTCGGGGCTGAGGATGTTCCACTTCAGCGAGTCGGGGTGGAGCCAGGCGCGCATGACGCCGGCCTGGATGGCGGCGCGGGCGTCGGCGATGTCGACGTCGGAGGCGGGCCGGTGGAGACCGTCCTCCTTGGCGGTCGCGTACGCGATGTCGGTCGGCGGGTTCGAGAAGCGCTCGAGGTAGTTGGGGGCGGCGCGCGCGGCGATGTGCTTGAGCACCATCCAGTACGCCAGCTCGCGGCCGAGGCCCTCGCGGGTCGGGTAGTTGCCGCGGACCTGCGGGGAGTGGACGACGAACTTGCCGGGGTAGTCGGCGACGCGCCAGCCAAAGATGCCGGGCGGGAGGCGGACGTCGCCGTAGGGGGAGCCGATGACGGCACCCTGGTCCCAGATGTAGAGGTCCCAATTCCAGGGGTCCGGGTACGAGAGCCGACGCGAGTGGAGGAAGACCATGTCGGTCACCCTCCAACGTTTGCTGCGCTGGTCGCGGCCCCAGACCATCTCGGTGCCCGAGAGGGCCCAGTAGTCGGCCCAAGCCAGCGACTTGAGGTGCTGCTTGAGGCGGGGAACGCGCTCGAGGTCGCGCTGGCACTCGTCGGCGATCCGGTCAGCCTTGTCCTGGCGAGTGGAGGCTTCCTTCCGGTAGGCGGAGACGCGCGGCCGCTTCTTGCCCGACTTGGTCTCCTCCTCCGGAAGCGCCGGGGCGACCACTTTGAAGGCCGCGTTCGCGATCGTGGTGGCGCGCTTCTCGACGACCGCGTAGCAGTGCGGGTCGCGCTCGATCAGCTCGTCGAGTAGGTCGACGTAGAGCTGGCGGTAGCCGGTGAGGCAGAGCCGCATCCGACTCGAGACGGTCTCGAGCGTAAGGTTGCGGCCGACGATGATGGGGTAGCGCTCGATCTGGGTCGGCGGCGCTACCTGGCCCTCGAGCTGGCGCGTGTCAGGGGCCCCGCCGCCGGGCCGCGAGCGCTCGCGGCGCATGGGACTCTCGCCCTGGTCGGTAACGAGGGGCTCCGGGTACGCGATCCCGTGGGCCCGAGGGCTCGGGACGCTCCGCTGGTTGAACGGGTCGCTGATGGCCCCGTAGAGCGGGTGCCAGGCGACGCCGTTGTCCCCGTTGCTCAGGGGGACCCGGAAGCCGGGGTGGAACCTCGACTCGCTCACCCCTCCCTCGCGAGGGAGTCCGGGACCTTCATGGAGAGGACGGAGATGAGCATGCGGGCGACCTTCTTGGCGTCACGTGAGGAGGACTCGTCGCGCAGGACCCGGCGAGCGATCCGGATCGCCGAGGCGGCTGCTGGCTCCTGGTCCTCCTCGGGGGGTGCCGATGACTGGGGCGCGGGCACGAACCGGGCGTGGGCCGGGGGGTTGACCCACTCCTCGATGTTCTGGTGCGTGATGTTCTTCGGGGGCGGGGCCGGCACCATGCCGGGCGGGCAGACGACGCCCATGTCGGGTAGGTCGCCGCCGTAGGTCGAGGTGAGGACCTCCGGCTCACTCGGCGGTGCGGGGGCTGCCGGCAGGGGCGACGCGGGCTCGGGGAATCGGACGGGTCGACGCATCTAGTAGTCCGAGGGCCGGTCCCCGATCTTCCGCTCCTGAGTCGGACGGAGCCGCTTCTTGCGGCGCTCGTCCTTGTGGGGTTTGCAATAGAGGCAGCCCGCGCGCTGGTGCTTGGGCCTACGTCGCTTGTGGTGAGCCATCGACATCTCCCACCCCTGGTCGGGGCTCGGTAGTGTCCGGCTTGAGGGTGCGGGAGAGGAGCATCAGGACCTCGGGGAGGCGATCACCACCGACCTCTGTCCGCCGGGCGACGTCAACTCAAGGGAGTCGTGGCGACCATAGGCCAGTACGGTGGAGCGCGCGTCGGTCTGGACGGTACCGCCCATGTAGAGGCAGAGGGCGAGGGCGTCGCCGCGGTCGGGCGAGCGGCCGAGGCGCTTGCGGACCTCGTCCTTGGACTCGGCCTTCTTGCGCGCGCGATTGTCGTGGCCGTAGCGGGTCGCGATGAGGTCGACCATCAGCATGTCGTACTCGACCTGGGCGGGGCCCGTGACCGCGCACGGGAGCGCGGCCGGGGCCGACTCCAACCACTCCTTCACGCCGAAGAGGAGCTGGGTCCGCATGTTGTAGAGGTTGTCCTCGTCGTCGGCGACCTCGGACGAGTTGACCTCGACGACGTCGCACATGAGCTGACCCTCGAGGAGCTTGCCCTTAGACCAACGGAGCTGGCGGAGCATGTCGGCGATCCCGGCGCCGTAGCCGCCGCCCGCGTCGATGTTGACGAGGGCGCGTCTCTCGTCGGGGCGTTGCCGGGCGTTGTAGAACTCGATCTCCTCGCGGACCCTGGCGACCACGTGCTGGGTGAGCGCGAAGGTGGGGTTGGCGTCTTGGCCGGCCTGCCCGCGAATCTTGGCGCCCTGGATGGCTTGGAGGCGATAGACGCGGCGACCGCGCCGGGTCGCCATCGCGATGGCGTCGGTGCCGAAGCGGGCGGGGTCGATGCCGATGACGAGGCGGCCGACGCCGGTCACGTAGCCGGGCTGCCCCTCCGGAATGAGCCAGCGGGCTCGCGCCTTCTCGACGAGGCCGAGGGGGACGATGGAGTTGTCGGACTCGGAGGCGAAGTCGCCGAGGCGGCGGGTGACGTAGAACGAGTGCGTGGTGCCGAAGATCTCGGCGTCCTTGGCCATCTCGTCCGGTTGGGCGAGGCCGGGGATCGCGGTGGCCCAGGCGAACTCGCCCGTGCGGTGATCGCGGATCTGGACGCGCTCCCTCGTGCAGTTCGGGGTGTCCCAGCCCGACATGTACATGCTGACCCAGGCGCCCCTCATGGCGTGGAAAGCGTCGAAGAAGGGCCCGTCGTTCTGGATCGGGTTGCCGATCATGACGAGGGAGCCGCCGCCCGCGAGGTTGCCGGCCATGGCCTCGAACATGGGCTGGTCGATGCCGGAGGCCTCGTCGATGATGAAGCACATCGAGGGGCCTGAGAAGCCGCCCCAGCCCTCCTGGGAGGCGGGCGAGAAGCCCTTGAGGAAGCGACCGTCCCAGAGATGGATGCCGGTCGCGGGGTCGTCGGGGACGTGGAGGCCGAGCGGGCAGCGGGCCTGGCGGACGACCTGCTTCAGCTCGGCCCAGAAGACGCCCTTGATGTTGTCATAGGTGGAGGAGGTGACCAGCACCTTGGCGCCCGGCTTGGTGTTCAGCCACCAGAGCGCAAAGATCACGACCGTGTTGGTCTTCGAGCATTTCTGCGCGGACCGGATCGCGACGCGCCGGTTGAAGCACATCATCCGGAGCATCTGGCGCTGCTTGCGCCAGCACCAGATCCCGAGCACTTCCCACGCAAAGGTGACGGGGTCGCGGCGCCACCGCTCCATCGCCTCGGCGAGCATCTGGGCGCCTGAGTCGTTGACGGCCTCGAGGCCGTCGCTGAGGACGATCTCGGGAAGGGGTTCGGGCTCCGGGTGAGGTGGGGGAGCCAGGGCGAGGGATGCTCGCTGGGCCTTGCGCTCGAGGGCTCGGCGCTTCTTTGGAGTAAGGAGGATGTCGGGGCGTGCTACTCGTGCCATGCGTTGCGGGAGTAGGTGCGGCGGCCGAGTGCGGGGTGCTGGAGCCCGGGGGAGGGGAGGGAGCACTCCGCGACCGTACCGCCGCAGTTCTATTCGGCCGAGGTCGACTCGACCTCGGGGAAGCCGAGGGAGGAGCGGCTCCGGCCGTAGCCGGTGATGACGTGGACGACGGCGCCCGGGGGAGTCGGCTCCCACTTCTTGGTCATCTCGTTGTACCGCTCGGGGCGGTTGTCGGGGAGGGACTCGAGACGGACAAAGCCGCCCGCGGGGTGGGCTCGACACTCGATCGCGGGGACGGGTGGGACGTCCTTCCGCCACTTGAAGTCGGGGGTGGTCATGAGGGGACGTAGCAGCAGTTGTACTCGGCCTCGGCCTTGACAGGGACGTCCTCGGCGCTCTTGGCGCGGCCGTCCGGCTCGAAGTAGGACGTCCTCGAGTCATGCTTGTGACGGACTTGGAAGAACAGGTTGGGGTCTTGGTGCTCGGTCAAGGTCTTGGCGGTCCTTCTGACGTCCCCGCGCGGGGACGTCGCTATTGGAGCGTGCCCGGCGGCCGCTCGGCGCCGTTCCCGTCCGGGCTCGGCTTCTGGGGGCCGAGGGGGCCGTCGTCGGTGAGGTCAGACGGGGTCTTGATCTCCCCGCTCGCCATCGCCTGCTGCCAGGCCGCGAGGCCGGACACGTTGTGGCTGACGTCGACGCGCTCGGGCGCGAACATGCCGAGGAGCTTGGCCTTGGTCTGCACGAGCTGGTTCATGGTCCGGAAGGCCTCGTTGACGGCCTTGGGGTCGAAGCCGACGCGGTCCGGGTTGGCGGCGTCGGCGTCCTTCCAGCACCGGTCCACCACTTGCCAGAGGCGCGTGACGGCGGCGTCGATGCCGCGGCACTCGTTCAGGACCTTGTGGGTGACGTCCGCGGCCTCGAGGAGGGCGGCCAGCTCGTTGTAGCGCTCGAGGAGCCGGTGCGGAGTCGACTGGTTCTTCCACCCGAGCGCCTGCGCGATCTGACGGTAGCTGTACCCCTGCGCCGCGAGCGCGACCGCCTGCGGCAGCTTGGGGTTGTCGACCACGAGCCGGTCCATGGCGTTGTGGGCGTCGACCCGGACCTTGACCGCCTTGGTGCCCGAGCTAGCCACGCCGATTCTCCGAGTCCAGAACCTCTGGAGTCAGGGAGCGGTTCTCGACGATCGACCGCGCGTCGACGTCGGTGATGTGCCCGGCCGAGAGCAGCATCGCGGTCGCCTCTCGGGCTCCGAACTCTCGGGTCGCCGAGGTCGGTCTGACTCGATTGAGAGCCACGGGGTCCTCGGGGGCGGGGGGTCCCGGAAAACATATTCCCATACCCTTATGTGTAGGACGGTACAGCCCGCTCCATTACGTCATGGGAACGGGGACTCTGGGGATCTATTTGCGGGCGGGTCGAGGCTTGATTGCCGTGTAGAGAGGCGAGTGTCGGGGGTGTCGGGTCGATAGTGGGCGTCGCGCGCGCGAATTCTGCGCGAGGCGCAAGTTTGGAGATGTAGGCAACGACAAGAGAGGGTGGGGGTCGTCTTCATGCAACGCGTCGGCGGCCAGGTCCAGGGACCGAGAGCGTGGGTGGGTCGGGGGCGTTGATGAGTCGGTCGAGCCAGTCCAGAACGTCTCGGGGGATGAAGCGGTAGGCGCAGCACGCGCACTCGTCATCCTTTTTGCGCTTTCCGCTCCTTCTTGATGTGCGCGATGGCGCGCTGGACGCAGGCCCGGCCTCCCTTCGCCGTCGTAGTCGTACCCTTGGCGAGGACCTGGCCGGTTGCGGCGTCTCGGACCAGCCACGCCGGGGGGTCGCCCTGGAACCAGTAGCCCTCGACGCAGCCGGAGAGATTGGAGTCCTCGGCGTGGCAGCGCCAGAGGACGGCCTCGAACATGATCTTGGCGTTGAACTGGTTCACCATCGGTCACGGGCCGTCGTCGCAGAGGGCGAAGAGCGCGGAGGTCGCGGACGTTCCCGGGTAGCGGCGGCCGCCGTCGAGGGCCTGGGTGCCGACGGGTCTCATTTTCTTATCGGCATGAGGAGCACCGTCCACTCCGTCGAGTTCAGGTTCGACGAAGCCGTGATGGTGACCGGCTGGTGCTTGTCGGTCGGGGGGTAGAAGGTGAGGGCCTCGGGCATCTTCTCGACCCGTCGACCCTCTCGCGTTTCCCGCATCGGGAGGGCTTTGACGATGAGGTAGGTGTCGGCGAGGTAGGAGCCGTTGAAGGACGCCGGAACTCCCACGTGCTTGGCCCCGATCTGTGGGGCGACCTGGTCGATCTGCCGGGGGTGGGCCTCCTCGGGCTCCTTGGTGAGGACGCAGATGTCCTTGTCACCTTGAATCGCGATCTCGATCGGACTCCCGAGCCGGGGGGTGATGACGATCTCTCGGAGATGGGTGACGCTTTCGAGCGTCTTTCTCGGGACCAGGATGGCGTCCTTCGTCTTGGCGGCGCGGTCGTGGTCGACGCGGTCCTTGGTGACGGCGAGCGCAGCGCGGTGGCCGTCCGTCGACCAGGCCCGGCCCTTCTCGGTGTTGAGGACGAGGCTGGAGAGGGCGGGGCGGATAGCGTCTCTCGCCATGTGGGCGAGGAGGACGGTGATCTCGGCCTTGGTGAGGTGCCAGGACGTGTTCCCCTTCTCGTCGACGGTGGTGCGCATAGAGTCGAAGATGGCGCGCGTCACCCCGTGCGTCGGGTAACGGTGCCGGGGAAGACGGCCTTGGCGTCGTTCTCGAGCTTGCGGACGCGAGCGGCGAGCCCGTGGTTCCGCTTGCGCTCCTCGGCCAGGACCTCCTCGAGCCGGAGCATGCGGGTCGAGAGGTCCTCGTACTCCTCTCGTGAGACGTAATGGCGGGCGAACATGGCGGGGTGGCGGGCCCGGAGCTTGAGGAGGTTGATGAGCTTCGCGGCCCCCCGCTCGTCGAGCCCGATCCACCAGACCTCGTCGGCCGGGATGCCCTGCTCCTTGTCCCGCTTCATCGTGCGCACGAGGAGGTTCAGGGCGTTGTGGTACTGGTACTTGCCGATCTTCCACCGCCTCGCGAAGTACTGGACGTCGACGATCTGGCCGATGGGTGGGAGGTAGCGGGGGCGGGAGCGGCTCATCGAAAGACCTCGAAGACCTCGAAGACCTCGACGGTATCGTCCGGACCGCTCTCATCTTTAGAGAGCTTCGCTATCGCCGACATGCACCGCAGGCATCGCTCGCGGTGGCCCTCCTCGACCAGGACGGTCGCGCGCGCGAGCCGTCGGGCGCCGACAAGCCGCATCGCCTCCGCGTAGGTGCCGTGCAAGTGTGTGCGGACCGGGTGCGAGGCCGCGATCTCGTCGTCTTCGGGTAGTGGGGAGTCCTCCCACTCCGCAGGGCACGGATCGGCGGCAACGTCCCCGTTGTAGAGGAGGGAGCCGTGCGGCTCACGGTGAGAGCCCGCGGTGAGAAGTTGGCCCTCGGGGATTCCGTAGACGAGACGGAGCGTTCGCATGGTCTTTTTCGTCATGTCTTCCGCGCTCCGGCGTGGTAGGTCTTGCAGAGGCCGCACCAGCGGAAGCCGCCTGGACCGGGGTCGAGCGGGCAGATCGGGTTGGTGCTCTTCTCGAAGTAGAGGTCGGCGTGCTGCTTGGCCATCTCCTGCTCTTCCGGAGTAGGTACGTGCTTGTCGTTGAAGATCCGAAGCGCGGCGGCGTTGAGGTCGGAAGGGGCGGGCTCCTCGGGCCTGCCCTCGCCGCACTGCTCGCACCAGGCCACGTTCTTGAAGACCACGATGGTGCTGTCGCCGGCCATGTCGAGGTGGGTGCAGCGCGGGTTGGGGCGCTTGCGAGTCGTGCTCTCCTCCGGGACCTTGACGCGCGTCACCCCTCGCCTCCGCCGCTTTTGATGTCGTCCCCGGAGACGGGTTGGTTCCCGGTTGACGCCAGGAGCGCGTCGACGTTCTCGGGGTTGCCGGTAACGACGACCCGGCGCGATCCCAGCTTGCTCGAGAACTTGACCTCGACGCCGATCCGCTTGACGTGCTCCTCGAGGGCCCTCTGGTACTTCCAGCTCGACGGGAAGTGCGGCGGGGCGAAGAGGGCGACCTTCTTGGTCCCGGCCTTCGGGCAGTCGAGGACGTGCCGGTCCCGCGCCGCGTCGAGGACGCGCTGGGCGCTGGTCCGGACGGGCTCGTCGGCGTCGTCGGGGATGACGGCCTTGGTGCTCCACCCGCACGCACAGGACGCGATGATGTCGCTCATGCGTCCTTCCTGTTGCGGCGGCGCCGGGCCCGCAGGTTGAGGGCCTCCCGGAGCCAGTCCGGGTGCGTGACGAGCGTGTTGGCGTAGGCGTGGAGGGTTCGGGCGTAGGAGCGGATCGCCATGCGCCGGAGGTCCTCGACGCGCCTCTTGGTCGAGCGCCGGGCCCAGTCCTCGAGCATCTCCATGACCGTGCGAGGTGGGGGGACGCGCTTGGCCCGCTCCTCCGAGAGGGCGGCGAGAGACTCGGGCAGGTTCAGGACGATGCCGGTGTAGGAGTTTCCGGTAACAAAGATACTCCCGTTTCGACGTGCCACCCAAGTGCTGTTCGGAGTTTGCACGCACCAAACTAGACCTTCGTAATCGATCCACTCGCCCGGCCAACGCCCGTCGTGTTTCTCGTGATACCAACAGGCGAACTGCCGGAGGCTCGCTCCAGGAAGAGCTTGGGGGATTCGGATCTTGGTATTCTGAGGGGGCATCTGGTCGACACGAGCAACTTGGAATGGTCCCCATCGTCCGCGCAACTGCCTCTGGAAAACGACGCGGTGGTTGGGCGTGAGAAGCATGTCGACTCGTGACGTCTGGACGTGCAACATCTTCCCCTTGTAAGGGGCCACGATCTTTCCAAGAATAGGTTGCCACTCCAACTGCTCCGAGGAGAGTCCCATCGTTGCTACGAGGTCGCCCTCCTGAACCTCATGATGGGTTTGCCATCCTCGAATAGTCAGAATTTCGGTTTCTGGGTCAACGCAACCGTTCTCGCCGTCGACGGTGAACTGGCTCGTCACGAACCCGTGGTCGCCGTTGAAGGTGAGCCAGCGCTGGCGGGCGACCTCGCGCTCGTCGCCGGCCAGGTGGGAGTACACCCGTGCGATCGGGCGGGCCCAGCGGATGTGGTGGCCCTTGCTCATCGTGCGCTCGTGGAGGCCGGTGAGGCGCTCCTCGTTCCAGACCGAGGTGTCGCCGATGTCGAAGTTGATGGAGCCGACGTCGAGGAGGGCGACGCGCTCGCAGTGCCACCACTCCAAGTCCTCCTTGGCGATGGCCATGGCCTTCTCGAAGTAGCGCGAACTCGTAGCCGGGGCGTCGACCATCTCCTCCCTCAAGGTTTTACGCGAACAGACGAAGCTTGGTAGATGCCGCGATCAGGACCCCCAGTCGACGAGCCCGAGGGGTCGGAAGGCGCCGATGACCTCGAAGTGGAGCGAGGGCTTCCAGCCGTTGAAGGTCCCGGGTGGAGCCTGGATGGCGCGCTGCGGGTCGGGCTTGTGGGAGCGGGTGATGTGGGGTGCGACCTCGACGGGGTCGCGGGGCCGGCGGCGCACGACACCAAAGCGGGTGACGGAGTTACTCATCGTCCATCTCCTAGCACGCCGAGGAGCGTGGCTGCAATGCCGGCGGAGGCGACGAGCGCGGCGGCGAGGAGGGTGAGCTTGGCGTTTCGGACCGAGCGGCGCTCGCGCTCCTCGCGCGCCTCCACGCACTGCCAGGTGTGAAGGGATGCGAGAACCCGCAATACGCGCACCGCATCTCACGGGGCATACGGGTGCTCCTTGAAGTAGTCCTTGGCGCGCTGCATGCGGGCGTGGGCGAGGGGGCAGTTGTGGTCGTCGCCGACCTCACGGTAGTGCTCGCCGCTGTAGCCGCAGAGGCCGATGTTGGCCCGGAGCGACGACCGGAGGATGTGGAGAGCAACCCGGATGGCGAGCCGCCGGTCCTTGATGAGGTCAGGACCCGTGATGGCGGGACCCGTGCCTCCCATCGACGTGAAGCCGTCGACCGTGAGCCAGATCCCCTTGCCGACGTGGATCTGCATGATGCTCCAGGCGTTCTTGCCGTCACACCCCATGCCGGCCTTCTTGAGGAGGTCCAGCTCCTCGGTCTTCTCAGGGTGCAGGCCGTTGCAGGTGCCGTCGTCGATGCTGGGCCAGTAGCTCGACTCCATGAACGCGATGGAGGCGAACAGGAGCGCCGTCTTGGCGCGGCCGTCCGCGCCCTCGAACAATGACTTCTCGGCCGGGTCGGTCGCGACCGCCTTGAAGTCCTCCGCGATCGACTGGTAGTGAGAGACGTCCTTGTGGGGCATGAGGTGCTCGGGGCTCCAGGTCTTCATGGCGGTGACGAGGTAAGAGACGAGCGGGTCCATGGTGCTCCTCCGGCTCAGGTTGACCCGGGAGTCTGCAACGGTCTGACTTTGGAGGCAAGTGCCTCGCGGTCCAGCAGTTCGCAGACCTTCTTACCGAGAACGGCGATGCAGTCGTGGAGGACGGCGACGTCGGCGCGAGGACGTCGACGCCGAGTTCTCGGGAACTCCCCCTCGACGATGTGTGACCCCATCACTCCTCCCAATCTTGCTCGGACGCGGCGCGCGATGCCGAGACCGCCCGGCTCGTGGGCGTGGGCGCTGCTCGTCGCGCAGCCTCGGCCATCCGATCGCGAGCCGTCCACTGAACGAGGCGGTAGACGGCGACCTCGCGGACGCCCCGCACATCCCCGGACGCCGTGTAGACCGAGTGCCCGTGCTCGTGGTCGGGGCCGATCTCGCAGCCGGGCAGGCCGCAGAACTTCCGGAGGCGCCGCTCGAGCACGCCGTCATCCTCGAGGACGTGGAGGTCGACGTAGACGGTGTGGCCGAAGACCTCGCGGAGCTGGTAGGTGGTGCGCTCGCCCTGGACGGCCAAGTGGGCGACGATGCGGGCTCGGCGGCGCTTGCCGAAGTAGTGCTCGGCCAGCATCGCGATCGGGGGCGTGGCGGCGAGGGTGACGCCCATCACGATGGCGGTGGTGAGAGTCATCGCTTCGGCTCCCCGCGAGCGGTAGCCAATGCACAGCCCTCCCATGTGGAGTGCGGTTTCTTATGGTTGCAGTTCTTTAGACGAAGCCGCTCGGCAGCCTGCTCGCGCGAGAGGTTGCACGTGCACGTAGCCGACAGAGAACCGCAGTTGAAGCAGTCGCTCATCAATCGATGCTCCTGGCCAGCTCGGCGTCGATGGATTGGGACAACTCCTCGATGAGTCGCGGATCGATTCCCCGATCTACGTAGAGGAGAATCTCCGTGCGAACGCGTCGCAGGAGGTTGCGTACGCGCACGACCTGCTCGTGCTTGACGGTCCCGCGCTCCTGGGCGTTCTTGCAGGTCTCGCGGTAGGTATTGCGCTCGATGACGACGGAGATCAGCTCGACCTCGAGGGCGGCGACCCTCTTGCGGAGGTCGGCGAGGTCATGCTCGGCGAGGCCGAGGAGCCTGGAATAGTTGACGGGCTCGTGCGCCTCCGCCATCGCGCAGCACGCCGCTCCACAATAGATCCCGGTCGGGTTGTGCTCGAGCCGGGCGCCGCACTGCTTGCAGCGCCGCATCATCGCGGTCGTCTCCATCTCGGCCATGACGGACTCAGATGACGCGGTCGGCCTGGCGGAGCTTCTTGCGGAACTCGGCGAGGAGGGTCTCGCAGTGCTCGGGGATCTCCTCGGCGCGCTCCTCGGCGAGGTCGCTGTCGCAGATCTCGTCGCAGAGTCGGAGGCCGAGCAGCTCGACGTCTCGGTCGAGCCGGGACTTGAGGGTCATGGCCGAGATGGCGGCGAGGACCTCGGCCTTCGTTCCCGGACGGGTATCCTCCTCGGCGGCGACGCGGTCGAGGATCTCGCGGCAGTGGTGCCGGTAGACGGCGTCGCTGAGGTCGAAGGTCGGACGCAGGAGCTTGAACGACTTCCAGACCCGGTCGGCTTGGGCGGGGTGCCGACCCTTGGCGTCGACGATCTCGTCCTCGGAGACCCTCATGCGGTCGAACGTCCGGAGGATGGCGTTGCCGGCCGGCCTATCAGCTCCCGGAAGGCGTCCGGGACCTGCCAGGTGACGGGGTTGCCGATCTGGACGCGCTTTCGCCCGTGGCTGATCGGTACTCATGCGCGGGTCATTGCGGCTTTCCTCGTTTGATGTCGTCGACGTCCTCGACCTCCTTGACCCCGATCGACTTTAAGGTGATGCCCATCACCGCCTCTACGAATGATCGTCAAGTCTTTTTCTTTTCCTCAGAGTCCTTTTTCTTCGAGGAGGGTGAAGACGTTCCAGGCGCCGACCTCGCGGATGAAGGCCTGGGCGGCCGCGGTGACGTCGTTGGTGCGGAGGACGTCGACGCCCGGGCCGGGCTCGAAGACGTCGTAGACGACGACGACGAGGCCGCCGTTGGCGCGTTCGGCCGGGACGTCGGAGGCTCCGACGCTCGCGTAGGTGTGCAGGATCGGCTTGCCGGCTCGAAGGACGCGCTCGACCTCGGCGAGGGCGTGCTCGTTGATGCGGCCCTGGAGGTCTCCGGCGATGCCGAGCAGGTGCTCGCGCTCGGGGTGACCGTCCGGGAACTCCTCGGCCTCTCGTTCGCAGAGGGCTCGGAGGTCGTAGAGGAGCGAGGGCTTCATGGCGCCTCGAGGTAGTCGCAGCCCGCGGCCTTCGTGGCCTTCTCCGGCGCCCCGCACACCTTGCAGGGAATTGGAGGACGGGCCTTGGGCTCCGTGGCCACGTAGAGCGGCAGCGGCGTCGCCTTCCGCACCCGCGTGCCGTCCTTCCGCACCCGGGTCGAGAAGCCCATGATGGAGAGTTTGACCTGGTTCTTCTTGGTGAGCGGCTTCGACTCCTCGGCCTGTCGGAGGAGGTCGTCGGCGTGCTGGGCCGCGGTCCCGGGCTCGAGGGCGTGGATGCAGGGGTAGGTTTGGCGGTCGACCCCGACCCCGGCCGCGCGCGCCGCGGCCTCGCGGAGGAGGGAGGGATTGCGCTGGATGGTGCGGCTCACCGGACCACCTCGCAGGTGACGACGGCGCTGTTGGTCTCGACCGTGACGCAGTCGCCGGCCTCGAGGGCGTCGATCTCGTCGTCCGAGAAGAAGCGCGACAGGGTCTTGCAGAAGACCACCGCCGTGACGATCTCGGCCTTCTGCGTCTGCTCGTCCGTGACCCTGATCGACTTCGATGCGTCCATGTTCCGTCCTCCGGTTCGTCGCGGTTCCTCGCCTCGACCTCTCAGACCATAAAGCTCCTACGAACGTTCGTCAAGTCTTTTTTACTCTTTTCAGGAGGACTCTGGGAAGCGGAGGCGGTGGACTGCGATCCGCGCGCGGTCGCGGCTACCGGCGACGTTCCAGTCCCGGCAGCGTCCCGACGGGTGCGGGAGCAGGAGCAGGACGGACCGGCAGACATGGGCGAAGAGGGGGCCACGAGCGCGGCCCATCAGGCGGCTCAGGTCCGCGGACGTCGTGGTCGTGAAGGGGGGTTGATTGGCGACCAGGAAGGCGCCCGCGACCTTGCGGCCGAGCAACACCATCGGCTGGCCCTCTGCCTCTTCGAGGAGGGTCTCGGCGGCCTTGGCGGCCTCCTTGGCGTTCCACTTGCGCCGGCAGAGGTTGCGGCGCTGGATGTTGGGGCCCAGGTACTCGCGGAGCGAGAGTCCGAGGATCTCCATGAGGCGGTGGCCGCTCGCGCGTTCCGGGTAGGGGTAGAGGGCGTACTTGGGATCGGACCCGTACGGGTTGTCCTCGCCGACGAGCCAGACCTTGCCCATCAGACGTGCTTCTCGGCAGCCATAGCGGCTTGGCGTGCGCCCTCGGCGGTGCGAGAGCATCCCCGAGCCGCGAAGTCCTCGTGACCCCCGAGGTTGTCGCTGTAGCGCTCGATCTCGGACTCGAGGATCACGCACCAGCGGAACTGGCCCTGGGTGCCGGGCGTCTTCTCGACCACCAGCCGGGCCACGCCCTTCCGGACGTAGGGGATCTGGGCGCGAGGCTCGGCGGGGTCCTCGGACTCGACGACCTGGAGCCTGGGGACGTCGACGTTGGCGATCCAGCACTGGTCGGAGGTCTTGTTCCACTTCGGGCGGGGGGTGGGACGGAGCAGGCCGCAGAAGCCGCACTCGTCGTCGGCGTCGATGCCGTGGGCTCGCCAGCAGGTCTCGTCGCAGTCGCAGAGGAGGCGCAGGGGCTCGCTGTCGACGGGCTCGAGGTGGACGTAGATCTCCGATACCGCGGCTGTCTCGCCCGAATCGAGCCCAAACGCGTTCATGTGATGCAGGACGTCGACGACGTTGAAGTAGGTGCGCTCGTGGGGGAGTCGATCGCTGTAGACGTTGATGGTGTCACCCACCTTGGGGATCGGTCCCGAGCACTTCTGGAGCAGGACCCAGTCATCGGCACCCTCCGGCATCACCTCGAGGCGGTACTCATCCATGGGGAGGGAGATGGCGCCGAGGGTGGTGATGAGCGGAAGCTGACGTCCCCGCGCGGGGACGTCGCTCCCTTGCGAGGACGTCGGGCAGGGCGTAAGATGATGGGCATGAGTCGAGAGCACCTCCAGTCGATCTGGGAGCGCCTCACCGCGAGTGAGCGGGAGGCCGCGCTCGCAGAGGACCGTGCTGCGCGCGAGAGCGAGGAGGCGGAAGCCCTCGCCCAGGCGCACGCCGAGGTCGCGGCCGAGTGCGCGCTCCTCGGGATCGCCACGAAGGGTGCAAACTGACCGCGAGACCCAGATCACGAACCAGCCGAGAGGCGTCCAGCCGCCCCAGTTCTTTCGGTTCGAGCTTGTGAAGGCCACCGCCGTAAACGCGGCCGTGGCCGAGAAGCTCCGAAACGTCGGTCTCGTCGAGGAACGCGCGGATGGCCTTCGCCTTCTCCGGTTCCGCGCCTAATACGTCGGCGATCTCGCCCTTCGGGATTAGCATCAAGTACACGTTCGTGGCCGTTGCATCTGAGCGATTCCAGAAGAACTTGAACGGCTTCGTCATTCGGCCGCCACGCCCCATGTATGTCGCGACGATGGGAGCTGATGCACGTTGCTCCTGTGAGTACCAGGGTCGCCGCCCGCTTGTGAGATACCCGGTACGAACCTGCTGCCCTTCGGGCGATTCGAGGTAGCTCCACAACTTCGGGAACGCCTTCCTGACTTGCTCCTCCGGAAGGTTGCAGTCAAGGAGTGCGAGAGGAACTTCAAGTTTGGGATAGCCATCTGGGCCGCGCTCAATGACCGCTCCCGTGAGGTGGCGGGAGGAAGGAAGTACGGGTCGGAGAAACTTGTCGGGAATCCCGATCGCCTGGAACTCCGCGCGGGGTCGGACGAAGAAGTCATTTGCTCCGGTAGCAATCCCTCGCTTGACGTCAAATAGGTCGCCGAGCGTCACAGTTGGAACGTCCATCTTGTGTTCTTGTCCGTTTGGGCGGAAATAAAAGCTCCATTTCGGAGCGTGTCGAAGCTCGGTAAGGGAGATTTGCTGGCTCCGAACCGGCGCCGAAAGAGAGCCTACAGTCATGTCGCATACACCTCCTTTGGGTGCCTCCCGCTTGCGGAACAAGACGACCGCCGATGAGACGAGCGCATCCTTGAACTGCACGTCGGCTGCATCGAAGCGGTGTACCCGAAGAAGCGTAACGCGAGAGCATAAGTACTCTTTGAGAGCTGCCCCATAATTCACGTCCATCCACTCGCTCGGGATCAGCCAAGCGGCAACGCCGTCGTCAGACATCCATTCGTGCGTTAGGAGCACGAAATAAACATAGAGCCCCGAAAGCCCGCTCACCTTGCAGCGCAGCATTGATTCGGCGCGTCGTTGGAGCCCGATCTTCTGTTCCCGGTCAAGATGGTGATGTCGGACGTACGGCGGGTTTGCCAAGACGAGAGTAGCGCGCGTCGCGTTCTCGGTATGTGGCTTCAACTTCGTGAAGTCCCCGTTATTCACCACGAGGCCGGCGTCGGACCATAGGTTGCGGGCGGCCTTGACAAAACGCTCGTCCAACTCGATGCCTCGGGCGGACGCGAGCTTTCGATGACCGCGCTCGTTGAGGAGTGCAGAGAAGAACGAACCCGACCCAATTGAGGGGTCGAAAAACCGAATTGGCCCCCTGAGGTAGTTGAGGGCTGCACGAGCCACTTCGCGCGCCAGCTCGAGAGGAGTGGCGAACTGCCCGAGTTTGTTCCGCTCTTCTTGGGAACGGTCTGCGTCGAGCGCCATTTGAAGCTCCTGCCGACGTGCCTCCAATTCCATGCGTTTACTGAACATGGACGCAGCGGTCCCGTCAAGCAACTTTCTCTTGGCCATGCGTTTCATTTTCGTACCTCGTGGTGCCCGCACTCAGGACATGCCCCCTCGGGCGGAAACTTTCCGGCGAGCAGATCGTCGATGCCGTGCTCGGCGAAGGCCTTCTCGAGGCGGGCGAGGCGGCCGAGGGCTTGGCCGAGGTTCTCCTGGAGGGCGAGGTTGTCCAACTCCAGCCGCTCAATGCGCTCGCCGGCCGTCCGGACCGGGCAATCCGCGAAGTGGTTCTTGACCAGCTCGTCCCAAGGATCCCGGGGCTCGGTGGGGAGGTTGCCGAGCACCTTGTTGCAGAGGGGACAGTGGACGAACATTTACCACCAAACTCCCCGGTGCCCCCAGACGCTCCGGTTCTCTGGCGTGATGGGGTCCATCTGGAAGGCCTTGATGCCGGCTCGGGCGAGTGTGGCGCGCGCCCCCAAGCGGTAGGGCTCGACGAACATGACCCGACGGACTCCGCCGAGGTTGATGAGCCGTTTCGCGCAGAGCACGCAGGGCTCGTTGGTGCAGTACACGAACTTCTCGACAGAGCGGGGGACGTCGGCGTTGATGACGGCGTTCTCCTCAGCGTGCAGGCAGCCGCACTTGCCGGGCTCGTGACCGTCGCAGTCGTTGTCGAGGCCCGTGGCGTTCCCGTTGTACCCGACCGAGAGGACCTTGCGGTGGTCGGTGCTGGTGATCACGCACCCGACCGCGAGCCGCCGGCAGGTGGAACGGCTGGAGAGCGCGAAAGCCAGCTCCATCGAGATGGCCTCGAAGGTCGGGCGCTTGGCCACCCGAGCGGCGTGCTCCAAGCCGTCAAAGGCGCCGGGGTTGTTCTTCGTTTCCATGCATCCGAGATGGCGCGGTCACCACCCGCCCGCCGCAGTCACCTTGGGTAACCACTCCCAAAACGTGACCCCGGAGCGGCACGTCGGGCAGGCTCCCCCGCGGTTGTCGCAGTCGTCGTGCATCACGAGCCACGCTTGCCAGTAGAGCATCAGCGGTCGATGGCCCAGGTCCTCAAGAAGACGCGACCGCCCTTGCCGTCCGAGTATTCGTCGACCTCGACGTCGACGATCGCGACCCCGCTGCAATTCCCGACGTTGTCAACCCACACCCGAGAGCCGCGGTGCATCTTGTATTCGCCACCCTTGTAGCCGGTGTAGGTGCCGCCCACGGCGCCGATGAGGCTCTCCCGGAAGAGCTTGGCGTTGGGTTGGATCCACCCGTGCTCGTAGAAGTCTTCGTGGTCGGCGTAGCCGATCGCGAGGTCCTCGTAGTAGCCGCGATAGCTGTGGAGGCCTCGTGGTCGAATGGTGCCGAAGTCGAAGACGACGGCGGCGTCGGGGTGGGCCTTCTCGAGCACGTCGATCAGCTCGCCGAGGTCGAGGCCGCGGATGAATTCGGGCGGGGCACTGGAGACGCGCTCGGCAAAGACGAGCTTCTCGACGAGGGCCTCGAGCGAGCGGGTCTTGTCCATGAACTCGTGGATGCGATCCACGGTGGGCTTCTCGAAGTGCTCGGTCATCCAGGCCGTCACGGCCTTCGAGATGGTCTCTCGGGTTGTCATGGGCCCGAAGATGGCGCGCCGTTGGGTCCGCGACCACCTCGGCGCTTCCTCGACGACCACGGCAGGGCCGCGACCGTGTCCCAGCGCCGGACCACGACCTCGACGATCCGGGTCTCGACGCCGACGTGCTCGGTCATCCGCCACTCCCCGTCGGGGCCGTCAACGAGCGTCATGGCACCGAGGGCCCGGTACCGGACGCCCTCGAAGTGTGGGAAGACGTCGCCATGGCGGACGATCTCGGTTCGGTCGAGGCGGACGCGGGCGATGATCTGCCCGTCCTTGAGGACGAGGGAGTCAATGAGGGGCATGGCCATCCCAATCTAGAAGGTTCGCTTCAGCAGAGGAAGAAGATGTCGAGAACATACCGGGCTGGAGGTTCCGGACGTCGCCGATCAGGATCGGCTCCGACCACTCGACGTTCTTGGCGGCCTGGCGGGCGACGCGTGGGTTCAGCTCGAGCCCGAGGAGCTTGGCGAGCGGATAGCGCTTCTGGATGACCCGCGCGATGGCACCGGTCCCGCACCCGAGGTCGAGGACGACGTGGTTGTTGAGGTCCGGGAGTCGGTTGAGGAGCACGCGCGTCGCGAACTCCGGGGTAGCATAGTGGCCGGCGGCTGCGGCGCGCGGGCCTCGTCCCTTGGCGCTCACGTCGACACCAAGCAATCCTCGCGGACATAGTAGAGGCCGGCGAGCCCTTAGTAGCGCGCCTCGTCGGAGATAATGCGGACATGCCACATGGGCGGCAGCTCCTCGGCGGACGAGGGGTACGGACCGCCGAGGATCAAGACATCCAGGCCCGCAGACAAGAACCGCGTTCCTTTGGGCTTACACCGAAGACCCTCGCAGAGAGGCGGTTTGCTCATGGCTCGAACCGCTTGTTCGCGTCGTCGCACGAGATCGTGACGGCTGCCGGCTGCCGGCCAATCGGCCTCACCGAGCATGCAGGCTTCCGCATACTCGATGGCTCCCTCGGCGGTTCGGTCGAGCGGCGCCAACCTGGGGTCCCAGTTGGGGTTCTTCTCGTCTCCGAACTCGTCGAAGTCGACCTCGAACACAATCGTGACGGTGCGTTTCATCTGAACTCTCGAGATGCCGCGGGCACGAACCAGGAGCCGGTGTGGGGCCGCGGCCCTTGGCGCTCATGTTGCTGGGATGGTGTGTGTCACGTTGCCGATCCGGGCGCGACGTTGGAGCCTCGCGAATGGCCGCTGTCGCAACGTTGGAGCCCCGCGCTGCTCTTTGATCCCGGGAGAGAAGTGATGGATCGATTCGTCGCAACGTTGAAGGCCTTGCGCTGCCCTTTGAATGAGGCGTGATCCTCGAGAGCGTCGGCGAGAGCGCGAGCACGAGTCGCAACGTTGAAGGCCTTGCGCTGCCCTTTGAATCTACGTGGCGCTCTCGATCCGGTCGACCGCGTTGATCTGGTCGCAACGTTGAAGGCCTTGCGCTGCCCTTTGAATCGCGCGCACCTCCCCGAGGTCGCTCCGGTCGCAACGTTGAAGGCCTTGCGCTGCCCTTTGAATGAGCTGGACCCGACGCGCCCCTTCAATCAACCGATGCTGTCGCAACGTTGAAGGCCTTGCGCTGCCCTTTGAATATCTCCTCCACGATGCCAATCATTCCGCCGCATTACCGTCTGGCTTGCGAGCGGCCTCCTTCTCTTGTTTCTTTTTCTTGCGTGACGCCCATGCGTTCGTCGTTTTTTCCTTTGGTTGCGCGAACATCTCGCTGCGAGCGCCAGCCGTAAAATACGCGGCACATGCGCGCTCGCACCACCCCTCCTCTTTGTCCCAAGTGGCCATGATCGCGTCCGCGCCGAACGCGTTTTTCAGGGCGCCACGAAGTTGATTCGGCGAAGCTGTGAACCGCACATCCGAGTCCTCGCCCCGCCGAGCCTCGCGCGACAGATCATGGTCGCTCAAGAGCACATGCCGGTACGTACGCGCCCATTGCGCAGCGAGTACGCGGTACATCTCACGTCGCTCGCGGATCGCTTCGTCGCGCGCATTGCGCTCGTAGTCGGCGAGGTGCAGATCGCGGTCACAAAACGCGTGGATCATCTCGTAGGCCGCGACCGCAGATGTACAGCCCTCTACACGGTAACGGCGGGCGAGTTCGTGTACGCGGCCGAGCGACTTCCAGTAGGGCATGGTGTTCGCAGCCTCCACGAGCCAAGGCGTGGCGTCTTGGCTCTCCTTGATGGCGCGAGCGATCTTCGGCTGTGCATCGTTCCAGACGAGGTCGCGCACCGCACGGATTCCGTCTGGTTTGCGGATGCCTTTTGTGATTGACACGGGGACTACGATCTCCCCGACCTGTCCGCGCGTGTCGCGCCACGATGCGACGCGGATCGACTCGTCCGGCATAGCATCCCACGACCACGAGATGGCGACCGCACCCGACAGCGTGCGGTCGAGCGAACGAGCATCAGGAGCCGGATCGTCGACGGTGATCTCGACCGTCCACGTCTCGCGGTACTCGGGTTTGTCCCGGAAGGATCGCGGCACGCACGAGACACGGACCCATTTCCAGCGCGCCGCGTTCGGCACCTCGCGGTGCATCTTGATGTCCCAGCGTGCCCAGATCGGATCGCGTCCATCACTCCCGACGCGGAGCCATAGGGTGGCGTAGCCCTTGTCGCGCCGCTCGACCCGGACATACGAGCACTTCCCGGCAAGGACGTCGACTGTCGTCGTCAGACGTTGAATCTGGACCCCGAGCTGACCCTGCATCGGATCGCGCCAGCGAACGAAACGCGGCGCGTGAGGTGTCAGTCCATCGTCGCCGTAGAGCGGATCCGCACGCGCCTGCTGCGCCTGCGATTCGATGTCCAAGTACGTTCCCCAGAATGTGTGCGTCAGCTCGCGGGCGCCGCGTTGCAGATCGGCGGCGAGTCCGTTGATGCGTTGGATCTCTTCCTGATTGGCTTCCATCGCCTCGCGACGCAGCGCATAGAGCGCTTTCTTTCGCGCGCGAAAGTCGCTCTTCGTCGCGTGCTTGAGCGCGTCTGCGGCCTCGCGGATCTCGTCGGTCTCGTAGACGAGGCGCACAGCATCGCGCCGGCCGCGCTCGATCTCCGTCAGCGTGTTGCGGTAGTCGTGCGCCGCGTGGAGCTGCGACACGACGAGGTCACGATTCATTGGTGGACGTGCACCGAATTTGTAGACACGGATCATGGCTCCCCCAGCAACGTCACGATGGCCTCATAACGATCGGCGAGCCTGGCGGCCTGATCGGCGCGCCTGCCCCGTGCCCCCTCGGCGTGCCGGCGGAGGTGATGGGCGAATGTTTCGACGATTCCCTCGATCGACCACCTACCGTCGACGACCTGCCGGCACGTGACCGGGTCGGACGCCTTCGACACCCACTCGGCCTTATGGTCCTTGGTCCACATCCCCGAGTAGCTGACGATCCGAAGGTTGCCGTCCTCGTCGAAGTGGAGAGCGGCACCCTCGACGATGCCGTCGGCCCGAAACAGCGGCCCACCTACGAGCTTGATCCCGCGCCACGGGAAGTGCGAGACCGCGGCGTCCTGCCAGTTCGACTCACGCACGTCTCCCTTGACGTGTTCGGGCACCCGCGACGCGAGCGCCGGCGCCGCCTGTCGCACGGCGTCCAGGACCGCGACCAGCAGCAGGGCGGCCGACTCGCGCTCGCGCTCGATCGCAGCAATCGACTGCACGTGGTTGGCGGCCACGTCCTCGGCCAAATCCTTGATCTCTTTCACGGGTTCCATGTCGCTTCCTTTCATCGGGTCTCGGGATCGGCGTTGTGGGAGTCGCGCCGGTAGAGGTTGCCACTCGGGGAATCCGACCAGGGCCCGATGATGAAGGACATCCAGGTGAAGTCGTGACCGACTACTTCGACACCGCCGGCCGCGAGGTCCGCGCGGTTTTCGAGCTTGTGAAGAAATACTCTTCGCATTCTGCCGGCGGTCGATGTGTCACCGTGAAAGAGGTGGCTGCGATCGAGGGCTCGGATCTCCTCCACCTCGGCGCCGAGCACGTAGGGGAAGCAGTCGTACCGCCAGAAGGCGAAGAGCTTCTTCACGGCTTCTTCCCTTCCTCGCAGACGAGCAGGATCCCCGAGATTGGAAAAGCGTCGAGTCGAATCGCGATGGTCCCGTTGGCGCGGCGTTCGCCCCGTCCGATCTTGACTCGCCTGACCCCGTCCGGAATGCTGACCTCGGTGTAGACGTCGAGTTTCATCGCTTCCTCCGCGCGGCGCGCAGGGCGGCGTCGATGACGCCCATGAGCTGGTCGGCTTCGTGGACGGTGAGGACGGCTCGGACCTGCTCCTCCCGCCGAGTCTTGAGCGTGAAGATGATCCGCCCGTCGGTGGCTGGGGTCGGGGGCTCGGTCTCGAGGACGAAGTCTCGCTCCTGGTTGGTGGGCCCGGTTCGCATCGTGATCGTCGACATCGTCACTCCTCCTTCTTCTTGACCGCCTGGGGCTCTCGCTTCTCGTATCCGGTTTGCTTCTCTCTCCACTTCGCCCGGAGCTTCCGGCCCTGCTTGAGGGCCCGCTCGCGAAGAGCGACCTCAGCGTCCCACACCCGGACCATCTCGTCGACGTGGGCCTTGCGGTTGTTGCGGCGCTTGAGCGCGGCCTCCGCCATCCGGACCTCGCGCTCTTCCGGCGTCTCAACAGGAGCGGGGGAATGCCGAAGTGTTGGGTCGGCGCGCAGCGCATCCGCGACCCCGCACGCGCCCATCTGGCGGCGGAGCATCTCGTCGATCGCGTAGGCGCGGTTGCCGAAGGGGTGTTGCTCCGACGTGATGCCGAGAAGGGCGTCGACGTCGACGGGAATGCCGAACGCCTCCTTGGCGCATGCGATCAGGCGCCGGCAGAACAGCTCGCCGTGATTCTCGCGCGGCGGGAGCGAGCAGTGCACCAGCTCGTGGAGCAGGACCTCGGCAGCGGCCTCCAGCTCCACGTTGCAGGCGAGGCGCATGTTGACGTGGCGGAACGCGATATGGGCGCGCCCCCAGGCACCGCCGCCCTCGATACCCTCGCGTTGGTGCCGGTACCACTTGATCGTGAACGTGCACTTGGGGTCGACCCGCATGGCGTCCAGCCTCCAGAAGCGGGTGGCGAGCAAGTCGAGGTCGACACCGTCGAGGGTTACGGGATGGGTGTTCACGGCTAGTCCGTCCTCCGGTTTCCGGGCCGACTCCTCGCCGACCGTTCAGATACTATAAACCAACTACGAATGATTGTCAACTCTTTTTTACGGTTCCAGGCCGCCTTCCGGCCCCTCCGAGCAGTACGGGTTGGTGCACTCGCGTGTGTCCAGAGTGAGGGCCTCCCAGCACTCGGGGCAAAGCCCGAGGATGATGGCGGCGCGCCGGGAGGCGGCGGACTCCGACCGGACGATGGCGTCGCCGGTCTCGTCGGTGATGCGCCCGGAATGGCAGATCTCGTCGGGCGTGGTGCTCTGGTCGTAGTAGTCCTCGGCGCCGGGGTCGCAGGCGGCGTTCCAGTAGAGCCTCATCACAACCCCCCGAAGAAGTTGACGAACGCGGCCTGGACGGCCGCGGGGGTGAGGAAGATGGTCTGGGCCTGCGTGGCCGTGAAGCCGTCGCCGAGGTCGATGCGGACTGCGGCCTTCATGCCGATGAGGGTGCCGTCGGCGAGGAAGATGGCCCAGCGCTCGGCCTCGTAGGGGGCGGGGAGGAGGTCGACGGAGAAGAAGCGGTCGGAGCGCCCCCGAACGGTGCGCTCCACCTGGCTGATGTCGGCGAGCTGCCGGCTCACGGCAGATCGGACGCGCGCCTGCTCTCGGACGAGGCTCACGCCGCACCCTGGACGTTGGACTTCGAGAAGAAGCCGATGAACGGGACCTTCTCCCAGCCCGGGCGGCCGTAGGCCTCGCCCGTGATCGCGTAGCGCTGGTGCTGGCCGTGCTCGTCGACCCAGCAGCACTGGACCGTCGGGTCGTCCTCGCCGAAGGGCTCCGGCCACCACTGCCGGGTCGGGCGCTGGTCGAGGAGGGCGCGCTCGCGCGGGGTGACGACGCCCTTCTTGCCGGCGATGAGGTCCATGCCCTCGGCGCGGTAGAGGGCCTCGAAGAGGACCTTGGCCGGGCAGGCCGGGACTGCCCAGAACTTCTTGTGGCGCTTCTTGTCCTGGAACCAGACGGCGCCGAGTTTGCGGAGGGCGTCGTTGGCGGCCGCGTTGAAGCTCATCTCGACCCGCCAGGCCGCGACCACCTTGGTGCCGTCGCACCGGGTGTAGACGTCGCCTTCCGGCGCCTCCTCGACGTGGGCGACGCAGACCGCGTACTTGCGGAGGTAGTCCTTGCGGGTGTAGAGGCCCTTCGCGAGCGCGCGGGCGAGCGTGGTGTAGCCGAGCGCCTCGATCGCGAGCACGATGCGGAGGACGCCCTCGCGCGAGACGTCGCGCTCGAACGCGGTGGCGAGGTACCAGCAGAGACCCGGGCGGCGCTGGTCGCCCTCGCCGATGCCCCGGATCGCCTTCGCCGCGTCCGCGAGGGTGGTGTCGACCGCGCCATCCTCGCGGCCCTTGCGCACACCGTGCGCGTCCGCGACCACCTCGTAGAGGTCGTGCGGGCAGTCGTTGCCGAGCATCTTGAACGCGCGCGACCAGTCGGCCGCCGAGTCCTGGTTCTCGAAGCCCTTGCCCTTGCGGCAGTCGGGACCGATGCCGATCTCGATGCTGAGTGGGTCGGTGAGTTTGCGTCCGCAGATCGCGCAGCTGGTGGCGATGATGTTCATCGCGACACCGCTCGGGACTCCGTTGTCGCCGCCACTCTCGACCGTCTCAAGAATTGCCGCCAAAATCACGTTCGCCTTCTTCCGATCCATGGTCTCCGTCCTCCGGTTTGCGCCGACTCCTCGCCGACCCTCAGACCATAAAGCTCCTATGAATGTTCGTCAAGTCTTTTTTTCTTTTTTCTTGAACCTGCCCGACTCGAGCCCCTTCCACGCCATCGTTACCGCGTCCGCGACGTCGTCCTCGGTCATGTCCGTCGTGTCGATCGCGTGGATGGGCGACTCGATCCAGTGACCGCCGTCGACGATGTCCTTGTAGCCGGCCACGGCCTTCCGGACGAGGTCGTCCCGCTCGTAGACCTCGCGCTTGCCACCGTCGGCAGTGAAGCGCTTTTGGAGTCGGTCGAAGATGCATTCCGGCGTGGCGAGCAGGACGACGTAGAGGTCGGGGACGGCGACGGGGGCGTTGATCTCGAAGAGCCAGGAGCGGTGCTCGCGGACGTCGTGTCGGTCCTCGAGGTGGAGGGCGCCGTAGACGAGGGCGCTCATGGTCCAGCGGTCGGCGACGAGCAGGGTCCCGTCCTCAAGCAGGTTCCGGATCGTCCCGTCGCGCGCGAGGCGGTCGGCCGTGTAGGCGCACTGCATCTCGAACGGATCGAGCGGCTCCTCGCCCGACAACCCGCGCCGCACCAACTTGCCGATCGGCGACCTCGAGCACCCCGGGACCAGGACGGAACCCTGGAACTGCTTGAGGAGGCGCTCGACCTGGGTGGTCTTGCCGGTGCCGTCGGGCCCCTCGATGGCCAGAAACCAACCACGAGGGCTCATGACCGACACACGCAGATGGAGTCGAAGGTCAACCTTCCCATGGTGCCGGGTCGGGCACGCCGACGAGCGTGACGTAGCCGTGGAAGTTGGGTTGGAGGATCGACGGCGAGAGCTTCCAGACCGTGGCGGCGAGCTTGCGGAGGACGAAGCGGGGCTCGACGCCGTCCTTGGGCGCGTCGTCGAAGTGTATGACCGCCCCGAGCTGGAGCTTCTCGTCGCGGTGGTTGCGGACGAACATGACCATGCTCCAGACGACCTCGACCGGGGCCTCCTCGGCGTGCCGAAGCTCGTGCCGGGTAATCTTCGCGGTGCCCTGCTCGCCGATCTTCTCCGCCCACTCGAGGACGAGGTCGAGGACGATGGAGCGGGGGTCGAGGAGTCGGAAGCGCAGCTCCTCGGTGGTTTGGTCGGTCGGCGGCATCGTCATCCCTCGTTGATGGCGCGCCTCAGAGGTCGAGGTACTTCTTCAGCTCACGGATGATGGCGTCGCTGCGGCCGGAGAGGTCGACGGCGAAGACGGTCATCTTGAGGCCGTCGGCCTTCTCCCTCGCCGCGTCGTAGAAGTTTCGGGACTTCGTCACACGACCCTTCAGCCACGTCGCGTTCTGGTTGCTCCCGCGCTTCGCTCGACGCTTCGCCAGGACCTTGTCGGCGGCGGTGAAGTAGACGACCACGATCGGGCACGCGCGCTTCTGGAACCACTGGACGACCTTGTCGTGCGAGAACCGGTCGCCGTCCAGGATCGTGACCCTCTTGGTCGTCTTGAACTCCTGGTCCCAGAACTTGAGGGCCTCCTCGACCCCGCCGTACGGAACCGTGTCGGCCCCGTCGAAGGTCCCGCCCGTGTAGTGCCCGGCGGCCACGATGTCCTTGCAGACCGTCCACTTCGGCTTCTCGACCAGGAAGCGGGTGATGGACTCGTGGGGTTCGAGGAGGGCCCGCACGACCGTAGTCTTGCCGACCCCAGGTGCCCCGACGACGAAGACGGCGCGGTGGTTGAGGTACTCGAGGCGGTGTCTCACTTGGACCCAGATGGCGCCCGCGTCGTGTAGCCGTGGAGCGCGTCGTTGAACTCGCTGGCGAAGCAGGGCCAGTCGATGTCCATGCAGACGACCTCGCCGGTCTCGCGATAGCGGTTCTGCTTCTCCGGGGCGACTCCGGGATCGTTGGGGTTGTCCTCGAGGCGGAGGACGGGGGGCAGCGACTCCCGGCGGATCCGCCAGAAGATGTCGAGGGGCTCGGCCCAGTGCTCCTCGGCGATCTGGATGCGCTCGACCATCATGTCGGCGTAGACGTTCGGGTAGCGGCGGTTCGGGCGGTGCCAGGACTTGTAGGTGCAGAGGGCGCTCTCGAGCGTGAAGTAGCCGACGTCGGCGGCCCAGGCCTTACGCCCGGCTCGGGCGCGCGCGTCGGCGAGGAGCTGGTCGGCCTCGCGTGCCAGCCACTCGAGGAGGCTGGGCGAGTACTCGCCCTTGAAGTTGGGGTTGCTGTAGTGCCAGTCGAGGTCGTCGCGGCCGAGGACCGTCCGTTCCCCAGATGAGAAGTTGGTGGGGGCGGAGCCAGCCGTCGTCGCGGAGCCCAACCTTCACGGACTCCAGCTCGAAGTCGGTCATCTCGTTGTAGTTCCAGTCGTTCGGCTTGACGTCGTCGAGCGAGCGCATCTCCTGCCGACCGGAGGCCTGGCCTCCCTCGAGCTTGGCGGTGACGGGCTTCGGAACTTCTTCGACGAGCGTCGCAACGTTGAAGGCCTTGCGCTGCCCTTTGAATGAGGCGTGATCCTCGAGAGCGTCGGCGAGAGCGCGGCGGCGGATCGGGCCATGGGTACCTCTCTTGGTCACCCTACATGATGCCGCAGCCGGGGTCTACTTCTCCGCGGGGACGCCGAGTCCGGTGAGCCCGACGCGGAAGCGGCCCTCGTTCGCGACGACGAATGCGTCCATCTCGTCGTCGGTCCAGCGGTCGGGCATCCCCCACTCGAGGAGGCGCGCGCGGACCGCCGGCTTGATGGTGCCCTTCCCGCGCGGGAGCTTGCCGAGGACGGTCTTGCGCGCGGTCGCCTGGGGGATCGGCTTGGGGACGGAGCGAGGTGGGTTGTGGGCCGTGAACTCGAGCCACTTGTGCCGGACCGTCCCGACCAGCTCGGCGAGGAGCATGTGGTTGGACTGGTTACCGGCGCCGTAGGCGTAGTTTTCGAAGAAGACGACCTGCTCGGCGGCGTTCTCCTCGGCGAACATCCAAAGCTCGTGCGCGATCCGGTCCATCCGCTCCACTTGCTGCACCTCGGTCGCGGCCTTGGTCAGTTCGCCCCCGGTGTGCATGACCTTGACGCTCGAGAACTTGAAGTCCCAACCCTTGGGGATGACGGCGGCGCCGGCCCCGCGGAGCGAGAGGTCGAGGCCGAGGACGGTGAAGTCGCGGAAGGCCCGCCTGACCCTCAAGTGAGCTGCTCCGAGCGGAGGTTGCAAAGGACCTGGCCGATCGTGACGACGACCGGCTCGCAGATCCCGTCCGGCCAGTGCCCGAGCTTCCCGCAGCGCTTTCCGTTGTAGGACGCGCAGTCGTCGGTGGAGCACCGCGGGACGTCCTCGTCCCAGCTCGGTTCGATGTTTTTGTCGAGGTCGATGAGAGGGGTGTTCATGTCTGCATCCTTGCCGATCTCGCCGAGGGCGGTCTCAAGAACCTTCGCACGCTTGTCTTGTACGGCGTGCTCGAGGATGGCGCGGTTTCGGGCACGCGTCTCGGCCAGGGCCTCCTCGATCCGCGGCCGTGGTCCGTGTCGAGCGGCGTACTCCTACCGCATGTCCTCGGAGACCTCCTGGAAGTCGTCCTCGGCCTTCCGGTACAGGATGTAGCGAGTGGTCCGGTTGTGCTCCCGCATGTCGAGCCAGACCGCGTAGACGACGTCGCCGAGGAGCGGCCCGCGACGCTTGAAGTTGACGCCGCGGATGCGCCGGTCGGGGCCGTTGATCTGGGGCCAGCGCTTCATGGCGAAGTGGCAGGCCCTTCGAAAGAGCGACTCTACCTCCTCGCGGGTCACGTCTTCCCCTCGGGCTTCACCTTGCCGAGGGCCTGCTTGACGAGGTCGTCGACCGCCTCCGGATCGTCGCGCATGAGCCGGAGCATCCGGTCTTGGAGGTCTTGGAGCCTCTCCGTCACGAAAGCCAGCGCCTTCGCGACGGCGGGCGGCGCTGGGACTCAGCCCCGTTGGAGACCGTGACGAAGATGGAGGCTACCCCGGCGATGACGAGGTCCATCCCGCGCCTCGCGCCCTCGCGGTGAGCCTCGAGGCAGTCGACGAGGAACTTTCGAATCTCCGGGTTCTCGACCTTCTTGTTGGAGCGGTCGAGGGCCTTCTCGACCTCGGCCTCGGCCATCTTCCTGAACGTCATGCGATCACCTCAGCGCGCGACCGACGGCCGGCCCCGTCGCGCCGGACGAGGATGCGGCCGGGGAGTGAGTCGAGCACGGCGGCGTGGTGGGCGACGACGAGCGACTGCGAGAACCCGTAGCGGTCGCGGAGCAGGGCGGCCACGTGCGAGGTGAGGGCCCGGCGGTTGGAGTCGTCGAGCTGGCCCCAAAGCTCGTCGAGGAGCGCGCAGGACCAGGAGGAGCCACGCTCGGTCTTGAGCCACTTCGCCGCGGCGAGCTGGGTGAAGGCGCCCGCGAGGTCATTGGCGCCGCCGGAACGGTCGCTGGGGAGGATGTCGAGCCGGGGCTCGAAGTGCGGACCGCGCGGTTCTGCGCAGCGTGGGCATTCCTTGACCTTCGCGCTCGGCGGGAAGGGGGCCCCGCAGGCCACGCAGTTGCGGGCGAGCCCCTTGGTCTCGCGGCCCCACCGGACGGCGACGGAGAGGTCGACGCCGGCCTGGGCGAGGGCGCTGTTGGCGTCGTCCTCGATCTCGGCGAGCACTCCCTCGGCGAGCACGCGCTTCGAGGTGTGGAAGACCTGGACGGCCCCTCGGAGGTGGACGAGTTGGGCCTCGAGGTCGGCGCGGTCCTGCTCGGAGGCCTTGACCTCGTTGGTGAGCTTGGTCGCCTCGGCGAGGGCCCGGTACGCGATCGACTGCGCGGCCATGGCCTCGTCGAGTCGCTGGCGCGCGGCCTCGAGTCGGGCCTGGAGTGCGGCGGAGTCCTCTGGGCGATTCTTGGCAGCCAGTTGGGCCTTGAGATCGAGATCGGCGGCCCTCTTCCGAAGGCCCTCGATTCGCACCTTCCGGGCTTGGTAGTTGCGGAGCTTCTCAGCGGCGAGTCGGTGGGCCTCCCGCCGGTCGCGGACGGCGTCGACGGCGAAGGCTCGCGCGCGATCGGCGACCGCCTTCAACTCGGCCGCCTTCTTCCGGTCCGCATTGATGGCGTCCTTGGCGGGGCAGGCGATGCCGGCGACCGGGCACCGGCCGTCGAATTGGCCGAGGGCGAGCTTCTCCTTCTCGCGGAGGTCGTCGTTGCGCTGGTTGAAGGTCGCCGTGGTCTCGACGAGGGCGTCGTGCGCGGCCTTCTCCTCGGCCACCAGCGCGGCCTCGACCTCCGGCCGGTCGTCCCAGTCGAACCTGCCGATCTCGGCCGAGATGGAGTCGAGTTCCTCGGCGCTTCGCTGGAGGTCGTGGCGCCGGTTGTTCTCGGCGACGGCTGCCTCCTCGAGAGCGTGGTTCTGCTTGGCCGTTTGGAGGGCGGCGGCGCAGCTCTCGAAGTGCTTCTGGAGGCCGTTGAGGGTGAGGGCGCCGCCGTCGGGGGCCCGCATGATCTGGTCGAGAAGCTCCGAGCGCGCGCGGATGGCGGCGAGCTTGTCGCCGACCTTGTCGATCGCGGCGGTGAACTGGCCCCCGGCGTTTCTCGTGCAGCGCTCGAGCGGCTCCAGGTCGAGCCAGCCCCCGACGACCTTCATGCGGTCGGCTGGGGCGCTGAGGATGAGGCGGGCCATGTGGCCCTGCTCGAACCAGCACGTGGCCCGGAAGTCCTGCTCGGTGAGGCCGAGGGTGTCGATGATCCAGCTCTGGGCCTCCTCCTTTCGGAGGTGGAGGCCGACGCCGTCGACGTGCAGGACCGTGGCCTTCCCCCGGTGGCGCTCGCGCAGGATCCGGTATTCCTTGCCGGCGAGGTCCTCGACATGAAGCTCGACCCCGCCGACGCTCTCGCCCTCGTGGATCCACTCGTCCTCGGTGACCTTGTCGTGCGACCCGTAGAGGGCGAAGGGGACGGAGCCGACGAGGGCGCTCTTGCCGCCCCAGTTGCTCTTGGTCGGGTCGTCGTCGTAAGCCGCGACGACGGCGTAGGCCTTCGGGTCGAGGGTCAGGGGGTGCTCGCCGCGGAAGCAGAGCCAGTTTTTGGGAACGAGCGCCTTGATCCTCACTTGGGCTCCTTTACCTCGAGGCCTTCTGCATCAGCGCCCCAGTGGTACCCAATGGCACCTTTTCGAGCCTGGCGATGCCTTGCTCGTTCGTCTCGTTTGGATAGAGGATGGTCCCACTCTCTTGCACGGCTCCGCTTTCGTCGACGGCTTTGAACATGTCGGTTGTGAAAAACCCCAAGGCTCCGCCTTCCGAGAGAGCGACGAGGGCCCAAGATGCAACCGGCAAGATCCGACATCGATACTGCATCTGACCATCCTTCCCGCCAGTCTCGACAGGCTTGCCATCGTCGTCCTTATCAAGCACAAGGATCCGAAAGCCAGGTTCCGCCTTGAGCTTCGCGTAGACGATCATGCTCCAAGCCTCTGCACCTTTGTAGGGATGATGAGCCGACCCGAGACGACGCAGGCCTCGCCGAAGGGGGTGTCCGCAATCCGGCACCGGGCGATGGAGTGGTCGAGCCCGAGGGCGTCAAGTCGGATGGTCGCGCGACCGTCGTGAAGCAGGTTGATCTCGGCCTTGAGCTTGGCGAAGTCCTCGCGCGAGAGGATGTGGCCGTAGGGATTGACGCCCGTGACGCGCTCGGCCGCGACGGAGGCGATGACGACGGCGTCGATGGTGGGGTGGGGGCTCGGCATCAGAGCCCCTCCTCGTCCATGATGCGGACGCAGAGATCCCGAAGATCCTGGGGTGCCCCCCGCTCGCTCATGCCGAGCAGGACGCTCTCGACGACGCGGCGCGGGGAGCGCGCTCGGTCCGCTCGGCGGATGACGGCCTCGGGGACCGCGTCGTTCTGGGGAATGGGTAGGACTGTGATGCGCGCCGGCTTCTCGCCCCGGATAGCCCGCACGAAGTCGGCGAGTACGTCGGGCTCGGTCCCGGCGTTGGGGATGACCCGGACGATGGCGTCCTGGTGACGCCCCTTGCCGAAGGTGATGTCGGGAAACGGCGGCACGCGGTAGGTCACGAGCCGACGGGGGTCTTCGACGGGCACCTCCCTCACGAACACGGGCCCGTCGGCAGGCCTGGCGATGCTGACTCGACGCCTCATCGCCCTTAAGATGGCGCGTCACGTGATCTCGAGGATGAGGAAGCAGGGCTCGTTTCGCTCCTCGTTGAAGGTGAGGCGCGCCGGGCTCCCGACGACGTGGATGGGGCAGAGACCGTCTGATCGGAATACCTGGCGACGGTGGTAGTGGCCTTGCAGCAACGTGACCCTCCACCGCTCCTCCATAACGTCTGGAAACCTAGCGTGTGGGAACCACACGTCGCGGCCGCGCGGCATGTCGGTCGTCTCCTCGCCGGGAACGATCCCGTGCACCGAGAGGTGGGAGCAAACCACGATCGAGGATCCATCGGCGGGCCCGAAGCCGTTTTCGATGGAGAACAGTGCGTCTATCCACTCTTCAGGATTGTAATTGCGAGCGGTCTCGACGTAGGGGAGCATCAGGAACCAGTGCGACCCGCAGTCCACGATGGCGGGACTCTCGTGGACTCGGACGGAGCCTACGCGCCCGTCGTCGGCCTCGACGCAGAGGCGGGCGAGCGGGCGCAGTGGTGTCAGGGACGTGGTCCCGAGCCCGGTGTTGGTAACGTCGTGGTTGCCGGCGAGGAGGTGGACCTTGACCCCCTCGAGGGCGAGCATGATGGCGGCGTCGGTGAGGATCTCCTGGGCTCTGAAGACGACCGGTCCAGAGTCGGGGTCGCAGAGGTCGCCGAGAAAGACGAAGTAGTCGACCCGCTCGCGGAGCGCGACCTCGACGGCCTGGTCAAGAGCCCGCTGGACGTCGGAGAAGCGCGGGACCCCGTGGGTGACGTGGTCGGGATGGAGGTCCGAAACCGCGAGGATCTTCACAGGGGCTTCTCCCGCACCAGCTCGATCGTGCGCGGGAAGACGCCGGCCAGGATCTCGAGCACCGCGTTCGCGTACTGGCGGATCTCCCACTGCGCCTCCGGGTTCATGTCGCTTCGGAGCCCCACGAACCGCATCCAGTTCAGGAGGTTGGCGGACGCCCGCATGCGCGAGTAGCGGCCGACGGGGAGGTGGACGCGGGCCAGCTCCTTGGGGACCCCCATCTTGAGGGCCTGCTCGTAGAGGGCCTGAGCCCGCGCATATGTTTCGCGGAGGCCTGCTTGGAAGTCCCTTGCCGCCCACCCGTCAAGCACGGCCGCGTCCTTCACAGTGCCGGCTTGCTTGTTCTTCCCGTCGCTGCCGAGCATGAGGCGCTCGACGGTGGGGACGTAGTTGACGTCGGGGAGCGGGGCGTAGCGGGCGCTCATCTCGTTGTAGCTCTGCGTGCGGTGGCGGTGCCACTCGCGGAAGACGAAGATGGGGGCCTGGACCTCGACGATCGCGCCCGCCATCTCGAATGGGGTAGTGTGCCGGTTCTTCCAGAGGAAGCCGAGGAGCTTCTCGTCGCCGGGGTTGTTGCCGCCACACTCGCACTTGAAGATGCCCTCCTGCGGCGGCCCACTGTAGTGCCGAAACGTTTCGTCGCGTCGCTTGTCGCACTCGTTGGTATGCTTTGGTCCCCAGCCCTCGAATCCCTTCTGGGTCGACATGCGGGCGGCCTCGACGATGCGTTCGTCGCTCCCCCACGTCTCGATGAGCTTCACGTAGCCGTGGTCGAGGACCTTGATCATAGCGGCTTGGGGCATGTGGGGGAGATGGCGCCTACTCATCTCGCTTCTTCATCAGCTCCCGGGCCTCCTCGATCGTGAGGTCCGCGGACCCAAGCGGCTCGCCGGGCGCGGGGAGGTCGCACTCCTCGAGGTCGTCGGGGTCGATGCCGAAGACGGTGCGCTCGAAGGCGACGACGTTGAACTGTCCCGACACGATGACCTTGAGCGAGATTCCACCGCCGACCTCCTCGTCGACGCAGGAGACGACGACGCGGTGGCCGGTGGTCTTGAGCCGGTAGAGCTTCCAGGGCTTGATGCGCTCGAGGACGGCCCTCACGGCGTCGGGGCGGGAGGCCAACCACTCCTCCCACGCCTTGAGCCGCTCGCCCTGGGGAGGGTCGGTGAAGTCAGCCATTCGCGGCCTCCGGGAGGGCGCCGAGGAACTCGCCGACCGCGGTGAGGTCCTGGTAGTAGGTCATGGCCGGCAGGCTGTGGAGGAACTTCTTGCCGTAGACCTTGGTGAAGATCCGCACGTCGAGGCAGACGATGACGCCGCGGTCGGCGACGGACCGGAGGAGCCGGCCCGAGCCCTGCTTGAACATCGTGATCGCGCGCGGGACCGAGTACTCCATGAAGGTGTTGTCGCGGCGGCCCTCGGCGAGGTCCTTGAGGGCGTCGAGGACGGGGTCGTCGGGGGTCGGGAACGGCATGCGGTCCATTACGACGCAGGAGAGGCTCGGCCCGGGGACGTCGACGCCGGCCCAGAAGGACTCGGTGCCGAGCAGGACGCTGGTCTCGTCCTTCTTGAAGGCCTCGACGAGTTGGAGCCGGGGCATGTCCCCCTGGACGAGGATGCGGAAGGGGAGACCCGCCGATCGGATGCTGTCGGCCGCGGCCCTCAGCATCTTCTTCGAGGTGAAGAGCCCGAGGGTTCGGCCGCCGGCCTGGCGGATGATGTCGGCCAGCGCCGAGCACGCCTTGGAGGGGAAGGTGGGCTCGTTCGGGAGGGGCATGTCGTCGGGGCCCGGCGCGACGAAGATGGCGTTCTTCTTCCAGTCGAACGGCGACTCGGCGACGATCTCGTGCGTGGGCTCGAGGCCCAGCTCACTCGAGATGTAGTTGAAGTTGTTGTCGACCGAGATCGTGGCCGAGGTAATGACCGTCGTCTGGGTGTGGTCGAACACCAGCTCCTTGAGGAGCGGGCCGATGCGGACCGGCTTGGCCGACAGCTCGGCGGTCCCGCGCCCCTCGATCTCCTCGATGAAGAAGACCTGGTCGGGGTCCTCGAGCGCGTCGGCGGCGAGGAGGGTGTCGCGGTACTTGAGTGCGTTCTTGACGCCGTTCTTGAGAACGAGGGCGTCGTCGCGGTCGGAAGTGCCCTGGGCGATCTTCGCGTAGGCCTCGCCGAGCCGCTCGAGGCCACCGATGAGGCCCTTGACGCCGAGCCGCTCGAGCGAGCCAGGGGCCCGGAGGCGAATGCGGTAGTCGCGAGACTTGCTGTAGGCGAGGAGGCCGCGGAAGAAGCGCTCGCTCGCCTTGCAGACGTCGGCGGCGAGGGTGCCGAGGTTGCCGCCGGACTTCTTGGCGAACTGGGAGACCCACTCGACATGGGTGTGGCGGAGCTTGGCGCCGAAGTGGTCGCGGGCGATGTCGGCGGCCTTGTGGGCCTCGTCGAGCACGAGGACCTGGTGGGGCGGGAGCACGAGGTCCATGCCGGTCTCCTTGCGGAGGAGGGCGTTGAGGAAGACTACCGCGTAGTTGGCGACGATGACGTGCGCGCTGTCGAGGAGGCGCTTGGCCGCGTAGGAGTAGCATTCGTCGTAGTAGGGACAGGGCTTGCCCTTGCACTCGTCGCTCATGACCGAGAGCCGGTGCCAGTTCTTGTTCGACGGCACGAAGGGCAGCTCGGAGACGTCGCCGGAGGCGTGTAGGCCCTTGAGGACGGCCGCGTCGGCCCAGGCGACGAGGTCGTCCATCTCCTGCTCCCGGCGCTCGGTCGCGTACTGGGAGGCGGTCTTGTGGTAGCGGTCGACGCAGAGGTAGTTGTTGCGGCCCTTCGCGAGCGCGAAGTTGAAGCCGCCCAGCGTCTCGGCGAGGAGCGGGAGGTCCTTGGAGACGAGCTGCTCCTGGAGCGCGATGTTGGCGGTGCAGACCACGACCTTGCGGCCAACCTGCTGGCGCGCCCACTCGATCGCGGGGACGAGGTAGGCGAGCGACTTTCCGGTGCCGGTCGGACCCTCGGCCATGACGACGCCGCCCGTCTGAAGAGCGTCCTCGATGTCGAGGGCCATGTCGACCTGTCCCTTGCGGGGGGCGTAGCCGTGGAACTTGGCGCCGAGGGGCCCTGATGCTGCGAAGAAGTCGGCGACGCTCATCGGCGGCCGTAGAGCGTTTGAGCGCGTTGGCGGGTCTTCTGCGATGCGGTCTGCGCGTGAATGTGCAGCGGGAGCGTTCCCACCGCCGCAATCTTCTCTTCCTCCGTCATTTCCGAAACTCGCTTTTCCATGACCGTCCTCCGGGATGCCGCCGGCTCCTCGCCGCCACACTCAACCCATAAAGCCTCTACGAATGATCGTCAAGTCTTTTTCTTTGTCCGGCGTCGTCTTCTTGACGCACCCTCGTAGAAACTCCCGAGGAGGAAGTTGCTCCGGACCAGCCGCAGGAGGAAACTCACTCGAATACCTCGCCGGTCTCCAGATCGTACCCGAGGGCGGGCTCGCGGAAGAGGAGCCGCGCTGCGGCCTCGACCTCCTCGAAGAGTGCGGGATCGTTGCGGAGAGTGTCGACGGTATTGCGCTCGCCGCCGTGGGGGTGGATCTTGCGCTCGCCGAAGTAGTAGAGGCTTCCGCGCTTGCGGAGGGTACCGGTCTTGGTGGCGGCGATGAAGAGGTCGCGGGCGCGGTCGAAGCCGAAGGGCTCCCGGATCCCGTTGGAGGAGTGGAAGAAGCAGATCGTCTTCTTGTCGTCCTTGCCACCCACCTTGGTCTTGTAGATGGTGAGACGGTGACGCTCGCCGATGACGGTGCCGCCGTCGGGAGCTTTGGTGTCGTACTCGCCGCTCGGGCTGTTGTAGATCCACTCGCCGCGATCGATCCGGACCGCGAGGGAGGAGTCGTAGAAGAGGTGGGTGCCGCCGCCGACGAGGTAGTCCTGATCGAACTTCCTCTCGAATGAAGTCGCGTTCGGGTCCTTGGTCTCGCGCGCGATTGGGACGAAGCAGCCGCCGGCCTTGTCGAGGAGGACGACCAACTCGTCGAGCCAGGCCTTGTTGAGGGCAGCCTGGCGCTGCCATCGGCGTCCGCCGAGGTCGACGTCCTTGTTCTCGCGGCGCGTGTTGCTGGTGGCCTTGAGAAGCTCGTCGAGCATGTCCTTGGGGATGAACTTCGCCATGCTGTCGGCCACGATGAGGACCGAGGTCTCGCGCGGGAGGTGGCCGTTCTCCTTGGTTTGGTAGATGGTCTTGAGGAGCTTGCGTACCTCCTCGCGCGCCTCCTCGAACGAGTCCGGCTTGAGGGCGAAGAAGCGGGGGTGGTGGAAGAGCGCGGGCCCAAGGAGCTGCTCGACCCATTTCTTCGGCGTCGTCCGCTCGGCGTCGAGGAACATGGCGAAGTGGTCGAGCAGGAGGAAGCTCTTGATGAGGCCGATGGCGAAGAGGGTCTTGCCCTCGTTGCTCGGACCGTGGATGAGGGTCGAGCGCTCGATCGGCCAGCCGCCCACGCGAGTACCGAGGTCGAGGTGGGGGAAGATGGTGGGAACGGCCCGGACCTCGGTGAAGACCCGGGCCGCCGGCCGGAAGCTCTTGAAGGCGTCGGCGACGGCGGTCAGGGACTTGCGCTTATCCGCGGACGAGGGGGGCTTGGGTGACGGCTTCGGAGGCGACGACGTCCCCGCGCGGGGACGTCGCTTGACCTTCGGGGTCGGGACGCGGTCCGGGACGGTCTCCCGAATCGCCTGCTCCCTCGCGACGCGCGCCTCAGCGGTGTCGTGGGGGTGGACGGGCTCGGCGGCTTTGTCGGTCGCCGAGCCCTGAATCGGAGCCTTCACCCTCGGCATGGGCTAGAGCGGCTCGCCCGGCTTGCGCGGTGCTTGTGGACCTCCGCGCGTCTTCCCGCCGATCGAGCGCATCGGCGGAGGTGCGGCGGCCGGCGGCTGGAACTGGACTTGGGCCGTCGGAGGTCCTTGGACGGCCGGGGACGAGACGTGGGCCTGCTGGGGAGCGGGCAGGGGGACGTACTGCAACGGAGGAGGCGGTGCCTGGGGCGTCGGCTCTTCGCCGGGGGCATAGAACTCGGTGCCGCACTTCGGGCACTTGGTCTCCTCCGTTCGGAGGGGATAGGCGCAGGGGGCTCCACTGGGAAGGATCGTGGGGCAAGGTTCCGTCTCCACGGCCGTCGACGCCGCGGCGGTGTTCGCCGGAGGGGCTTGAGGGGTCTGGGTCGCGTGGTCGCCCTCGGGGCCAGGGAAGTCCTCGTCGCTCCCGCCCGCGGGCTGCGGCTCCGAGAAGATCTCGTCCCAGGGGACGTCGAGCTGGCGGTGCCGCTCCATGACCGCGCGCATGCTCTGCCCGTTGAAGGCGCTCGTCGCGTAGGACAAGCTTGGGGGGTCGCCGTAAATGAGCTGCTTGATCTGCTCGGTGAGGGGGTAGCGCTCGAGCGGGCGGACCCGGTACTTCTCCTTGAAGTCCGTCTTCGACTCGTCGTAGACGAACTCGATGCAGTAGGGCTTCTTGAAGGGGTTGCCGGCGTCGGGGTCGTGCGGCGAGGCCTTGCTCGCGATCTGGTCGTTGATCATCCCCTTAAGCTTGTCGCCGAGGATGCCGGGCTCGGTGTCGATCTGCACGCCGGACGCGAGATCCTCCTGCTGGACGAGGCAGATCACGTAGTTGTTCTTCGCGGCGCAGCTCTCCTTCCAGGCGGTCCGGAAGGAGAGGCCGCGGCTCGCCATCTCGTGCTTCTCTAGGTCGCTCATCTTGTCCTGGCGCCAGAGATTGAGCATTCCGCCCGCGTGGAGGACGATGTTCTTCTGCGGATCCGTAGCGCCCTCGAAGCGGAAGACCTCGTCGAAGCTGGAGATGTCCCCGGCGGCGATGGCCTGGTAGAGCATCTCGAGGAGTTTGCAGATCGGGCAGCGCTGCGGCGGGAACTCGCGCTGGCCGTTCGCGTCGCGCTGGTACATCCGCTTGAGAACCTCCTCGTCCTCCCAGCAGACGTAGTCGCTCATGTAGTAGTTCTTCGTGATGATCCGGGTCTGCGGGTCGTCCTTGACGACCATGCGAGGGAACTGGTGCATCCAGACGCTCACGGGGAGCTGGCGCGTCAGGAGCCAGACGGCGAGGGACCCGCCGTTCGGGGACTTCCCGTTCTTCTTCCAGGAGCGCATGTACTTGCCGCCGCGGCGCTCCTGCCCGGACTGGTGCCCGATGAACTCGTCGACGCTGTTGAATCCTTTGGCCATGGTGGTCCTCGTGGTCTTTCTTGTTGGGCGGCGGTTTCCCGCCGTCAAAGCCTCTGATGGCGCGTCAGCGACGACCCGGCGGCCGAAGGGGGCGATTCTGGAGAATGGGGGGAGGCGGCACCTCGCGCCCGCGCGGCGGCGTTGGGCTGTACCACTCCGGCGGCCCGTCCGGCTCGACCTCCTGCTTCGTCAGGAACCACCCGTGGACGACCAACTTCCCAACATCCTCGCCGACGGCGGTGGAGAAGACCTCGCTGTCGGGGTGGATGGCTCGGCGGGGGAGCCAGCAGCGGTCGAGGTCGCCGCGCTTGCAGGGCAGCGGGTCGAGGTCGGGGGCTTCGACGTAGATGGCCTTCTCGGTCATCTTCGTGCAGCGGACGTTCTCGAACTCGTAGGTGGTCATTCCCAAGGCTGCACCTTTCCGCGATACGTCGTCAAGAACTCGAAACGCTGGTGGTCCTCGGCGGTGACGATGTCGGGCCGCTTCTGGGGAGCCCAGAACTCGCCCCAGGCCTTCGAGATCCAGATCATGAAGCCGGCCATCTTGCCACCCGGCCAACGTCCGCGATCCCGAGCCAGCATAGACGTCGGGCTGTTGGCACCGTGAAGCTCCGCGTAGCGGACGCATCGGGGGCTTCAGCTCACCGGGCCTTGCCGTAGAGGGTCTGGAGGCTCTTGCACCGGCTGCTCCACTTCTCGACGAGGTCCTTGAGAGAGTCGACCGTGTACTTCGACTTCTTCCGCCGCATCTGCTGGGTGCGCCACTCGTCCTCGAAGAGGTAGGCGCAGCGGGCCTCGATGTCGGCGTCGGTGATCTGCTTCGACCGCGTACCCTCGTCCTTCTCGCGCTGGAGCGATCGGGTGGCGTCGTCGCGCATCTTCCCGAAAATGAGACCGTTCTCCAGCTCCCACTCATCGAAGAGGATCTG